TAAACAGAGCATACCATCGTGAAGGTGTGTGGTGACATTTTATGCTCCTTGCGGTCGGGCGATTCGAACGCCGTTTTTGGCTTATGAGGCCAACGAGCTACCTTTGCTCCACCACCGCAATGGTCGGTCAAATTAGAATCGAACTAATATCCCTTGTCTTATGAGAACAATGCTCTACCAATTAAGCTATTGACCGAAAATGGGATAGATATAATATTCGCGACCATTATATCTATTGGACTTTCTAACCCATCGTCCCAAAATTCTTAATAGACCTCATCAAATGGCCAACTTTTGTAGAGGCTTTTGTGCGACCACCTGCGCACTTACATAGACATAAGAATGATGCCAACGTATGGCGACCCCGACCGGTGCCGACCCGGCTATCTCGTGCGTGACAGGCACGCGGCTCTGCTGACTGCCCCCGGGGCCATATGGTACTCCCAGCCGGATTCGAACCGGCGACTCCAACGTGAAAGGCTGGTGACTTAAGTCCGCTTGTCGATGGGAGCAAATATATTACTTTTTGTTAAAGAAGAAGTATAACTCCTCCGATTATTGTTTAATGAATTAAATCGGGTGGTGACCCCAGCCAGATTCGAACTGACATCTCAACCTTGAGAGGGTTGCCACCTAAGCCATTTAGTCAGATGGGGCCATATTAAGCACATCTATCATAATCTTGATTTTTGTGCTTTTGTTTTCGCTTAAATGAACCTTTGCCTTTTTTCGCAGGAACTTTAAATCCTCTGCGTCGAAACAACTGAAGATACTCATTGAGTTCTTCCTTATTCTTTTTCATATAACTTTTATTCACGGTATTCATCCTCATCTTCATAAAGGGAAAGATCCTGATAAGCAGCATATTCATCACTCTGAATCTCACAAGCATAGCTTTCATAGTAATCATTATACATAATTTAAATCTTCCTTTCTTAACTTTCTATAAATATTATAACTTATTTTTTATAAAATGTCAAAAGATTAAAAGACTAACCAAGAAGCGATATTTGTTAACGATGGTCGCCACTCCACCGCCGTCAATATTCATAAATGCTTACCATTTCTACACTAACCTACTAATTAAAGGAGGTGACTGGTGCTTCGAGAGAGACTTGAACTCTCACCATCCGTTCGGATAATCGGGTTTGAGCCGATCGCGTCTGCCAATTCCGCCATCAAAGCATAACTAAGAGGATTTTTAAGAAGAATCCTCAAAACTTCTTTTTAATCATCTAATTGGATTTTTAAGAAGAATCCTTAAAACTTCTTTCTAATCTAATGGAAGTTTTAAGAAGATCTTCCAACTTCTTTCTAATCTTAATCGCACTTTAGGGCGGCCGTCCCTTCGCGGCGTCACGATTTGCATAATTTACTATAATACCATTTTATTTTCCGAAAAAGGCTACAAACCAAAACGGGAGTTATTTAAGAATAACTTCTAGACTACGCTAACTCTTCAAATTTTCCCTTCTTAGTGGGAAAAACTTTCTTAGCGCTGAAACCAAAATCACTATTAGCATTTTGTATATATTATCTTATTGTATATAAGTTTTATTAATATACCTTATCTATTATATCATTTAGTATATTGTATTAAGTTTAATTAATAAGATAATATTTCTGGCTGCTTTTATCACCAATCATATAATCGGTTATATCGGGCAATGCTCCCGAACTTGCGGTTTACTTAACCGCCGTGCTTACTCTTTACACCATATAACCATTTCTATTCACTATTAGCGTTACCCATCATCTACCTCGTGGCGGTTGTGAATTTTAGATGACTGGACCTCGTGAGAATCGAACTCACCTGATTTTCTGTGTGCAAGACAGACGACCACGCCATGCAGTCCCGAAGCCCGAAGCGCAACTTATTTATGTATAGATGGAGTTGCCAACCACCTGCGTTCAAAGTTCGCAAGCCTTCAACGCATTCCCAGGGAGGGACTGGTGCCGAATAAGAGACTCGAACTCTTACACCTTTAAGGCGGCAGAGTCTAATTCTGCTATGTCTACCATTCCACCAATTCGGCAAATAAAGAGTTTTATCACCCACATTGCGAAGATTCGAACTTCGTCAGTCGTTGGACTCGAACCAACTTTTACTCTTTTGGATCCCCAGAACCCATAGCCTTGATTAATGTGAGTATAGCCACTACTTCACAATAAGTTTTACTTCGCTTCCTTATATTTAGTCGGGCGTTTTCCGCAAGCCACATACTCTTTCGATCGGTGGTAGTTTAAACTTATAAAATCCGTGTTAACGCCCCAATGGCGGGAGATATAGGATTCGAACCTATGGCATCTTGATTAACAGTCAAGCGCTCTGACCAGCTGAGCTAATCTCCCATAAAAGAAGGACTTTTTAAAATCCTTACTTTATATATTTATTATATTATATTTTTTTTTAAAAATCAACTTTTCTCTTTTACCCAAGTTTTTTTATTTCCTTTTTTCTTTTTTCATTTTATATAAATATTATATAATATTTTTTATAAAATGTCAATAAGGTCTTTGAATTGGCATTAAATCATCTTCTGAAAGAAGCCATTTTTCACCGTGTTCATCAAGGACTTCAATCTGATAATTTAATACTCGGAGAACAGTACATTTAAGATACTGTCTGCGATAGCAACGACCGCGATAAGGGACAAAACAATAAGAATTACCAACTTCAATATTCATTATTTATTTTCTCCTTTCTCAACTTTCTATATATATTATATTATATATTTTTTATAAAATCAAAAAAGTTCTTTTGTTTAAAAAATTAAATATTTTCCCAATCTTCATCAGAAATTTTCTTTATATCTGATTTTTTACTAGGTAAATTATAATATTTACACCATTTAGATATTGATTTATCACTAACTCCATATTTATGACCTAATTGTAAAAAAGAAATATTTCTAATTTCAGATTTGAAAATATCACGAGAAGGACGTTCTACTTTTCTCTAATTTTTTGAATCACAATCTTTACATCTTATAGAGCTACGATAAATTTCTTTTCCGCAATCAACACAAAAATGAATTTTTCTGTTATCTCTTAAAGGAAATGTAAAACCATCTAATATTCTAGTTTTCCCGTGATTTATTTCTGATATGGTATCTATCCCAACGCCATATTTTTTTGCTATATCATTTTGAGTAATTTCTTCATTTAATAGTAATTTATATATTTCATAAATATCTTCATTAGATAATTTTATTTGAAACCCTTTGGTTCCATCACCACCTAATGTCTAATTATATCCATCATTATAACTATTAAATTTTTTAACATACTCAATTTCTTTTTTATTTAAATCTTCACGAGAACATTCTTCTAAAATTTCAAAAGTAAAATTCTCTACTCCATATTTTCTTAATGCTCGTGAAAGAGGATAATCATAGTTTTTACTCTATTCGCGAAAAGCATCACTTTTTTCATGCTTCCATCTATCATAAATATTTATTGACTATCCAATATAACAATGATTATTTATTTTATTTGTAATTTTATAAATTCCTATCATAATTAAACATCTACCTTTCATAATTATATAAAAATAAATTTTATATAATTATATAAATTCGACCTCCAAAGTAAATGTTTTGGCAAGAGGGCAGGGACTCGAACCCTGGTGGGTATTAACCGTCGGTTTTGGAGACCGATGCAATCGCCGCTATGCGACCCCCTTGTATAAAACAAGACCTTAACTTTGTCCGGAAAATGGATTTGAACCATTAACTTAATCTTAAATGATTATGACCTAACCTTTAGTCTATTCTGGAAGTTATTTTTGCTGTAAAGGTCTTTCTTTATTTTATAAATATATTATATATTATTTTTTTAAAAATGTCAAAAAATTTTTAAGCCAAACCAACATTAAGCAACTGACAAAAACCTTCTAATTGATATTCTGGCTTAAAGAAATATGGAGTAATAGATTTCGCGCAATGATCTGCGCAATTGCGCCCGGAAATCTTAAAATTATTATATCCTTTTGGTAAATAAGTATTTAAAATTTCATCCATATAAATCATATCTTTATTATCAATTTCAGGAAAAATCGCTCCATTATTTTTCATAGTGGTACAATTACGCTGAGATTCATCAATCTTTTTAAATAAACTAAAATTTGCGAAAACATTATAATGAGTATAAAGACGAGGACAATCAATAGGACAACTTTCATCTGCCAGAATTTCAATTCTTCCTCTTTTATCTTCTGGAATAGAATCAAGAAGTTCCCAATTTCTATTATGACGACGCGGAAGAACGATACTTTCATAATCATCAAGTGCTTTTACAAAATTATAATCTTCTTTTGCTGCTGTGATGCTTTTAGTCAATTTATAATTAGGAAACTTATCTCGAAGATAACGCTCAAGAATAGGAGAATTAACAATAATTTCATTAATACCATTATCAAAAAGTTTTAACATTTCATTACAGTATCTATCATAAACATCAGTTTCCTCCAAAAGCGGATTAGTTAGTGTAAAACGCAAGATAATATTATTCTTTTCATAAAAATCACGCATCGCACAGAGATAATCAATATTATGTTCTGGGCGTCCATCCATAAATCCGCCACCATTCCAAATCATATTAGGAAGACAACCATATACATATTTTACCTTGGCTTCTGGATAAAAAGCTTCTGGAGCAATTTCTTGTAATTCGAAAAGTTTATCATATACTTCAAGCCCATAATAAAATTCAGGGCAATTAAAATTAATATCCATATAATCTCCTATTAATAATTTTTAATCATTTCTTTAAAATCTTCACTTCTAAATATATCATACATAGGCTCTAAAATACATTTTTCTACTAAGTATTTTCTATCAGTAATATGTTTAAAATCTTCATCAGTAAAAATATAATCAAATTCTTTAAAAATTTTAATCATATCTTCTTTACTATATTTTCTACTATGAACGTATGCTAATAAAGTTAAATATTTTTTATAATAAGGATAAAAACAACTAACTGAAATATCTAAAGAAAATTCTTGATTTTCTAATAAATATCCTGTCGCATCTACATAAAGATTTTTAACGAACATCTCATTGGGTGTTAATAATACATTCTTATTATTATAAGCTACTAATTGATCTCCATGAGTAAGCAAGCCACAGAATCTATCTACAATTTTATCAAAAGTAATATTATAATAATCAAGACAATATTTAATTACATCATATACTTTATCCTTACTTTTAAGATAGTTCTTAATAGCTAAATGTTTATTTTTAGTTATAGAAATTGCCTCTCCTGTTTCTTTAACCTCTTGGCATCTATCAAAAAAAGATTTCCACAAGCCATCAAGATTATCTACATAAATACTAATGGCGGTGATACCATCAATTAAAGACATATCAGCACAATAAATATCAGCTCCAATATCAGTAGCAATCTTTTTATTATGCTCTAAAATTTCGTCATTGGAATAACTTTTATCAGTATAAGATAAAAATACATCTTTATTAACAGTATCTACAAATTTCTTATTTAAAAATAAACTCTCAGGAAAAGTATTGAGATTTGTAATACAAGAACCACCATCCATAACCATATCTTCTTTATTTAAAGAATAATATGGAGATATAACTGAAGTCTTTCTTGTATCAAAAGAAAAACAATTTTGATACATTTCAGTACAAACACGTTCAACAGCAATCTCAAAAACTGGAAAAGCACCAAAATTAATAGCTACAGTGCCACTATATTTATTAATTAAAATTGCTACCATAACAGGAACATTATAAGTTCTTGACATATCAATAATATAAAAATTATTATTATGAGACTTAATCGCACTAATAATATTTTTTAATTTTTCATCTTTAATACTATCCGTATCATAAAAATAAAAATCTTTATTATCAATATCAATATAAAAATTGCTTAAAACATAATGTTCGAAAATTTCAGAAAGACCTTGATTTAATGCTTCATTAAAAGTATTGCCGGCTGCCATTCCCGAACTACCATGATAACGTTGAAGAAGACGAGGATCCATATATAAGGTTTTATTAATATTAACTCCTTTAAATGGCACTCCAAAAAATTCATTATTATAAATAGTTTTAAAGTAATCTTCTAATAAACCGTTATCTTTTTTATTTAATCGGTCAAAAAGCTTATATAAAAGAGTATCTTTTCCCCCAAGTGCTTCTTCATAACTTAAAGGCTTTTCATTTTTAAATAAAGAATAACCATAATTTTTTTTATTTGATTCAATTTTTTCTGCACAAAGAAAAGGATTACAAAGATAGTGCATTCCATTACAAAAACGTTCATACATTTCCGCATAACCAGAAGCTCTAGCAAATTCTTTTGTAACACCTTTACCATAAGTCTTTAATACAAAATGTCCTTTATATTCAAGGCTTAGCACAAGACTCCAAGTAGTTGATTGTTCTTGACGTAAAGCTTCCTCAACACAAGTAAATCCGCGTCCCTCTAAAAAGTTTTTAATATTATTAACTGTATCAATAGGACTTATTTCTTTATAATGTTGACTATAATTATTCGTATAAACACACCCTTTTCATTTATCTTATAATTATAATACATTATTTTTTATCAAAAATCAATTAAAACCTACTATAAAAGTAGGTTTTAATAATTATTTATTTAATTTTAATAAATAATAACAATTAGGACATAAATATTTATTATCATTTGTTTTAAAAAATGGAATATTCTATCCATTAGATTTAGACTTTAAACCGCACATTTCACATATTTTATTATCCTATTGTACTATTGGAATATTTACTGTAATATCAGGTTCAAAAATATTAGTAAGATTATTAAATATTTTTTCACTATAATTTAAAATCAAATTTTCATCATTCTAATAATCATACTAACAAATCTAATAACTTATCCAAATACAATCTTTTAAATTAGATAGATCTATTTTCTCTATTGGTATAATTGTATTAAAGTTTATTTCATTAACTTCTTTAAAATCTATTTTTTCTTTTAAAATATACTATACCTAATAAATAATAAATCTGTCTTTTCTAATAATACCTAACTAAAAATAAATAAATAAAACCCAAAAATCATAAATACTATTCGGATCAAACCTTAATAGAAATTCTTTTAATAAAGTCCAAAAGTCAGACTCTACCTATCCAAAATGATGATCGGTAAATCTCATTAGCTTTCTCCTTTATCAGATTTATTAAAACAAAAATGTAAATATTTATTTAAATCGGGAAGATTACCTAATTTTGGAGGGACATTAAATAAATAAGGTTTATCTCCTTTAGTAAAATCTAAAAAATTATTTAGAAGAAAATAAACTTTTTCTTTATATTCTTGATAAGTTTCAATCATAAATACTTTCTCCTTTTCCATCTAAATAATTTAAAAACCATTCATAAGTAGGTACATAACACAATTCATTATTAAGATAATTTAATAATGGATAAATTTCATTTTTAATATCATCAAAATTAGTTATACATTCTCCTCTTAAAAGATTAAACTCAATTTTCTAATTTTTAATATCTTCTATGATTTGTTTATCTAAATTACATAAATTAGGAATATTATTAAAATCTTCTTTATTATTAGATAAATTATACATAGTATATAATACATAATAAATTAAAAGAATAATCTTTTCTAAAAAATAATTATTTTCATATCCATAAAAAGAAGAATCTAAATCACTTATTAATTTTATTTCATTAATAATTCTATAAAGATTTCGTCTTAAAGTACTTTGTTTGCGGTTTTCATCAATATTTTCCAAGTTCAAAATATCAATAAAATTAGCAAAAAATACAATTATTTTATTAATATATCCTGTAATTACCATATTAGAATTAGAATGAGATAAACAATTAGGATTATCTTCTAACTAAGTTATATAAAGACCCAAATTCTAATCTTCTAACTCATAAGATTCACCATAAATATCGCATCTATCCAAGAATATACTATCTTCTCCAAAGAAAAATTTTGAATATTTTATATTATTCTTATCAAGAAAATCTCTTTTAAGAATTAAATTAATCTTTTCAACTGATTTATCAGCATTAGCTATTTTAAATACCCCAAAATCTTTTTTACTATGTTTTATTGAATTGTATAAAATTTCTAAAACACTATCATTTGGAAATAAATCATCAGAATCCCAAAATAACACATATTTATTAAAAGAATATTCTAATCCTAAATTGCGAGTTAGACCAGGTCCTTTTCGTTTTAAATTCTTAAAAAAGAAACAAGGAAAATTCGCTTCATCAAATACTTCAATAAGTTTTTTATCATAGAAAGAATGGTCGCTAATAAAATATACACAACAATCTTTTATAATTGTCTATGTAGATAAATTATTATACAAATTAATAATTTGCTAATCATTCATATTATAATAAGGTATTATAATATCCATTTTCCCATCAATAAAACGAGTAAAGCATTTTTTTAAATAATAAGTATTATATCTAAATTCAATCGGGCATCTATTTTCTTTAAATAGCTAATAATTTTCTAAAAAATTTTCTTTATCATTAACTAATTTTAAATAAAAATCATAATCTCTAAAATAAGCATCTTCCATTGGAACTATAAATTCTGATTTTGTATCATAATATTTGTGCCAAATCCAAGAAGCTTCAGACATAGTCCCATCGCAATATCTACAAATATTTTTAGGTTTAAAAATGAAATTATGTAAATCATCTAAACTATTTATATCCTCTAACCGCAAATAATCGCTTTCGTCTTCTGGAATATTTACATTATATTTCTTTCTATAAATATCTAAGTGTGCAGAAAATGGACATATATAAATTTTATAATTTTTTAAAGTAAAACAAGGTAGCTAATGCGGACATTTATGAAAATATACTTCATTTATATCAGTAGTTCCTGCTTCATTTACAAGCTATTGTCGCATAAATAATCTTGAATTATGATTAAAACCTAAACCATGACTATCTAGATACTCTATCGCTTTATGATCGGTATATTTTCCATAAGTAGTAACATCAAATATTACTCCCATATCTTTATATTCTTTCTCATGTTTAAAAGCATCTTGTAAATGACACCCATTGCTTAATATTTTAATTTCTACCTTATCTTTTGGGAAAACTTCTCTAGCAATCTAACATATTTCAAATAATTTTGGATGTAAAGTAGGTTCTCCACCTAAAATCATAAAAAGTTTTATATTTGGAATTTTTTTATAAGCAAAAGTAATCTGATTGCGGAAATCATCTAAATCAATATACCAAGGTTCTGCTAAAGGGGAAAAATGATTACATCCTGCGCAATTAAGATTACAATGATCTACAATATGCATTTCTAAACTAACCCCATCATAGACCGATTTCCATACTGGATTAGTATAAGGAGGAATCCCTTGATAATTTTTAGTTCTATCTATTTCCATATTTATTCTCCAAAACATTTATAATATTTCTATTATAATTAACCAGTTCTTTTATTTGGTTATCTCTTTCCTACAAAAAACATTCCGTGCAAATTTCATTTATGTCATTTAAATCACTATGAAAAAATTCACAACGATGTATTTTTCTATTTAACTATTCACAATTTTTATCACACTTTAAAATCTATTCTTCTTTATCGTAAATAATTGGATGTTCTTCTTCAAATCGTAAAGTTAAATATAGTTTAAATTCTAATTGTCCCTAACTTGAATATAACATTGTTCTATAAAAAATAGATTTTACTGTAGATTCAAATGTAAATTTTTGTTTTTGACTAAAAATTAACTCAATAATTTTTATATCTTTATATTCTAAATCTTTTAATTGACTATATAGATAATTTAATGAAGAATATTCTATATCATTTGAATTATTTACAATTTTGCAAAAAGTAATTTCTTTTGGAAAATTTAATCCAAAAACGATATCGTTACATTCACGCTCGTCAAACTTTACTGTTCTTAGTAAAGTTTGACGAGCATTATATAAATTAATTAACATTAATGATTACGCCAATAGCCAGGAATTTTATATCCTAAAAAATGACGATAAATTAAATAATCTTCACTCATATTAGGACCTTCGTCTTCATTACAATTATCACAATCGCAATTATCATTATCATTAATGCTAGAATTAACAATTTTTTTAATTAAATTATCAATAAGAGAATTAACTTCTTCATTTTCTCCATTATTTTCAATCCAATTTAAATAAATTACATATAATAAATCTTTATAATCTCCAACATTAGAAGGATCAAAAGTATCATCTAAATGCTGAATTTGTTTTTTCATTTCTTCAATCATTATAATACCCCAACTGACGGCATAAAGTAAGCCATTTTTCTTTGTCTACTTCACTCTTAAAATAATTTTTTTCAACTGCAATTTTAGTTAATCCCAACTCGCAATAGGTCTTTGCCAAGAAAGTTAAATGTGTTTTATGTAATTTACAAACACTTTCCCCAGGAACAAATAAATCACCTGTTGCTTCATATTGAGCGCCTAAACATCCTTTTAAACAATAAGGATCAAAAGGACAAGTCGGACAGGCAATATTCATATGTGTATTATTCATTTTAATTACACTATATACAGTAGGATTAATCGCAGTAATACCAACTACTTTATCATCTTTTACATCAAGACGTCCACCAAGGAATTGAGGGTAAGAAGTTCTATGACAAGGCGCAAATTCAAAACTTGCTACATAAAAACAAGTCTGGTGTGAAATCGCACAAGTGTATTCTTCACTATCCCAAGTAGAAGTTAATCCAAGAGGATCATAATTTCCAAGACAAGGTAAAGAACCTTCTTCTCCATCTCCTAAGAAAATATGTCTTGCCAATTTATCTACAGACTCACCATTTTTATGGAATCTTACTTCAAGCATATGAGTTAAAAATTCAAGATAATGATCTAATTTTTCATCAGTCCATTCATCATTACGGACTTCCAAATACATAGGTTGAAAATCATGAATGTCTTCACCAGCAAGATTATACTTTTCATATTGTTCGTCCCACCAATCAAAATTCTTAATAGCACTCTCAATATTACTTGGAGAAATCATAGGATGAATACCACAAGGATTTCTTTGAAGAAACTCAAGAATTTTAGTATAATAGCTATCATCTTTATCGCGCTCGCGCACACTATTATAAGGTCCATCTACCGAACAAGAAAGACTTATCTCCATATTAATAGTTTTAAATCTAGTTAAAAGCTCTTCCATTCTTTCAGCTTTTTTATCATCAGTAGCAAAACTAAAATTATTTGGCATTACGATACGAGGATGAATATTAAAAAGATTAGGATGTTCGTCATACAATTCTTTATAATATTTAAACATTAATTCAAATATTTCAAATCCAATATCATCATAAAATAAATCTCCAGCAAAAAGTTCCATTTCATGAAATAAAACTTTTCTTTCTTTGAAAATATAATTTAAAATAATATCAGTATTATGAATTAAAGTTTTATTGTTAGCCCGCTTTTCCATGGGGTAAAGTTTATCTCCATACCGCGCGACATAACAATATTCACATTGTTGATTGCACTCAGGTCTTATAATAAGCTCAAAAGACTCCCCATTAATCCAGTATCCTTCCTCTTGATGGTCCCTATTAAAAATATAATTATCTACAAATTTTTCAAAGTATTTATTATTATCTAACTGACAACCTTCACTAATATTCATTAATTACTTTCTCCTCTATATTCATTCATATTTTCAGTATTTTGGAACCATTCTTCTTCAGGTTTAAGTAAATTATTTTCTCTATCTACATACATAAATAGTGCTGATTGAGTTCTTAAAGTGCCTACACTTCTTAACAACGCACTACCAGAAGAAATAAAATTATTATAAGTACAAGCATCAATTTTTGTTGCAATTAATGCCAATCTTAATAATTTATCAGGATTATATTTGTAAATAGAATTTAATTGATTACATTCATTTAGCATTTGTAAAGTATTTACAGTTGCTTGGAACATAAATGGGAAGGAATGTGTTTTATATATATCATATTTATATATAACTTTATTAATATCTTCTTCGCTATCAGTTAAAAGATTAACACAATCAGTTTTAGTGCGACGGGTATCTTTTCTTAATTGTGCGCCAATAGTTCCATCATCTTTAACATTATTGCCATCAAGATCAAACATAAAATTCTGGCAAGACATCATAGTACCATCATAAAGTAATTTTAATTCATTAAAATTACCGCTACAGAAATTATTTCTAGAAGCTACAGTAATTGCTTCTTGATTTCCTTCTATAACCAATTTCATCAATTCTTTTGACGTAATAGGACGATCTTCTCCAGTAAATCCATGTAAATCTGAAAATACTTCTTCATATAAATGACGATAACCAATAATGATACCAACTGGAAGATGCGGGTCATGGAAATCACTTACATCAATATTAACAAGACGTTGTAAAAAAGACTCATATTCAATGCGTTCATCAACTGATCCATCTCTTGGATTCTCAGGACAAATTGATACACTACTATTTACTTCGACTCTTTGATTAAGATTAATATCAGCGAGTTCAAAACCAAAATTATCCAAATCTTTATAATAATCATGAACTTTTTGAATTGTATCAAGTTCATGAATTAAAGCTCCAGAAAGAACACCATGTAATTGAATAGATACATTTACATTATGAAATTTAATTTTATTTAATTCTTTAATTACAGTTGAAGCAGTCTCAAAGATTTTTTCATTATTAGCATTTCTAATATTATTGGTTGAGTAAGTGCCATCATAAGAAAATTGAACTTCTAAAGCAAGTTCATTATTTGCTAATTCATCAACCTTTTTAATAAAATTAACAGTTCTTTCAGGAAAATCCATCCCATTGGTAGAATAATCAATATGATTAATATTCGGGAAATAATTAAACCAATCTTCCAAATGATCGGTAAGAAGATGCAAGGTCAATGTAGGTTCTTGACCCCATAAAGTAAAACATTCTATTTTATATCTGTCAAGATTTAAACGCTTAAAAATACCTTTTACATTATTTAAAAAAGTACCATCGTTTAAAGCTTTAATAGTTTCATGTTGTAAATTTGCAGAGCAATTATTTAAGGTATTTTCAATAAGACAATATTTACAATGTAAATTACATCCACATGAAGACACTAAAGATACTGCTCTAATATCCATTTCTTTAAACATTTATATTATAAAACTCCTTTTTCTCAAAAGAATTAAGAACGCTATCTACCAGCGCCACTACGGTTTGTGCTATTAGAAGTATAAGCTCCTCTATTAGAACCTCTATAAGCACTTCTATAACCGTTATTACTACCATAATTAGAAGAACGATTACTATTATTACTACTATAATTAGAGCTTCTTACGCCATTATTACTTGAATAATTAGCAGTATAATAGGTATAATTACTTGAATAATTTGAACTTCTATGACCATTATTACTTGAATAGTCTGAAGAGCGTTGAGCATTATTACTTGAATAGTCTGAAGAGCGCTGAGTATTATTGCTTGTATAATAAGAACTATTATAACTATTATTACTTGAATAGTCTGAAGAACGCTGAGTATTATTGCTTGTATAATAAGAACTATTATAACTATTATTACTTGTATAATCTGCACCACGATAACTATTATTACTTGTATAATTCGCTCCGTTATAGGCACAAATGCCATTTATTGTATCAAGTTTACTTCTAATTTCCTCTAAGGGGACTCGTTTCATAAGCTCACTAGCTCTTGGAGCGGTAAAATTAGAAAAAGTAGCCTAAGTTCCTACATAAGAAACATTTCTTAAATTTTCAATTTCATTTTTTAAAGTAGTAATATCACTTTGTCTCGCATGACGCTCCCCATTTAAGGGAGCGGTCGTGCGAGTTTGAGAAAAACGAGTCTAAGCAGTATTTAAAGTATCATATAGAGCGCGAACATCACTCCATGAAATACGACTACCAGCCATTTATATTCTCTCCTTAATTTACAGCCTCGGGAGTATAAGTTATATTAAGTTCTGCTACAGTATTATAACTATTAGCATATGACTTATCTCCAATATCATTATTATATTCAAAGACCATTTCAGCGATATTGGCAACATTTTTTTCAAAAACTTTTCTATAATCATTAGAAATAGTTAAATAATATACACCAATTTTAGCAACCTTTGAACGATCAAAATTTTCAATAAGTTGAGCAGAAACTTTAGGTAAACTTAAAGTTTCAACATCATAGCCTTCTGAATATTCACGAAGTCTAAAAGCATATTTAACTCCATTAGTTTCTCCATTAATACTTGTAGAAAAAACAACGGGACCAGTTATAATACTTTCAGTCTCCTTGCCTTCATTGTCAATAACAACTACCTTAAAGGTATTATTTAATTCAGCCATTATTAAAATTCCTCCTAATAAAATAAATAATTAGGATATTATATATCCTATTTTTATTAAAAATTTATTTTATTTTATTTTTTAGTTTCGGTTAAACTAACTATTTTATCATTTTTACTAAATAAATAATAACAAAAAAAAAGAGTAATGTCAAATGACATTACTCTTTAAATTAATTCAATCCCAATCTCGCCATTAGGTCGGCGACATTTTTCTTTTCATCCACAGTAATTTCAACCTGCGTTTCTCCACCTGCGGTTGCCCCATCTTCAAAATTCAAAACATTTGAATCCGCGGTTGCACCTGCTTCACCGACCGGAGTCTTTGGGCATGTCATACTAATAGCAATCTGAATTCGCTCGCCATTTTCATTAGCCCAAAGGTAATACTTTTTATCTCGCTCGCCGATCCAATCAGCGCCAAACACTTCCGCCATTTTCTTAGCAATTTGTTCTTTGGCAATACTTCCCTTAGCCATATCTAATTCTCCTTAACTAAAATTATGTATAAAGTCTTTTAAAGACTTAAAATTATCAACTTTTTCTTCACCAGCATCTCTAAAACACCAAGGACATAAATACATATCAGTCCCTTTGTGATAGTGAATATCTTGCGTATAATATAAATTATTACAACACTCACATCGTTTACAATAAGTATCCGCGCAACTATCGCAAACTAATTCATTTTCATCGCCAACGGAATTTGCTTCATCAATAATTATACGAGAGCCACAACAAGAGCAATAACCATAATTATCGTCCTCGTCTACTCCATAACTAAATTCACAATCTCCACATCGCATATATTCCCCATTTTCAATCATAATCTTACCGCACTGTAAGCAAGGGACATCCCCACCAATAGACCAATGAGGAAGATCACCCTCTCGTGGATAATAATATAATTTTAAACTATAAATAGGTAAATAACAAGAAGAATAAAGCAAGTCATTATAGTGAAGAGTATAATAACCCGCATCATCAACAATATTACTAATGGGATATAAACGAGATAAAATAGGAATCCACGTTTCCGCTAATCCAATAGTTTCTTCATTTCCCATAGGAGAAACACCCATTCTATTAGGAATATCATTAATACCCCCATCTACCCATTCGCGCAACTGAAAAGATTTATCAAAAGTATTGATAATATCTCTAATTTGAATTAAAGCATTAGTTGTCATAAAGGGATACTGGCGGCCGGCCATCAAACCGCGTCGCTTATCTTCCATATATAAAAGCATACGCCACTTCTTAGAATTCCAAAGAACATCTTCAGGGAAATGCGGAAGTTTCTGATTATCCGCTCCGCGCAAATAGCAAATAAAAGTGCTCTTATCTACCATATAAGATAAATTTCCTGCTCTATATTCGCCATCAAGTGCGTGGCAAGACCGCCAATTGTAAGTATTTTCACTCACGCTTAAAAAATCCAAAGGATGAACTGAGAAACATAGTGTTCCCTCAATCTTATCCTCTTGGATAATACGACTTGCATAGTTTTGAATATCTTCCAAAGAACGCGGATTCTCTTCAAAATATTTAAAAGCCTTAACTAATTTCATTCCTCTTGGAATCTTTTTATCCTTATAAAAATAAGTGTCAATAACTGTATTATCAAAAAATCCTTTTTTATTTACAGAAATAAAATCAGTTAAATCTCCATTATTATAAGTATAATTAATTGTTTCAAGAAATTCCTCAAGACGATGCTCTTTAGTTTTATCGTCTAAGGAAAAAGATACTTTTTCCGGCCATTCATAAATCAAATGACCGTGAAAAAAGTTAATTAAGTCTTTTTTGGCTTCGAGGAATCTTTCGAATAGTTCTTCTGTTTTTGGATTACTGATTCCTTGGGAGTAACTGATGACTTTGTTGAACTGTTCTCTAATGCTTTCGATGTCGAAGTCGTATGACATTTAACTAATCCTCCAATACAATCTTTACAATACTCGCTGTGTGGGTTCGCAGGGTCAATCTCAAATGCCTCTTCACACTCCGCACACCATTCGACATTACTAGGAATACAATCAGGACAATAAAAACATGTATGTCCATCTAATCCCTTTACTGGAAATGTTTCATATTCACTAAATAACTGGCCGCATCCTCTACAATGAACGTAGAATCCATCGCCATCAGTTGGAAAATTCTTACAAATATTATCGAACCAAATGCTATGATAATCACGATAATACTCAAAATCAGGGATACTCTTTTCCTGAAGCATACGAATTACCTTATTAATTGTGTCAAAAAGAGCACCCGCATTTAATGTTTCAATACGATTATGTTCGTTTTTATAACCTACTGAAAGATTTACACCACAAATTTTCCATTCGGGACATAAAATACTAATATCGCTAAACGTGCCAAAATCCTCTACAAATCCAAAAGACTCAATGTAGTCCATAAACTTAGGATTGTAAAGGTCATAAAACACACAATCATTTGTGCCTTGTCTATCTAATTGAATAATATATTTCAAATCAGGAAACGGACAATCAAAATACTGTAATACTAATGCTTCGGCACCTAAACCACCAATTTCTTCATCAGTAGTAAAAATAATAGAAGGGCGCAAAGACGTATTCCTCAAAATATGAAGAATTGCATATACTCCTGCTCTATCATCTGCGCCAAGACCATCGGGCGACCAAAGCACATTTTTTCTTGTGTCATAATATAAATCTTTGACCGGCTTCTCAAATACAGTATCAAGATGAGCCACTAAAGCAATCGGAATATCACCAACCGCACAAACATACTCTTTAGTAATAATTACTTCAGTATATTTATTCTTTAATACATCGGCAACATATTCTCTTAATTCATCTTGTGTCGAGCGAACCAGATATTCAAATAACCAAAGTTCATTAGTTTTAAAACCTCTCACAGTTTATTCTCCTATCTTTTATCTTATATTTATATTATAACATTATTTTTTTTATTTGTCAATTGAGTCCTCTTCCGCCTCGGAGATAGGATTATTCTGCTTACTCTCTTGAACTGCTTTATCTATAACACGAGAGAATATAAACGCGGTTTCACAATAATGGCATGTGCCTTGACGTTGACAACGCTGACCGCAATTGATGCGGTTGGGGCCAAAATCTTCGGGAATTCCACGGTTATCCGCATTATAATTTAGATTAGTTAATAAAAGATTTAGATTGCCTTGCCAATGACCGCTTTGGTAGATATCCAAAAGTACGGCTTCCTTAGAGAGTGCGGGCTCGTTAAATTCTAATGTCGAGACATATGCTCCATAATAATCTACATCTTCCGGTCGGACATAGGAACCGCATATTCCATTTTCTCTTGGAAGGTTATCATCATAGCATTTATTCGCAATCATACGAATTGGAACTTTTGCTTGCTGATTTAATTGTCTCAGATCAAACGTAAGCGGTGCCCCGATGAAAAGTTCACTAACTCCAAGATCAAGGAGAACGCGGACTTCCGCCCATGTAGTAGCAGGATAAGCAAAATAATACTTTATATCAATATTACATCCATTGCGGGTAAGCATATCTTCAAATGCTACAATAAGATCAACCTTATCCTTAAATGAATCAATCTCTTCCCAACTCACTTCTTCATTTTTGCGGATTCTGATAATATATCGCTTATTAGGAAATTTCTAAATCATATCATACATAATGTTTATATCATTATAATTAACCATAAGCTCATCAGCCTTCTCGCGGACAACATCAGGTTGACGCACGGAAACACAATATTTCAAATTATATCACTCCTTTATAATATAATTATAACAAAAAACTCCAATTTTGTCAAGAAAATTCTAAACGGCTTTTTGCTTTTGGACTTTCGGTGTATGCGACCAGCACCGGTCGGAGCAGATGGCAAGAAAAAATGGGCTGAAAAAACTTTCAGCCCATTTAATCATTTAGTTCTCAGCCCTCGAAAGCGACCTTACGATAAGCCACTTTCTTGGACGCCTTACCGCCATCAGCGCCCGGAACGGAAACCTCAGTCTTCTCCGCGCGATTCTCGGCTACAAGAGTGCGAAGTCTATAACTTGCGCGCTGTGCGGAAACACTCTCATCGCCGAGAGCCTTGACGATCTCAGGAATAGTCATAAACTCATCGTCATAAAGAACATTATAAATCTGCTCAGTCAGCTCATCGCCCTCAGCACGCTTGGCAGCTGCACGCTCCTTAGCCTTGGCAGTCTTCTTATCAAGCAACTCAATCTCATGCTCGCAAAATGCGATCACGTCATTGGGATCATACTTAATCTCACCAGTCTTCATAGCCTCGATAATCGCGGTCAGATAGTCGCGCTTAGAAACCTTAACTTCATTAGTCATAATTTTTACCTTAACCTTTCATAAATAACAATTTTATTTTTAGGAAGTATTTCTTCCTTTACCTTACATAAATATTATATATTATTTTTTTTAAAAAATCAAAGAAGGTCTTTGATTTGGGTTAGTGCCATTAACCCAAGAAATAAATTCCTTTTCATTGATATCAAAGAGGTCTCTGCCCTTTTTAGTGAGAGTTTCTCCATCAACGTAATAATTGGTGCGCCAACCATCTCTGTCTTCTTCAATTTCACCACTGAAAAAGGTTTTTACTTTTTTATCTTCACAACAATCCCAACAAATATCCGCATAGAATCCAACTGGCTTCTTCTGGAATCGAAGGCGGATTTGCTTCATATCATCATAATCTTTGCGGACTTCACAACAAGGACAAACTTCTGTGCTTTCATCATAACAATAAGCACAATAAGTTTTTCCATTGACATTATAAGTGTCATCGATATAAACAATATCGCCACACTTATCACACTTTGTCGCACCAGAACAACTCGGGCAAACAGTCATTTCCGCGTTATTCTCTCTATCATCGAAGAGAGAGTCATCAAGAAGCTCTCCGCAACACATACACTCAGATTCACCCGAATAATTAAGGTCAATACTATCATCAGCACAGACCTTAGTGGAAATATAAGCGTTATGATCTCCGTAGATGTCATTATACATAAAATTGGTGTCAAGATTGAAATATACACTTGCATCAAGCTCACCAATAAAGTTAATGCTATAATTATGAATCTGATTCAGATACTGAGTATAAGGACCAAAACCAAGATTCTTCTCAGTAAGTTCCTTAATCCAAGAAAGACAAATGCTTTCAAGATTTTCATTACAATAAGGATAACCCTTAATACCAAGAATAAGGTGCTCGTCTACGATGAAGAGCTCGCGCCAACGCTTGCTATTCCACATAACAGGCTGACCGTTCTTATACCAAAGTTCCATATCCTTATCAGATTTGAGATAAGCTTCAAGGATAATAGGAGAGTTCATCATTTCAACGGTTCCCTGACGATACTCACCACCGCCATTCTGCCATCTCATACAAGAGTCCCAGCCGCAGTTATTATCACTCATAGTGATATAATCGAGAGGATGGATAGAAAGACAAAGCTCACCAGAAATATTCTTCTGATTAAGGAACTGAGAATGAGCGATACGGAACTTCTCATAAATATCGCGGTCAATATTCAAAATATCACTCATCTTACCAAGCATCTTACTAAGCTTCATACCCTGATTAATCATAAGAGTTTTATTGTTATAGGTAAGTTTAAAAGACTCCCTATCATAAATGTTAGACATTAAAGCCTCAACATTCAAAAGATTTGCCATAGTAAAATATTGGTTGTCAGTAAGAGCTCCCTCACAATAAAGATTCTCTACTCCCTCATAAAAAATATTTCGGAATTCATACCCATCGCCATTTCGGCCGAAATAATCATAATAGTCATCGCTCATATCTTCATAGGTGCGAGAATAATTTACCTTGCGAGAAATGATAAGATTATTTCCAAGCATCTTATAAAGACTCTGCTTATTATAAGACCAAAAGCGAAGAATATAATCAAGTGATGCTTTCATATCAGAGCTATCTCCGCCAAGTCCCGCAAAATTGCGGATATACCATTCAATCTTTTCGCAATCTTCTTCGGAAAGGAGTTCAAATAAATTAGCCATATCTTATCAACCTCTTTTTAATATCTTTCTTAACCTTATATATATATATTATAATATATTTTTTTATAAAAATAAAGAAAGCCCTTTGCGGTCAATCAAAGGGCTTTCTTGCGAAAGGGGTTTTATTATATTTACTTACAAAGATTACCCATGAACATGAGCGGAAGAAGATCATCCGCGTTCTTGGAATCCTTCATAAGGAAATACATCATCATAGGATTCTTAGAGAAATCCATACCAGACTGACCGCCCATCATAGAGAGCATCAGCATGGTGTTCATATCGAACTCGCCACTATTCTCACTCATCATGAGGAAGGGGAGCATATTGCCAAACGGCGCATCCGGAGTGGGCGCATCAGAAGTCATGTTAAAGAGAGACACGACCTTCGTTGCGAAGTTGAAACCAAACGGAGACTTGGTAAGCAGAATCTTCTTCTCCTCACCAGCCTGCGGATCAATCGCGATCATACCCGTCTCAGCGACCTCAATCACAAACATTGCCTTGCGGTTGTGAATCACAATGTCGCCAACCTTAACGTCCTTGATGGCAACCGGCATCTTGTAAAGGAACTTACCGCCATCAAAGTTGAAGATATCAACGTCGATAATCTCCTTACTCTCAGGGTTGTAAGAAACCCAAGTACCGTTCGCGTTCTTCACGGCCAGGCCATACATAGACATACGAATGTTATCAGTGGTGCAGGGGCCAAAATCAAAATTAAACGCCTTCATTTTCTTATTTCCTTTCTTATCATCAACATTATTATTAAATGTATTTTGTTCGTTCAAAACTTTATTGATTCGATCATCAATATAATCGTTATCAATCATGGCGCACTTATCTTCAATTGCGTCAATTCGACCACCAAGTGTAGTAGTAGCAATATTACCACCTGCAAAAATTGTGTTAGAATCAATTGAAGCAACCTTTCCAGTTATACAATCATCATCAGAGACTACTGTAATAGGTGTGGCATTTAATTCTCCAAGAATCTTCTGAGCTTCTTCATCGGAAATAGTATTCGCACAAGAAAATTCTGTGCTCCATGTTCCCTTGTCATACACTTTGATATAATCAAGGTTATCACAGGTTTTTCTTATATTATTATTCTTTTCAGTAGTCTTCTTTGCCCTACGCATCTTATATTCAAGAAACTTTTCAGAACATTCAATTGCATAATCATTCGTAAAAATATTACAAACATTATCAGCTAAAAATTCACCAAAAGAACCGTCATCAGCATTGGCAAAGAAAGAATTCATAATGTAAGTATCAGGAAAAACATCAAAGAAAATTTTGCCATTAAGATCAGATTTAACGACAATCCTAACACTATTCTTAGAAGTCTTTAACTTACGCCAAAAGACGTAATCAAGCTTATGATACTTACTATCTTGAACTGCTTGACTAAATTTATCTAAAATTTTATCAAAAATATTAGGTGGGAATTTATAAGTTCCCATTACATTAGTTTCAACCATTTAGTCTCCTCTCCACTTCTCGTCGGATATATTCCATATCACTATCCGTCAGAGTGAGTTCAGTCTGAAAACTTGTAGCGCCCGCACTAATTTCCTTGATAATTCTTTCAAGTTCCTCAGTGTGATTCGCATAACACATAAACAAATTATCCATCACTCCATCCACTCCAATGTATCTTTATCGTCCCAGAAGAAATCAAATTCAGTATGAGCTTTACCATCCTTATCTTTCTTAATAAGGATATCCATCATATGAGCATGAATACCATCTTCGGGATAATCCACTTCCCAAATTTCACGAATCTTATAACGAGAATCGTGCGGAATAGCTAAATGGGTAATGAATTCCTCGGGAGTCCAAGTTTCAGTAGCCGTGCAAAACACCAAGCCATAGTGCTCACTATGAATTGCGATTACTCTTTCAATCATTGTTATCCTCTCCTAATATATCACAAATTGCCTGATGACTAAAAATAATCTTTGCTCCAAAATAAGGAGCAGTTTCATCATCAGTGATAATAATTTCCGCGAAAGCAATATCGTATTTATAAAAAATTACAATACGCTTAATTGCTTCTAAATAATCAGAGGCTACCATTACACCCTGAAATTCTTTTTCTTCTGGACCGGTTGTATGGACTATGTAATAATACTTCATTACAAATAACCTCTTTTCTTATTTTCTATATATATTATATACTATTTTTTTAAAAATGTCAAAAAGATTTTACCAACCACGACACACGAGCATGCTTACATAGTCAGTATCGCAAAAGGCATTACGAAGCTCGGCATAAACACGATTCACGTTAGCGAAAATTTCGCGCTCATCTTCATTAACAAGAGATAAATCTTCATCATTGTTAACAAAATAAACTTCGGTATAATCCCAATCACCAAGAATAACATCTAAAACATCATCAATATCATTCTCCGACCATTCAGGAAAAGTATCATGAACCCAAATCCTAAATTGATTTCCATATACAATAGGTTTTAAAGTATAATCCATAAAAAAGTCCTCTCTTAACTTCCTACATTATTTTACCAATCACAACATACAAGCAGGGTTTTGTAATCGGTATAACAAAAGAATTTGCGGAGTTCCGCATAGACGCGGTTCACATTGGCAAAAATTTCACGCTCATCTTCATCACAGGTAGATAGATCTTCATCATTGCCAATAAAATGAATTTCTTCATAATTACCATAATCAAGAAGGAATTCCACCACATCATTTATATCATCCTCAGTCCAATCGGGGAAAGTGTCATGAAGCCATTCAATGAACTGGTCATGACGCACAACCGGCTTAGAAATATAAGTCATATAAAAAAGTCCTTTCTTAACTTTCTATAAATATTATATAATAATATTTATAAAAAATCAAAAAAGGACTTTTAATTTATTTAATTATTGAATAAATCAGTATCAATGATGGCGAAATTCGCACGATGAATATATACTGCCTTGCCATCAATCGTCAACTGAGTAGTCTTAGGAAGATTCTTTGGAATGTCCCAAGAGACATTATCCCCTACAAACATACAAATGGGATCGCCCATCTGAGACTGAATTACCACAATCTTACTGCCGGAATCCGCATTGTTCAAATTCTTAGACTTCAAATACCACCAAGAAAGATCCCAATAATCATTCCAACGGCGGTCAGTAGGCGCGGAAATGCTTGCCCCATTGCCACTATTAGTCGAGACTTCCGCAGGAATATCTACATCATACTGAGTGAGACGGCTATCAGCAAAAACAATAGTAGAACCGCAACTCTCAATACTCTTACCATCAATATCGACACTTACAACCGACGAAAGAGAATAAGAACTAACCCAATGACCGTCCGTGCTATAAGCCCATTCCTTTACCTTGTTAGGCTTAATGTCAAAGGTTTCACCCTCGCATTGAAGCCACTGAGTGCCATAATTGTCATAAAAGGTAGCAAGGAAAGAAAGCTTAACATCGCCATCTTCCGGCTCAGCGGTGATTGTAGTTGCTTCTGGACCACCGCACGCAGTCAATGAAAGGCAAAGGATAATCGCAATAATACCACAAATAAATTTCTTCATAATTTAATGCTCCTTCGGATTATTTTCCATATATTTCTTGATACGTTCACCATTGAATCGAGAGGGACATTTGAGACAAATATAGCTATTATAATAGTCGCACCAGTGCTTCTCTGTCCCATCGGGATTCAGAGTAGGATTCAGCGTATCATACGCACAATACATCTTATCAGTCATTATTTTACCTCACTACATCTTGTTAATGTGTTAATCTTTACATTCTTACGAACATCTTGCGACTTCACAGTTCCACGAATGTGATAAGTATCTCCAACAGCCCAATCACTCTTGGAAGAAGTAATCCACATAAACTGATTACCGTCCGCATCGCTCATAGAATAAGCAATGGTATGACCGTATTTGCTTTCAAGAGCATGCTTATCATCAACTTTTACGGTAATGTCAATGCGGTCGCCGATATTACCGATCCACTGAGCCAAGCTTTCGTCATACACAAGGGCATCAACCGCGTGCTTTACCACTTCTTCACGATAAAGTTCGCCATCCGCTCCACCGACTTTATCCCAATCAAGACGAATCGGTTCAACATCTGCGGGAAGCGCGGGAATTTCATCACACGAGCGGAAATACCAACCCCACAACCGCGTATAGCGCGCGGAACTCATCTTGAACCAATCATTCTCTTCATCACAATTACCTTTGAAAATTGTGATATAACCCGCATCGCCAAACCCAAGAACTTGACGATGCGGAGCCATCTTAGTTGCTACCTCTTGGGATTTTTCAGGGTAAAGCTTAGCATACTCCGCGTCTTCATACCAACGCACCTGACGAACAGTCCCGGTTTTTGGATTCTTCACCTGGATATATTTCTTTCCCGCAGACACATACACATCGCCAATGAATTCAAATTTCTGAAAACTCGGAGCTACCATACTTTACACCTCCCACATGCTATGTATATTAAAATGTTTTTCGTGCTGTAAGATATAAGCTTCAAGTGTTTCATACTTCTTAGAGCTATTATACTTATTATATAGCTCAAAAGAGCATTTCATATCATCAAAATAATCTTCAATGGACAAATCATGATAAACACAAGTCCAAAGGAAATCTTCATAAGTTCTTTCTTCATAAAAAGAAAGAAGCATTTCATATGCGTCCGAAAGATCACTGCAAGCTAAAATGGGGTAAAACTCATTATATACTAAGTGAATTCTTTTCATAGGATTGTCTGCTCCTCAATATAATATTCATGGCTCTTAAACTGAATTGCAAAACCTTCGGTTGTGATATAGGGAGACTGCATTGCTTGAAGTTTGCCATACCAATCTTTCAAATCAGCAACCTCACTCCACCACTTTTCCGGCTTAATGGTAAGATAAGAGCTGGTGAATCGGACGGTATCACTAAGGAATCGCTCATACATTGCTTCCTCTTGGAGAGAAAGAACTGTCTCCTGAGCGTCATCAATAGTTTCTGTAAGAAGAACAATCTCCTCGGTCTCATTATCCCTAATAGCGTAAATCGTTTTCATAATTAAAACTCCTTATACTTTTCATATTCTTCTTCCGAGACTTCCCAAACATTGTATCCACATTCGGCAAGATAAGCATCATACTCATCATGGAAGTCTTCTTCGCTTTGCTGATCCCACCATTCCATAGCATCATCTTCAACACAAGATTCCGCATATTGTTCCATTTCTTTTTCCGTGCCTTTAAAGAAATGATCCATAGTCTCACCGCAGTAGCAGGTATATGTTTGAATGTGATAAAATTTAACTTCCATATTAATTCTCCATCAGATAATCAAATCCATAACCACACAGATGGCCCTCTTCAATCCAAGAGATATGGCAAGAACCGCCTTCTTCATTGGGCCATACCGCGCAAGAGAGATTCCACTGTAAAGTGCGAGGGAGATTATTGAAATATTTGAGAATTTCATCGACCGCGCTCTCATCGCAAGTCATTACATCATAACCACCGTGGCCGTATTCTACACAGATGTTCTCGATATCTTCTTCAATCTTAGAATAAGGAATATTAACAGTGCCAAGCATAAGCGTCTCTCCTTTTTTTATCTTCTCTTTAACTTTCTATAAATATTATAATATATTTTTTTATAAAAATAAAGAAAGACCTTATGATTTACATAAGGTCTTTCTTATCATCATCTTTATCAGAAGCTTTCCAGAAACAGCGGATCGCTAAGACAGCCCAAGTAAGGAGTGCGGGAATGGCGATCTCTAACCCTATACCCTCCATAATATTGATACAGGCCCCACCGCATAGGACGCAAAAACAAACTCCGCCTATTTTATTTATCATCAGGATGGTCCTCCGTGTCTTTATTTTTCGGTAATAAAATCATACCAATATCTAAAAGCAATAGCGCCGGACAGAAGCACCGGAACAATCCAATGAATAGGATGCCCATGGATTCCTTCCAAACAAATAAACGTTGTAAGGAAAGTATAACATCCAGCAATAAGAAATTTTATCACAACTCAAATCCTCCGACAATCATTGGCGTCAAGAAAGCCAGAGGCAGAAATTATTCCGGCAAAAGCTACGGTAATAGGCCAAGGGATAGTGCCTCCTGACGCCCCAACAAAGGTAAAAAAGATAGCCAAAAGCCCATAGGCAACGCCAATTACAATACCAACTTTCACAGTTCGAATCCTCCATACATCATAGCCTGAGAAGAAAAGCAAAGCAGGCCCGCAATCATTTCGCGGTTCTTAATATCTTTTTTGAGAGTCTCAGGGCAACAACCCGTGGTTTCCTCAACATAAGAGACGAGTTCTGCATTGCGCTCACGAGCTTCCGCGAGTTCTTTCTTCGCGGTTTCCAGTTCCTTTTGGGCTTCCGCGAGTTCGCGACAAAGTTGAAGATTACGTGCTTGAAGCTTAGTCTTTTCGCGTTCAAAAGCGAGATCCTTCGCGCTCTTCTTATACTTACTCGTTGCCATTAAGGTTCATCTCCTCTTCATAAAGTTCCTTATAAATCTGAGTGGTTTCGGGATAGCAGAACACATTATACTGATTATAATACTCAGTAGCAAAGTGTTCCTCAAATGTTTCAATCTGAGCGTCAATCTCAGTATTAGAATATCCACTTACTTTGATAAACACAGGATCGCCAACACGATTGCGAGTCAAAGAATTAAAATAATCAATGCGATAATACTCAGTCCGCATTTCATTATTTTCCTCTTCATCTTCAAGACCATTAGCTCGATCCCAAAGAGTATCAAGCATCTGCCCGTAAGGGAAAAATCCAAACTCAGGGAACTTCTTACCGAAGACCATTTCAATACCTTCGGGATACTCTTCGAATTCAGACACTTCAAACGCGCTGAGAAAATCGTTGACATTGTTATACTCGATTTCCTCATTAGTGCCAATCTGATAAGTAAACGGCAAACCGCACTCAATATCCGCGACAATTGCATTCACAGTCGCAGTATAATGTTCGTATTCCTTTTCGTCCATAATGGAGAAGCCATCAACAAACATTTCATCAGCCCAATTATCTTTATAATTAACATAATAAAACATATTAATTACTCCTTTACAATCTCAACGAACATCAATGCCTTCAACCGCATTTTTGCAATTCCAAAGAATATCAAAAGCCTTTGTGAACTCTTCGGTGTTAACTAATTTAGCAGGAGAAAGATCTATTGCATCAAAAGCTTCTACGGCTTTATCTTCTTCAAGGTCTTCATAATGAACAGTCTTAGCAAGATAAGTATCACAATGTCGGAACGCAATCTTATTAATGAAAGAACAAAAACTATACTTATGAGTAATATTTTCATAAACGACAAATTTATCGTGATAACCATCATCAAAAACAATTACACGAATAATATTATCCATAATAGCAATCTTCTCCATAATTATCATTCCCTTTCTTTCATTAACACTTGTTGCTTATTCCTTTACTGACCTAATAAAACTTTCGAGAATTGAAATGTTCAAAGTAAGTTCATCAAGCTCATCGCTATCAATGACACCTTGCCAGTCAAGCATATCAACATAGGTGTCAATTGTTTCAAGAGCTTTAATCGCGTCTTCCTTAGTAAAGGGCTTTTCTACCAACTTCATAATTATCATTCCCTTTCTTAACTTTCTATATATATTATATATTATTTTTTATAAAAAATCAATAAAACTCTTTTTTGGAGGTATCATACAATCAAGGATTCAGCGTATATAATATAGCCTATTCAAGTTTGTTAGCAGAACTATCATACCCACTTATAATCTAACCTTATTGAATAGCACCCTTGGGCGGTATGGACTGAAACTTTATCCTATTGGGGAAGAGAATGCCCTTCCAGAGTTTTATATTAAGTATCAATTTTTGCCCCTTTACTTCTATTACATTTCCAGCAAAGAGTTTGAAGATTTTCAGGCACTGAGGCTCCCCATTTAGATACAGGAATAATATGATCTACTTCAAGAAGAAGATTAGGTTCTTTGGCAAGAGAATTACCACACTTTTGACAAGTATAGTTATCTCTTGCCAAAATCATAGGACGTAATTTTTTTGCTTTATTACGTTCTTGCTTAATCCACTCAGGTGGAGGGGTAATATCCATTTCATCATCATTGTCATTACGGACTTCGCCTTTATTATTTATATAATAATAATGATTAATTACCTTAGGAGGTTTTTCTTTTTTAGTTGGATACATACCTTTTTCTTTTAACTTTTTACAAATAAAATAAGTTAAAGAAACTGAACCAACTAATAAAATACAAGTTCCAAAATCAGTAGCTTGTCCCTCGATACAAAAAGGAGCTCCAATAAAATACATAGGAGCCATAACTACCGCAGTAGAAAATATCCAAATAAAAAACCACATATTTAATACCTCCAATATTAAGTATTGTGGATATCTACACAACAATACTCATCAATAAAGAGACTTCTACCGAGGTTCGCAAATTCGCAATCAAGCTCACTAACGGAAAGCCCAGTGTTATCGCGGACAGGCCAAACTTCCCATTCAATACCTTCCTCTACTTCTTCTAGGTCGTAATCCTCAAAGGCATGACTATAACCGTCGATTACATCATAAGCCATTCCTTTGCCAATATCATCAGCTTCTGCGACACTATCAACCTCAAAGACACCACCAGTATTGATACCGTGGAGTCCGCAATAGACGCTTTCATAAGCATAAATCATTACAACCATTAGGTAATTTCCTTATCAACTTCCATAATCTTTACATAGTAGTCGCCGTAGCCGTGAACGAAAAACCCATCAAATGAAGGCTTTTTACAATATGAGATAGACTTATTTTTTTCCCAACGTTCTTGCGCTTCCTTTTCTCTATTTCGTCCTGCTTCAAAAGCCTTTTCCTCAGTAGAATAAAGGCCAAGCACCGCGGTATCATCACCGCCAAAACTATCATAATGATAACAAAGAGCATAAACAGTCATTAATGACATACCTCCGTATAATAAGTTCCAAGAGAGCCATCTGCATTAATCCAAGAGACAATCAGCACATAAACCATTTCGATGCCGATTGTATCGAAAATGCAGGGGATCTCAATGTTATACTCGCGGATTCGACCCTCGCCCTTAGCCTTAGAAAAAAGAATCTCAACCGCGTTGGCGATATGAACGCCATCCTTAGAAACAAGCATTGCGTATTCATCATCTTCTGGATCAGTATACTTTCTACCAATCAGATCCCAAAGCTCTACATACATAATTTTCATTTCCTTTCTTAACTTTATATATATATTATATTATATTTTTTTATAAAAATAAAATAAGGACTTATGAATTAACATAAGTCCTTATTACTTAATTCAGTTCAATAAATTCAAGCCGATCAACATATTCTCCGGCGTAAATCTTCAACCAAGGGTTTGCGCGGTTAGACTTTGCGGCCGCGAGGTCTTCATTATACTCTTGGATTTCTTCATAAAGTTCGGTCGCGCCAAGGTTGTTATCATTATCGGTATAATCCTGTTCGAGTCGCCATTCAAGAGCTTCTCGACGAGTTGTATATTTCTCATAGAGAGAATCACTATACACGTTTTCAGTGATAACCGTAATAGTAGAAATTGCTACTACAATTCCAAAGATAATTGTGCCAATGATGCCGACAATCGAACTAACACAACCAAGAGCAGAATATTTATCAAAACCCCAAACCGCGAGAGCGATAAAGCCCGCAAGCACAAGAATAAAAACTACATAAAGCATAACTATCTTCTCCTTAATGAATAAAATATTGAATTACTCCATACCCTCCTGATATGATTGGGAGCGTAGAGATTATAAGTAGCAAACTTCCAGTAATGATACAAGTGTCAATTAAAAACGTATCTTCGGGAGCACTTGCGCCATCGGCAAGTTTGAAGATACATAAGGCAAGCCTTGCTATAATTAGTCCAAGAATAATTTCTACAATAAACTCTACCATATATCCTCTCCTTAATCTAAGTCATCAAACAAAACGGATAAAATGCCAAGAGCGCAAAAACAAAGAACTATTACTTTAAGCATAAAAGACTGACTGAATAAAGCCGGCAAACAGGCAAAGCAACATGCCCATACCGCAGTAATAATACTTCTCTTTGAGAGACATAGTATCATCATTCAGCAAATCCATATACATAAAGCCGAAAAATACTAAAATAATAAATAGCATAATAATCATTTCTCCCATATCTTTTTACCTCCTCGCTTCCGGGCTTTGATCGTGGCTTTGTTAATCACTTGCCTGTGGACGCTCCCGATCTTCGCAGTCGGACCATTTTTCATGAACTGATTCAAGTTTAAAGGGGCGGGGCCAAACACATCCACACAAACATTCTTATGATAGATGTCCGTCTCTTTATGATTGTGGTCGTGGCCGTGAAGATCGAGAGCCCAGTCCTGCTTAATCGGTTCGTGAGAAAGCATAAGTTTCTCACCAATAAGGAGCGCGCCATCATATACCTCGTCAAAAAGACCGTTATCTGCGGAAATCTCCCAATATTCAAAAGGAGAATGGAAATCATATCCCGAATCAATAGAGTATTTACAATCAGGATAAAGACGCTTCATTTCCATAAGCGCTTCGTCCTTTTGATACTGATCCATAGGGAACTTTTTCTTGATGATTTTGCGCTTATAGTTTTCAGATCCCGCGTCGTGGTTGCCTTTGATAAGAACCTTATAACCGGCGCGCAGTTTCCGCACATAGGAGATATCACCTACATCACCGAGATGAATTAATACATCTTTCCGACCGGCTTTGCTATTTAAAAGTTTTACAAGGTCATCGTCAGAAATGCGGTCGGGATGGCCAATCCGCAAATCCGAATCGCCAAAATGCCAATCAGAGGATACCCAGACCGTCTGACCGCCCCAGCGCGTATTAAAGATTTCATAAAGTCCAGGAATCATTTATATCCTCCTTAAAATGTGTAAGCATTAAATTTATACATATAAAACTCGCCATCCATAAGAAGAAGTCTATCAGCTTCTTTTCGATGATCAATCATCCACCAGCCAGGCTTAGGAAGAGGGAGATCGAAGTATTCGATTCGTTGCGTTTCCATAATATCTTCTTCAATTGCGCCTTGAAGGAAAGCGAGGTAAAGTTCTTGCGCTTCTGCTTCCGAAATGTTGGCGAAGGTCCAAGACTTACTGGTCATTTCATCTTCGATTTTATAACAAGTAATTTCTTTCATAAGTCCTCCTTACATTTCAACCGCATCAACGAAATCAATGAAAACATCATCGGCGACGTTATTCATCATATCAAGATAAGAAGAGAATCTCTTAGTCCAATCGCCGGTCATCTCGCCGTGGTAGTGATACCAATCATAATCGGAATCTTTCTGAATTGCTTCAAACTGATGTTCCATAAGGCTATCATCGACCATATCTCGACAATACTCCATAAACATTTCCTGCATATCGGCTTCGGACGCATTCAGGAAATAGAAATTATGGTCTCCGGCCGTATCACAAAGAATACCAATGGAATGAATTTTAATCTTAGAATTAGAAGTAGTCATAATTTTTATTTCCTTTCTTTACTTTATATATATATTATATATTATTTTTTATAAAAAATCAAAAAAGGATTTGCGGTTTGCGCAAATCCTTTTAAAGATCAGAGAACGGGAGCATAATTATAATAAATAATCATATCTTCCAATGCATCTTTGTAAAGTCTTGTATCAAATTTACGGCAGTGGAATCGTTTCTCAACATTCTCTTCGATCGCGGACATGGCAATTTCGAGAGCGTCAGATTCACTTACATTTGTAGCACAGTAAATCTCATCACAAGGCGCGTCATAAACAAATATGACAGGCATATGCTTCATATATTATTCCTCCATTAATTGATTTTACCCAAAATTTTTGTTATAATATATTTAGAAATTAAAAGATTTCAATTGCGTTTTCAAAAAGATTGAGGAATTCATCAGACACTTCGGAAGTTGCGAGAAGGCTTGTAGAAGAACCGCCATACCAATCAATGTGAATGCGCGTGAGAAGACTACCGCCCGCTTCCGCAATCTCATCCGCATACTGTTTAGAGTCAACCGCGGAAAAGCTAACGCTATTGATGTTGTTAGTATTGATAAGATATTTAATACCGCGGAAGTTGTGTAAAATTACAGTCATATAAATGCCTCGTCAGATACAAAATTTTTGAATTGCTTTATAACTGCGGTGCCATAGGGATCGCCATCGGAAAAAGTGTATTCATAATGAGATTTATCTCTCATATAGATTTCAAGGTCTATTCCAGGAGTCTCGGTAGAGATATCATCATCATCTGAGTTATCCATAGTGATGCGATTAGCCACGATCGAGGTAATTTCGTTTATGTTAAGAAAAACGAAGTCGCCGTTAGACATTTTTAAATAAATTAATTCACCTTTATTCATTTCACTTCTCCACAATATAATCTTTGGCTACATCTGTTCCTTCTGGAATATAGAGATAAACCCGCGCTGATTTAGAACAGATAAAGAACCACTCTCTCCAATCGCCATAACGAGGGATACGCTTTTCAACGTGCGGAACCTGATTAGAGTAAACAACTACTGTATCATTCACGGGATAATTCTTAGTGCTTGTAATGCCATCAGCGCTAAGCGTAAGATAAGTGTAGTAAACACTTTCACCCTCGAATGCGCGGTAAGTATAGATACAGCCATCATCATCCATACTTGTTAGCTCTTGGGCTTCCGTAATCGTATAATCGTATTTGGAATAATCCTCTTTAACAGAAGACATTAGAACTCCACCAAACATACCTACAGCAAGATAAAGACAAACGCCGATCCAAAAGGCAGGAATAATTTGACGGGGAATCTCAACGCGGTCGCGGTGAGACCAATTGCGGAAGCGCTTGGCCTTAGGATCGGAAAGAGTGCTGTAATAGCCATAACTACAATATGCGGAATGAATGGCGAAAATCAGAAAAATAATTAAGGTCGGTAGAACAAATCCGCCCACGAGCGTTTTCAAGAAGAAGATAAGCATATTTAAAAACTCCTTTAAAGAATAGGTTTAAGTTTATCGCAACAATTGAAATCTCTCATACAGCCATTTTCTTCGCTGAAACAAGAACAACCATTTTGGCAAGTCTTTTCGAGAGATAACGGATTAGTCGGTATTATTTCGATTTTTTGACGGAATTAGATCGTCAATAGTTAAATCTTCATATTGTAAATATGAGATACGAATTAATGGTATATTATGTTCTTTACACCATTTATTTTTATATTCGTCTCTATCCTAAATTTTTTTAATGTCTTCTCCCCATCCTCCATCTGGTTCTGTATGTTGACGGCCATCATATTCTATAAGATATTTATTATCAACATAAAAATCAAATCGCAAAGGATAGTTAGTTTCAGGATTACGACAATCTTTAAATTTTTTTTCCATTTCAAAAGGGATATTATTCTCAGTTAATAATTGAGAAATTTTTAATTCTCCAATTGAAATTCTTAAACATCCACAAGAATTTACTTTATGAGTTCGTAATTCATAAGGTCTTACGTAGACAATGTTTCCGCAATCACACTAACACTATATTTTATAAGTGCCACTTGGTGATCTATGATTAAAGTCTCTTTTTATTGCGGTTAATTTACCGAAGCGATGACCTATAATATCATCACTTTTATGACGATTCATTCGTTCTTCTTGAATTAAACATCCGCAAGACTTACATCCGCCCGAAGTTAAAAGATTTGTATAAGCGAAATGCTCTTTACCACAATCACAACGGCATTTCCAAACAATATTGCCATGTTTACGTTCAGAAGTTTCTTCTATAACAGTTAGTTTTCCAAAACGCTAACCAATTAAATTTTGTTTTTTTGGCATAAATAAAATCTCCTTTTACAAGTTTTTGCGACTCCCCTTAATATTAAGGAAATTTTATTTATATTTTATGAAACTTAATTGCCCAAAATACACTTAATATTATTGCAACAATTGAAATCTCTCATACAGCCATTCTCTTCTGAATAACAAAGACAGCCATTTTGGCATGTAATTTTTACAATGTCGGGATTACGGACATTCCTGACGGCTTGCATATTTCCAACGATTTCTCGCTTTTGGATCATTTTCGGTGTGTCGGGAGAATCATTAAACGCGCAGTTCACATTTTGTTCACAATTTGCGCATGTGCTAAGTTTTGCCCAACATTTATCGCAATAAGTGTTGCCTTGATCGTCGATGATCATTTGCTTATGGAAAATTGGAGTATGGCATGCTTTACAAGTGTAATATTCACCGCAAAGAAAATTATCGCAGATCGCATGATTTGGGTCCATAGTGTTGCCTGTGATTTGACATAATCCGGTCGTTGGCCGATAATAACCGCAGTTATTACAATAAAAAGTCATCATAGCGTTTTAGCAGAATATGGAGCATCTTCGCCGTCAAACTTTAAAATCTTATCGGCGAGTTCGCGGTTAACGCGCAAAGGGCCATCGTCAAGAGGGGTAAATGCGACAGTAATAAGACCGTCGAAATATTCTCCTGCCCAACGGCCAGCTTCTGCGAGGGTTTCCGCGAAGATAAAACCGCATGTGAATCTATCCATTTTGTCATCTTCGTCCCAATAACGTGCTTCATAATAAACAGGATACTGCTTCATATTATTCTCCTTTCTTTAAGAGATTGTAGAGATTAGAAAAATCTCGGGATCATCAAGGCTTTCGATGGGGATTTTAAGAAACTTTGCGTAAGCTTCCTTCATTGTGTCATTAAGGCGATAATATTCCTGCGGTGCGATGAAGATGTTGTCGATGCGGACGGCCTCGCCTGCGGAAGACTCACCGAGAACATAGCCAAAGACTGGATTTTCGTCGTTATCATAGTAGCTTGCGCGATGCCAATAACCTTCCTCGGTAAGCTGTTCGATAGCCTCAGTCATATTGTCATAGTTTTCAAGAAGGTTCTTGGGGACTTTATAACCGCACACGAGCTTAGAACCAAAATCAACAGACATATTACTTATCACCTTTCAATAGTTTTTCTTTATTTTATATTTATATTATATATTAAAATTTAATAAAAATCAATAAAGAATAATTTTGTAGGACAAATTAAGATAAAGTTGTAAGAAGTATTTTTATGTATTAATGAAAGGATGTGAATAAATTGAATAATGGTGATATGACTACTATGACAATTAGAATTTCATAGAGTGATAAAGATATTCTCATTGAGATGGGGAAAGAATTAGATTTGAGTTTGTCTTATATTGTAAGACAAGCGCTTAAAGAATATATAGCAAATCATAGCAAATAAAGGAAGGTATTGAACAAATGGAAAATCAAAATACAAAGAAGAATATGATAGTATATTCTCTTAAAGTAATGGAAAAATTAGTGGAAAGAGGACATTTCCCTTTGTAGATGATGCCGAACCCGAAGTTCCCGCAATATAATTGTTGGATATTCTCCGTCGATGAGAGCTTTTTAGCTGACTTTGAGGAGGTTTAGGGGGAGGGGAAACCGCGTGAATAATCATTTTACGTTTTGGGAAAATATGAAAGATAGTATAGATTTATATGATGATAACCCTGTTCTTAAATGTGAATTATATGATACTTTAATTGAGTTTGGTTTATATGGAACTATGCCTGAAGAGGGTGAATCAAATTATCGAGATAAAATGGTATTAATTTAGAGTTTAGCACCTTCTATTGAGAATTCCCGCAATTATATTAAAAATGCTTCTGAGAGTGGTAAAGCTGGTGGGAAGAAAACTAAATATGATGGTGATGATATAGTTAGAGCTGTTAAAGAAGCAACTAAAAGAAAAAATAGAGTTCCAACTCGTCAAGAAGTAGTTGATGTTTTTGCTGAGTTGACTGGATAGACTATGAATGTTAGAACTTTTTCTCGTAGATGTAAAGATGAAGAGAAATATAGAATCAGTCAAGAAGTTCTTAGAGGGACATCAGGGACATTAGTAGGGACATCAGAGACATTGGGGACAAAAGAAATGTCCCTAGGGACACGAGAGACATTAGGGACATCAGAGACGTCAAGGGACATTGGGGACATTTTGAGGGACACGAGAGACACAAACACTTGGGAATTTTAATTAATTTTAAATGAGAGGGACACGAGAGACATGAGGGACATGAGAGACAAAAGCTTTAGTAAGTAGGGAATATGTCCCTATGTCCCTCATGTCCCCAAAGGGACAAGAGAGACATGAGAGACATAATGTAATAAGTTATGTCCCTGACGTCCTTCGGACGCAGGAACAATATGGAGATTTTTTTGAGAGTAAAAGGAGTAAAATATGAGTTATAGTTATACAGATATAAGAGGCGGAAAAGGGAACCCTTCAATAGTAAAATTTAGAAGAGGAACACAAGAATAGTTTGATAAGTTAGATAAGACAGGTATGATAAAACCTGATTTATATATGAAAGATGATACTCTTTATTTAGTTATTCCAGACGATATAAAGCCAATTAAAGTAAAATATGATGATAGAAAAGTAGAATGGGATAAATCAGGTGTAGGAACTTTAATTAAAAATAATGATAAATCTGAATCAATAGAAGAGAATCCATTCCTACAAGATTATATTTGATTTTATTTAATTTATATATTATAATATAAATAGAAAATAAGATAGGGGTATTATGTCCGGGTGCATATACCGGATATTTACTCCGGGGAACGTTTGAGAAAATGAAACCAAAATTTGAAAAGGAAAAATGAAATGAAATTTACGATTGAAGAATTAAAGAAGAATAATGGAGAAAAGGTAGGCGTCTTCCGCAATTGGAATGTAATTGCTACTACTAAGAAAGAGTTTTTTAATAGGGAGAATACGCAAGGCGCATATCTTATCTGGGACGATTGTAATAAGTTGGTTTTTAATGGTAAGGTTGTTGGTAGAATTAGTGAGAATGGTAGAGTAGAGTATATCGAGAGTGAATATAGATATGTGAAGCCGGTTATTGAAACTTCGGGCACAAGTGCCCTCGTTGATAGGGTTGCTTCTGGATTGGAAGATGTGGATCTTAGCAAGCGCACACTTGCTGATGACATTCTTGATAGCGCATTTAAGACAAAGTTGGAGGAGCTTTTAGCATAAGGAGGATATTATGAGTGGTATTATTTGGTTTTTAATTGGTGTAGCTGTTGGATATTGTATATGGAACGCTGGAAGAGATCGATAATAGACCTATATTGGTTGATTCGCTTCTGGATAGTAATTAAGTTTTTAGATTCAGAGTCGGAAGACGTGGAATGAGAGTGCGGTTAAAGTAGGGCATATAAAATTATATAATACTGCGAAAATGTTGAAAATTGCGGTTATGTCCTGCCGATCGGTTTAACCAATCACCAACCACATTTTCTCGTCTCCGTCTCCGATCTCCGAACCTAAAAAAAAGAGAGACTTTTTTCAGTCTCTCTTTTTTCATATTAAGCAATTCTTGGTGAAATTGTCAATTCTTAGGATGAAAAATATCTCACCCGACACATTGTTCACTTATTGATGAAAGTATTCAAAAAATCGGCAATTACATCATCATCGGTTTTCTTGACCTTCTTAACCTTTACCGGCTCACTCTTGGGGAAAAGCACGTCAAGAAGATCGTTAACCCCGGTCATAAGACCGTAAACCTCAGCAAAAATATTCTCCACATCGGACGCGGTCAACGCGGAATCCTTGTAGCCATTAAGAGCGGCATACTCGTTAATCCGATCGGCGATTTCCTGCGCGAGCGCAGCCTTCCGATCGGCCTGCTTGGATTCCTTCTCCACCTGCTTAACCGCATCATTCAGAGACTTAGCCATCTCGTCCGCAATAGCCTGAGCGTCCTCACCATTCTTCAAACGAGCAATAATATCATTCATATCCATATGAATACCTCTTTTCTTATTTTCTATATATATTATATACTATTTTTTTAAAAATGTCAAGATTTTTTTGGACGAAAACATACGTGTGAAACAATGTAAGGGCGAAGCAATTTTTAATTAATCATAAAGGCATATGATCCTACGCGGGCTTAAAAAAGTCTTTTTTTACCATTATAACATATTTTTTATAAAAAGTCAATTTTCGGGATTTTTTTGGGCCATATGGAGAGGTGCTAGAAGTATGAAAAATTTTGCATATGGGTATACCGATCGGAAACTCGGGCCGGGACGTCCCACCCCGGCCCGGCCATTATACCACATTTTCCGATCGGTGTCAATAGGCAAAATGCACAAAAAAAATCAGCAGGTTTTAGTCAACCTGCTGATTGAATATTTATGCAAGAAATGCGTTTACAATTTCATCGAACACCGTGGGGTCAATGTTTACGTTAAAAAAGCGGTCATTCTTGCGGAACGCTTTGGGGTAGCGTCTAATCAGTTCCGCACGCAATGCGCTTTCCGCGCCCTCGGCGGGATAGTCCCCACAAGAGCGGATTCGATGAATCTCAACGCGAGTGATAGAATACTTTTTCGCATATTCGCCGATTTCATCACGCAAACGCCCTACAACGTCTTTTGCGGAAGTACCTACCTTGTTAAATTCAAGTTCATTGTTGTTGTAAAACTTGAAGAAGTAAACCGCTTGAACGTCTTTCAGATTCTCGCCACAATTAGGCATAAACTCCATTGAAACGGGCGGTCTACCGTCCTTAAAACGGCGTAGCTTAATAGTAATTTCTTCCATTGACACAAAATCCTCTCTATTGATTGAGGTTTACCATCGTTCTCTCAACCATTATTTTTTTGCACTTTTTGACTTGTTTTTGGGTGAAAAACCGCATTTTTCAGCGGTTTTTCACCCTTTTTTATCAGTTTTTGGGCTTTCGCTTCTGAATCAGGGTCAATTCGTAGTCATTTTCGCCCACATGGAACGCAATCATGCGCTCCACATTCGTAATTTCTACGTTTTCGCACGCATTTTCGCTGTTTTCACGCAAAAAAGTTGCAAGTTCAGCGATAATCGAGCGTTTTGTGGGGTTTTCCTTGCGCTGTCGCTTCTCAAATTTATAAGCGGTCGGCGCTTTGCGTGTTCCGGTTTTAGAATACTTGTTAGCTTCTTTGAGCTTTTCCGCAGACAGGTCAAAGTCCTTGGCGATTCCATGGTCAATGTCATCATCGTCCATGAGAATTTCTTTTGCTTCCTCGGCAGTACAATCTAACTTTTTCATCAGATTATCAATCTTTGCCTGAAAGTCCTTTTCACTCATTTTAGGCATTTCTTTTGCCCCCTTTCAAGTATGATTATAACACCGCCGTCAGCAAATGTCAAGAGAAATTTTTGGGAGCGCCTGATTTTTTTCAGGCGCTCCCCTGAATCAGTGGGCGAGACGGAAGTAGGACTTGCGCTTGTCCACAATCTTCTCGACGCCGTTCGCTTCAATCATCTGACGCAGAAGAGCGGAAACGCGCTGATTGGTGAGGTCGCCCAGACCGTCCACATTCTTGATGAGTTCGGTCACAGTGTAGAGCTTGTCAGGATTCGCGGACAGCTCGGCAAAGATAATATCCTTGTAGCTGTCGTTCGCAATCTGATTCGCGGTCGGCTTCTTATCACCGGCGTTCTTGCGAGCCAACAGGTCAATCTCGTGATTGATAAACTCAACCATGGCGGGGTCAGCCTGAACCTCGGACAGTTTGAGCAGAGCCTCGAAACGGTCGCGCTTGGTGAGCTTCTTAACAGTAGAAGTAGACATAGTATCAATTCCTTTCTTTGCGGTAGGTCGCTACCCTTTTGATATATTGAGTATACCACATTTTAGAGTGCTTGTCAAGAGGTTTCGCAAACTTTTTACACGAATTACTACCCCGACCTGACGGATAATTTATTGTTTGTTGGTTCAATCTATCTGTCAGCGGAAACCGCTTCGAGTATAGTTGGCTCAATCAAACTCACTTTCGCGTTCAACGTTTGGCTTTACAACGTGGTGTATTATGTTTACTTCCTGTACTTTCTCAAGGTCGCGCGCCCTCGGATTTCTTGGGCTACTCCCTCTTGACATTTTCTATTGTAGCACACTCGCTGGGATTTGTCAAGAGATTTTCAAGAAAAAACTCATGAATTTTTTCTTTTATCCCGTGCGTTCCGCTCCGAAGAGACCTTAACGTAATAGGTGAACGGTCTATTGCTACTTCCAACCGTAGCCCCACACCGACCTGTGGCTCAGGGGTTTCCCTCTTGACATTATTTATTGTAGCACTTTTCGCGCCACTTGTCAAGAGGGAATTTCAAATTTCTTTGAAATTTTTTTGGCTTAATCCTGATAGGAGCGACCCATCATTGAGCCATTCCCCTCTTGACATTATCTATTATAGCAGATTGCCCACGGATTACAATTGACAAAATAACCAAATTACGGGAAAAAATTTTCTTCACTTTTGTGCAACTTTTCTCTTGACAAAATTGGCGGGGCGTGGTATAATGGTGAATTCGACCCGCTTTGGGCGTTAGCGGGCCGACCATTTTATCACAAAAATTCGCGTTTGTCAATAGGTAAAATAGACAAAAAAAACTACCCAAAATTGGGTAGTTTTTTATTTTAGTCCAGCAGGTTAATCTCGCCAGGAATCCTAAAAGAATCAGCGTCCAGCGTGGAATTGTAGTCCTCGGTAAAGAGTTCAATCATTCCACACTCCATGACGTAATTCTGAACCGCCCGCCGAACATTGTTCCAAAGGTCAGTCTTTCGGCTTTCCGCTCGGGCTTCCTTGGCTTCCTTTATCTGAGCGAGAAGTTCGTCCAATTCCTCGTCAGTCATGTAATTAAAATCCAAATCCATTTTCAAAACTCCCCCTTAATGGCTTCTTTCCACACGTCCCAGCCGAACTTTTCTTCGCGGTCTAACTTCTTGCCAATGTCTTTTGCGGTCAGCAGGTCAAGTTCGTCCGCAATCTCGGCTTCAAAGTTTACCCAAGAGTCGTAGGTCTGAATAATGAAAACCTCATCGGCTTCAAAGACGCCACCGCACTCGGCGCAGATAATATAGTCATGGTCGATTAAAATACCCATGTGAGGGTCATTGTCATCAGGGACTACAAAAAGAACTTGCTTAGCTTCCATAGAAAACACCTCTTTCATTTGATACATTGATTATACCATAGGGAATAGGACTTGTCAAGCCCTATTCCCTATTTTTTTTTAGCCCATGTTTACAACGGGATTTTCCTTAATGTTTCGCATGAGCGCGCGCTGAAACTCGGTCGGCTTGGGGCGTTCCACCGTGGGGTTTTTGAAAAGGGACTTTTCCATTTCCTTGTGCTGTCGGACGCAATAGCGCAGAATCTCAACTTCAATGAGAACATCTTCAAGCCCCGTATGTGATTCATCAAATTCGTCCTCACCGCTGATAAAGCGATAGAGAATTTCTGCGGTAAAGCGGAGCTGTCCGTTCTTGGTCTTGTAGCCGTTCTTTTCGCAATAGTCGCGGTAAGTAGGCATTTTGCCGATAACCTGTCGCGCCATTTTCAACGTGTCCCATATTTCAAGGTCGTAGGGGAAGAAATAGCGATACTTGCTTTTCGTGTCCCATCTTTGCGCGTTGTTGCAGGCGTTAAGGTCGAACCGCATATTGTGAGCGCACACAAAAGAACAGTTATAACGCTCAACGCAATCACAAAATGCCTTGCGGATTTCGTAAAGGTCAGCCATCACGCGCGAACCGTTCTTAATGTCCTCGATGTAGCGGGGAATCTTGTCGGCGTAGTATGCGGACTGCATCAGGTCGCGCTCGTAGCAGAAAATGTCTCGATTCACAAAGGAATAAGTTTCATAAACATTGCCCTTGGAATCAATGACCGCCCAGCCGAAGTCGTAGGGAAGTACATTTGACATATCCAGCTTATCGCCGTCCTGAATGGTATTCGCGGTTTCCGTGTCCAGCATAATACCGTAGTTTTTGCGCCTATCAATACCCATTTTATCGTCTCCTATTGGAAAAGTAGATTGAGGTTTACCATCGTTCTCTCAACCTCTAAATATAGTATAGCACTTTGCTATTGGTTTGTCAACAGTTTTTTAATAGGGCAGAGGATTTTTTTATCCCCTGCCCTTTTCCCTTTACGCGAGGGAGAAGTAGGACTTGCGCTTGTCAACCGTCTTGACAACGGTGTTCGCGTCAATCATCTGACGCAGAAGAGCGGAAACGCGCTGGTTGGAATACTCCGCAAGCTCGGGAACGCCCTTGATGAGGTCAGTCACCGTATACAGCTTGTCAGGGTTGGCGGTCATCTCGTCCAGAATGACCTGCTTCACAGCGTCATTCTCCATCTGCTTGGCCGTGGGCTTCTTATCGCCCGCGTTCTTCTTGGCGAGAAGTTCAATCTCATGCTCGATGAACGCTACCATATCAGGATTGGCCTGAACCTCGCTCATTTTGAGCAGAGCCTCGAAACGGTCGCGCTTAGTGAGCTTCTTAGTAGTAGAAGTAGAAGTAGCCATAGTATCAATTCCTTTCTGGTTTTTAAGACTGTCCTTGTCTTTGATGTAGTTATTATATCATAGGCGGAGCAGGCTGTCAATAGTTTTTGTAAATTTTTTTTAGGGGCGGTCGCGAGGTTTATTACTATACATCTTGTTTATACCTACCTTTATCTATAATCATAAACCAATTCATTTTACTAAACCAAATTAGTTTTTAAGGCGGTGGACGAGCATCAGAAATCATTTTGTTTACCTCTCTCATTTGATGTATTCATTATACCCTACGTTGAGCGGTTTGTCAAGGGGTTTTTCAAACTTTTTTTGAAAGTTTGTTCGGCACGCCACGCTTGGAACATTCCGTCGGATTTTGGTATAATGGTCAAGGGAACTGCCTTTCCGCAGGTCTTACTCTTTCCTCCTGACATTATGTAGTATAGCAGATTGGTATTGATTTGTCTATTGGCAAAATAACCAAATAACGGGAAAAAATAAAATTGAAATTTGTGCAAAATTTCTCTTGACAAAAATGCTGGCGGGGTGTATAATGGTAAATTCCGGTCGCAGCGTACGTGGGCGACCGGCCAATTTTATCACATTTCCCGGGCGGTGTCAATAGTCAAATTAAACAAAAAAATCTCCCCATTTTTGGGGAGATTTTCATTTGAAATTAGTCAATGATACTAACTTCGGTCTTGACAGGCGTTACCATCTTTTCGCGCGGGAACTCGCGAATCTGACCCGTTTCGAGGTTGACCGCATAGCAAAACTGCCAACCTCTTGATTTGAGGAACGGGGCTTTGTTGTTCCCATCAATTTTAAGATACATACCCATTCCGCTCTCGCTTCTCAGTGTGGTGAACGTGCCACCGCACAGGATATCCATAATTTGGAGCTGACCCTTATCGCCAAAATTTACTTTCATTTTTATTTCCCCTTTTAAAATTCTTCTAAAAAATGAATTGGTTTATGGTTCGGTCTGAAAAATGCCATTCCCTCGGTATAAAGAGAATTAAACAAATCCGCAGACACTTCAAACCATTCCGTGCCGCTAATGTGATTGCCTAACTCGCTTAAAGTCAGATGACAAGAATTTTCCATGTCTCGACTACCGGCGCAAGTGCTACGCATTATTGCTTTCGGATTATGGCTATAATAGCTTTTACGACGCTTTGCGAGGTTTTTAGTGCCGTCAGAATAACCAACTTTAACCAAATGACTATTAGTTAAATTATCCATCATCAAATACAGCATTTTTACCTCACAGCAGATGGGTATTAACCCAATCTGCGGTCACAAGTCCGATTTCCTTAGAGACAACCGTTTCATAGCGGTAATTACCACCGGCAGTTCGTCCGGTCACTTTGGCGAGAACGCCAAGGGTAAGCCAAAAATAAGGCATCATTTTTATCACCCCTTTGAACCGACCGTAAAGAGCGAACGCAGAAGCAACAGAACAATCCAAATTGCGAGTGCCAGCTTCCACGAGAACACGATGACGAAAGTGCCGATTGCGGTGATGCCAAGGGCGGGAAGAAGCCAGCAGAGAAGCCAGACAAAACCAGAGGTAAGCAGGAACGAAATTGCGAGAGACAGCAGAATCAAAAGAACAAACATTTTATTTTCCCCTTTTCATTTGATGTATTTATTATACCATTGGAGTAGGGCTTTGTCAAGCCCTTTTCTCCAAAAGTTCCGAAAGTTTTTCGATAATGTTTACTGCGGTCGGGTCAATGGTAGCGCCCAAATGCCAACCATTCCGAACCTTTTCATTATCGTCAACCAAGATGGACACGTCATAGCGGTCGCGCACGCTGTCGGCCTTAGTTGCGCCATACTGGACGCCGTGGAAGTGGTCATAGTGAAAGCCTTGCTCTTCAAGCCAAGCGCGCTTTGCTTCACGAACGGCGTTCTTGTATTCCTCGCTCGAATCCTTAGAGAGCCAAGTGATGATATTGATTTCCCAACCCTCGGCGCGGAGAAGTTCGCAAACCTCATTCAGTTCAGCCATATCGCACATAGGAACGGCAGTTCGATAGGGCTTAGGATTTTCCGAACGGAGAAGCGCGAGCCAATCCTTGACGCCGTAGAGGTCAGCGATAGTGCCGTCCATATCAAAGTTGATGGAGCGCCGACGAGCCACAACGTGGGACTTGATGTAAATAATTTTCATAGATATTTACCCCTTTCCTTTACTGTATTTGTATTATACCACTATTGGATTTGCTTGTCAAGTGTTTTTTTCAAAATTTTCGCGGTCTTTCTCAATACACGAAAGATAAGAAATTAAGCAAAATCAGCACAGGAATAGCGTATACGATATTGAAAGAGTCCCACCCGAGACTTTCACAGGAATAAGCAAAAATAAAGCCAAAAACGAGGCCGAAAATGCCGATTAAAATAATCATTCTAAATCCTCTATATGACCGTAGTGTTCGTTGATATGCCATTCAAGATAGGCATTAGTCGCAATCTGAATTTCTATATCTAACCAGTTATAAAAGTCCTCGGGGTCGCGGGCCATGCGTTCGTCAATAATATCAGCAAGAGAAACGCGATGGGCGATAAACTCTGAAATATCAAGAGAATCCATAGAAGAAAGAAGTTCTTCCACACATTCTCCGCGAGTAGAGAACTTTTCAGTAGAAAAATCGTGAGTGTAATACATTGTTTGTATCCCCTTCCTTTACTGTATCCATAGTATAGCAGATTATTACATTTTTGTCTATTGGCAAAATGCCCAAATTCGGGAAAATAATTAGTTGAACTTTTGGTTAAATTTCCTATTGACAAATTGCTGAGATGGTGGTATAATGGAATTTCCGGCCGTGGCAGGCGCAAACGGCCGGCCAATTTTATCACACTATTGGATTTTTGTCAATAGGCAAAATAAATAAAATTTTGAGACGAGATTTGGTTATCTCGTCTCAAAATATTTTTAACGTTCGGACACAATGCTAAGGTAGCGGACAATCATGTCCATTTCGCAACCCTTGTCCTGCTGGTCGCAAACCGCATAACCAATGAGTTCGCCGTCTGCGGTAATCGGGTAAACGCCATAAGTGTTATTGAAAACAAACGGCTTTCTTTCGTATTCCCATTGGGTCGGAACATAGGCCGGATAGTTTTCCATACCCCGCAGTTTCACGGTAGTATCATAGATTGCGATGGGACGCAGACCGGAATTTGATGCCATTGTGATGGCAACTCGCATAGCATCGTCGGTCAGTGAACCAAGCACCGAATACCTCTTGAAGCAAACGCAATCGTTGTCTTCAATGAAGATTTCGAGCGGGTCGCCCTCGCGAATCTTCAAAGTCCGGCGAATTTCTTTCGGGATAACCACACGTCCAAGGTCATCAATTCTGCGAACAATACCAGTAGCTTTCATTTTAATTTTCCCCTTTCACTTGATACGTTAAGTATAGCAGAACAAAAGGCTTTTGTCAAGCCCCTTATTCAAGATTTTTGCTTTCCGCGACAAAATATTTTGCTTCGTATTGATTGGCAATAGCCTTGACTTTTGCGCTTTCCTTTTGAGTTGCACAGTAGAAATTGAAAAGCGTATGTTTATCGCTCAATTCAATGTAAGAATGTGGGACATCATGTAAGTCAAAGTCAATGGTAGTAGTGTATTTTGTCGGGACAGTAAGCTCGACTTTCCAAAGTTTATCCTTGCGAGCTTTTTCTTCAATCCACTTGACAAGATAAACGCCTACGAAATTACAAATGGCAGTAATAGCCATTTTCAACCAGATAGGCATACCGTCCGCGGAAGTCAGCACAATCACATAGGAATAAAAACCATAAGTGATGGCGTTGATGAAAGACGCGCTAAACTTTCCGCCCTTGACAGTCAAAATGCTTTTGATAGTTGACAGAATCACATTCACCGCCGTACAAAGCGCGAACAGAAGAATTGTATTCATTATTATCACCCTTTCCTTTTTCTATTATAATAATATCATATTATAATAGAAATGTCAATAGAGAGTTTTTAATTTACTCCATTAACTTTTCTAATAGGTCATCAGCACATTCATAGGTGATGCTCCGGCGGTCGCATTGGTCGGATAAGGGACAACAAGCGCAGTCATTAAAGGTTTCCGTCCAAGCGCGCAACCAGTCAATCAAGCGCAAAGTATCAACTTCTTCATACATTGTTATCAGTCTCCTTTACTCGGACAAAAAAGACCTTATTATAGATTTTTGTTGCTTTAAGGTCAATCCAAAAATACACATTTCCGCATACTCGATAGATTTTACAAGTCTCTCCGCTAACCTTTTTGACTTCCTCAAACTTCTCTGGCGTAGTAGGATAAAAAATTGTCAATTTGAGGAACATCGAATAGAAAGCCAAAGGAACGAAGCCGATAATCAGAGCAATCCATGCGAGAACATCAGTTAAAGTGTTTTCCCATTCACACCATTCATCGGTGATTGTGGCGAACGCAATACCCACGCAAAACGCGAGAATCAACCAATACCATGCAACCATCATTTTAGCCCCCCTTTATTTGTTGTATACATCTTACCACATTATAGGATTTTTGTCTATTGGCATTTTACACAAAAATTCGTGTGAAAATTTGTTGAACTTACCTCTTGACAAAAAACTCGGCGCGCCACAATCGTCCGCGCGCCGCCAATTTTATCACATTCAAGGAACTTTGTCAATAGTGAAAGTAAACAAAAAAAATCTCCCAAATTTGGGAGATTTTTCATTTAGCTTTTACGCTTCAAGGTCTTCGAGAATGGGGACGAGCTTATCTTCAAGAAGCTCGATGCGCTTAATCATTTCATTCCCCGCAGTATCTTTTGAGGAATATTTTTCCTGAACGCCGTGTCGTGCCATCAGGCACACAGCCTTGACAGTCTCACTAAGTTTCTCATTCTTCATTTTTCTTATCTCCATTCAATTTATTTTTTGGAAAGGGTGGCAGTTGATAGGCTCAACTGCCAAAGCCATAGGAAAGGGGGAGAAAAAACACGAACAAAAGTTCGGTTTTGTCAAGGGATAATCAGTTCCGCGTCGTAGACAGGCCGAACCATGCAGGGTGCGCCAAAGCAGTCGAGATTGTAAGTGTCCAAATTGAGAGCGTTCCATTCTTCTGCGCCGGTATCTTCATCAACCACTGACGCGGTTTTGATGTAATAGACGTTTCCAGAAGCGGGGTCTTGAAAAATCATACCCTCGGGAAGGTCTTCAAATGCAACCATTTTGTTGCTATGCTTAACAGTAATTTTCATTTCATTCACTCCTTATTATAATATCGGTAAGCCCATTCAACGATTTCATGGCTTGTAGTAGTCCATTTTTCTTTATGGGTGTTAAACTTTTCCGCGTTTTTTTCAACATAATCATTATATTCCATGCGCGCGGTATCGTATGCCCCAATAGCTACAAGCAAGGACTGTTTTGCTTTTTCGGCATCGGAAACTGCTTTCTTGCGGTCAGCGCCCTCGGGGTAAAGGTCGATTACGCCTAAACGCGTAATGACTTTGGTTGTTTTTTCATACACGCGGTCGCGCTCTTCCCAAACCTCATAGAGCAGTTCGTCCGCGCGATTCTCATAGGGATTGAATGGCTTTTTCTTCTTACCGAACATTTTTCTTTTTCTCCTTTTCTTGCTTATTCCACATTCTATCGAAGAACGCATTTGCGAGGACACGCTTGTAAAGGTTGTCAGGCATGGGGCGCTCGCCGTGCTTATTTCTCCATATCGCGGTGATTTTATCAATATCCGCGATATAGGCTGTAATGAGTGTGCCGTCCTTAGCACTACGAATAAGCAGAATACCGGTCGTAGTGATAGTGTAGAGAACATCGTCCTCAATGCTGTCGATATACGGTTCGCCGATTCCTACATTATCGTAGATGAAGAGCAGGCGGTCAATGCGGTCTTGCGTGGCGTGTTTTGACATTTTGATAAGCATTTGTTTTACCTCTTTCTTTTCCTCTTGGATTGATTATATTATACCATATGGGGAGGGGCTTGTCAAGCCCCTTTAATATAATTGTTCCCCATCGTGGTAGCGCTCATATTCCGCTTCAAGGAAGTCGAGAATAGTTTCAAAGTCGTCTGCGTCCGCGGGGTCTGCAAAGGTCTTTTCAAGAACTTCGTTAGTGTGTCTATTGTAAACTCGAACCATATCCATTTTACTTACCTCTTTCTTGATTGTATATGTATTATATCATGCGAAAGGGCTTTTGTCAAGCCCTTTTTATCAGAAATGATAATCTCTGATGATGGCGTCGAACTTGGGAGCATATACGTTTTCCCACTGTTCTTCAAGTGTCTGGTCATTCGTGCGATATAATTCCCACTGAACCGCGCCATAAGCGTTGTGCTTGAAAAGCTCGGCGTCGCTGGGCATCTGCTCGGCATAGAGAAGCTGGGTCTTGATAAAAGAGTGAATGTTGTAGTTAGTCATTTTATTTACCTCATCTTTCTGTTCCCTTGGAACAATTATAGTATAACAAATGCTTAGGCATTTGTCTATTGACGGATCGCACAAAATTGGGAAAAATAATTTGTGCAAATTTTCGCAACTTTTTGCTTGACAAATTGCTGGCCCTGTGATATAATGGAAATTCCGGGCGCGTGGGCCGTGCGCGCCCGGCCGAACGACTATTGTTAAAATTTTAACAAAAATGAAATAGAAAGGGCGCGGTAATTATCGGCTACCGCGCAAACCATAGTATGAAAAATTTGTTTACTACTTCAAGAGGCTTACCATTTCCTCTTGACATGATTATAATACCACAACGGGGCGAGTTTGTCAATAGTTTTTTGAAAAAAATTTTCAGGCGAGATAATTAAATCTCGCCTGAAAATTACACGTCCCACATGGCTTCCGCAATCCAAAAGTATTCATAGCGGAGTTTGGACTGAATCGCAAACAAAGCGTCCGCAATTTCTCCGCCGTCTCTGCGGTCTTCCTCGTCTGAAAGCATCTGACTTTCTTTCGCAATTCTTTGAGCTAACTTTTCAATGGCATCTGCTTGTTCTCTCAAAGCCTGCGGGATAGGTTTTTCATTCATTATTTGTTCCCCCTTTTCACATTTAACGCATTGAGCGTGTGTTCCGCACTTTCCATCACAATAAGGACATTCCATTTTAGCTCCCCTTTCTCAACTCTTTTTTGAGTTCTTCCCATTCACCCGGATAAAGTTCAATGTTAGTGTTATCAATACACTTTCCAATGAATTCAATCTGCTCCTCAGTAAATTTCATTTTCTTGTTTCCCTTTCCTTTGATACATTAAGTATAGCAGAAAAAGGGCTTTTTGTCAAGCCCTTTTTCTTATTTTTTTCAACTTTCTTTTCTAACGGAGTAGTAGCCCCTTTTTCCTTTTCCGGGCTTGTAAATCAACTTTCTATCAGTCCAGCAAAGCTGACTACAATACCATGAAACGGTGGAGCAAGAATATTCCTTGCCGGTCTCACGGTAAAGAATAAACTGAATTTCCGTGGGGCGCAGGGGTTTTTCTGCCTTTGAGAGGACATCGAGCATCATGTTTTTCATCATGGTGTTGCGGATTTCCTGCTTCCGTCTCCGCTCTTCCTGGGCTTCCTCGAATTTCTGGCAAGCCCGTTCCGCCTGAAACGTGTCCATTCCGGTAAAAGTGCCATTATCAAGGCATTTTCTCAAAAGGCTATAAGTTTCAAAGTCCATCATGTTAGTATTTCCCTTTCCTTTATTGTGCTTTTATTATATCATCTACTTCTGGATTGGTCAAGGGCTTTTTGGAAAAAGAGGGAAAAATTTTCCCTCTTTTACCTTACCACTCTACGGTAAGAATGCCGTTTGAATAAGAAGTCGTATAGCCATAATTCCGCAAAAGATTTTTCAAGGCTTCTTTTACGGCTTCATCTTCAATGGAAACGAGACAGCGAGACAGATAATTTTCGCCCTTTTTTGCGTGGTCTTCAATATCTTTCATCAGATTTTCTTCGAGATAGGCACGGGCTGTAGCAGTATCTTTTGCGCGCTTGGTATTGCGAGTTTCCTTGGCGATAGTTGCCATTTCGTGAGCATATTTAATTTCCATTTTGTTTTCTCCCTTTCCTTTGATGCTTTTATTATAGCATATAGGGCTTGTTTTGTCAAGCCCTATATGCAATTTCTTTTAGCAATAGGCGAGATTCCCGCGCGCCCAGCCATATACGCTGATTTGATTGCACGCCTTGCCAATTTCAAGCGCCTGCTTCTTGGTCTGCACTCTCTTGGACTTGTCAACATAATAGATGCCGTTTGCAAGCCACACACCGCAGTTTCCGCCGAAGTCCTTAACCGCGTTAATAGCTTCGCGGGCGGTCTTGCACTCTACGCCATCGGTAGCGACCTGCCAGCCGGACTTGTAGTTGACTTTCTTGCCATATTTGAGAGTCATGCCGTCGTTTTCAGCGAGCTTGCGAATAGAACGAATGTTAATCATGTTGTTATCCCTTTCCGGTTTGGTAGGTTTTCCTTCCCTTACTGTGATTATAGTATAGCACCGATTCAGGATTCTGTCTATTGACACTTTACACAAAGATTTGCCTCAAAAATTTGTGCAATCCGCCTATTGACAAAAACACGGCGCGCCAGGTCCGTTCGCGCGCCGGCCGATTATACCACAAAGTTTTGAAATTGTCAATAGGCAAAATATACAAAAAAATCTCCCCATTTTTGGGGAGATTTTTAATTCAAAAAATTTAATTTTAACCATCAACGTAAATGATAAGAACATCATCTTTGGCTTTCAAACCGCTAACCGGCAATCCCAGCACCCATTCTTCACTTGCCCCCAAAGCATCGCCGTTCAAAGTCATGCGACCTTTGCGGTCTTTGAGATAGCGACCGCAAGTGTTTTCATTTATCACTTCGATGCCGTTCCCCTCATAGAACATCAGCGCGCCTTTTACCAGACCAATCACATTTTTAACCATGCCCAAAGTCATTTTTGTCAGCCTCTTTCGTTTTAATGTTGTTCCCCTTGGAACGATTATAGTATAGTATAAACTATAACAAAAGTCAATAGGTAAAATGACAAAAAGAATCGGCAGGATTTTGTGTATCCTGCCGATTCTTTTAATCTTCCCAACTCTCAATGACTTCACCGGTCATTGCATCGATAATGTCAACCGAGAGAACGTTGTCTGCGTCCATAAACTTCTGTCCGAGGGCGTATGCGTTTTCCTGTCCCGCGACAGACACTTCATAGCGATAGCGGTTGTTATCATCAGCCTTGTAGTTGTAGTAGTTGACAGAAACAATAAATAACATTTGGTTTATCCCCTTTCTTTTTATACTCTTATTATACCATAGTTTCGGGATTTGTCAATAGGTTTTTTGAAAAAAGTTTGAAAAAAAATAAGGGCGTTTCCGCCCTTATTATTCATAAACGATAATGTTGTTGCCTTGCTTTTCCACGCGAGCATCTTCACAAAAGTGATAAGTAAAATCCGCGTAAAGATGTTTGAGAAATTCGCGTCTCCATTCGCGGGACTTCGGCTCTAATTCAAAGAGAATGTAAAGCGTTTCCTCTAATCGGTCAAGGAAATTTTCAGTGTCCGCAACATTGAACTTGCCCGCGAGTTTCGGCGTGGGATTATAAATGCTAATAGTGAGAATGTTGTAAGTTGTCATTGTTTTTATCCCCTTCCTTTATTGTATCTACATTATACCATCTACTTTTGGATTTGTCAAGAGTTTTTTATAAAAAAATAAGGGCTTTTTCAGCCCTTATTCTTAGCACTTGACCCACGTGTTGACTAACTTCCGCTCAATAGTCGCGGGCTTCGTCAGGGTCTTCGCATACGCCTGCGCTTCTTTCTTAGTCTTGAAGTAGGTCGGCAGGTAGTAGCCAAGGCGAGCGCTGTAATTATCTTCGGTGTAAACTCTGTATTTCATCTTTTGTGTTCCCCTTTCCTTTACTGTAATTATAATACCATAGACCGCAAAGAATGTCAAGTGTTTTTTTCAAAAAAAAGAGAAGTTTTTCAACTTCTCTTTCTGCGATGAATCGCTCTTTTTACGCGGTGCTCCACGTATTCGATGAGCGCACCCGCGCCGATAACACCAACATAGATAGCGAGAAGAACAAGACCATCGTGAGTAGACATTTGATTTACCTCTTTCTTTCTTTTGATGTATTCATTATACCAAACAAAGGGGCTTTTGTCAAGCCCCTTTTTTATTTTTTTACAGTTCTTTTCCAACCTTGACAATTACAATTTTCTCCGGCAAGACTTCAATGTCCTTAATGCCCGCTTCATTGACTTCCTTGTTTGTGCAAGTCCACCCAAGCTCATCTAATGCGTCCCATTCATCGTTCCCGCTGGGAGTCCAAGTGTTGAATCCGTCATCAATCATCACGTCATAGCCCTTGCTGTAAGTCTCCATAATCTGTTCGATAATCATTTGTTGTATTCCCCTTTCCTTTGATGATACTATTATAGCATTTCGGGATAGAAATGTCAAGCGGTTTTTGGCAAAAAATGGAAAAAATTTTGCTTTAACGCTTTACTGTGGTAAAGTTCGGGCTGGGACGCCCTACACGCGCACCACGGCGCAAGAGAAAGAGCGGGAAGCCCACTCCCGCCCTTAATACATTTCGCTACTGGGTTCAACTGTGAAATACTCGACATTCCGCAAGTCGAGCTTGCCATAGAACTTATCATTATACATTGTAGCACCTGTCGCGAGTAAGTCGTTCATCTTACCTGCAATCTCCATAGCGCGCTGTTCTTCGAACGCCTGCTGGAAGAGATAGCCCTGACCGCCCTTAGTGTAATAAACAATGCCGTAAATCATTTTTCATTCCCCTTTCCTTTTGTGATTATAGAATACCACATTCTAACTGATTTGTCAAGACCTTTTTGCGAAAAATCTTTGTTAATTTTTTAACAATCTACGCCGTTAGAAAGGGAGCATTACTGCTCCCTTAATCTGCGTAAAGACTTATCAATTCGTTTATCTTGTCAATTGCTTCATCAATGTCATCGAGGTAGTTGTCTGCCAACATACTTGCATGGCTGGCTTCCTCGTAGTCATCATACGCGTCGCTGAGTTCCTGTGTGCCAAACTTGCCTGCCTCTTCGAGCGCGTCTACCTCATGCCATGCCCTTGACATCTCCCCACGCTTAATCTGGCAGTCGCGGAACGCCTGCTTGCTTTCGTTCATTAAACGTTCCTTTTCTGCTTTGAGAGTGTTGTAAAAATCCGGATTAGTCATTTGAGTATTCCCCTTTCTTATTGTATCTACATTGTAGCACATTACCACGCATTTGTCAAGAGTTTTTTTACTCTTCTCTGCTTGTTAATTTTTTAACAATCTTCGCCGATCCGCAAGAAAGAGAGAGACTTAATAAGCCTCTCTCCATACCTTGATGATTGTATCATCTTCCACAGTATCAGTGTCATTGTCGTTAATCCACAAGAGCAAGAAGTCGTTGTCATCAATGTTGAGCGCTTCCACGTCCCACAGATTGCCCTGCTCGTCAATGAGTGTCAGGGTATCGCCCTCACGTGCGTAGACCTCTGCGCCGACGAAACGAATGCTTCCGCGTTCCGTGCCTGCACCGCACCAATTCTCAATGACCGAGAGGTCGTAGGACTGGGGCGCTTCCTCGCAGGCTTCCGCGGTTGTGTTGTCGTGGAATGGGCCGAAGAAAGACACGGAGAGAATGATGGCAAGAGCGAGAGTGATGATTCGAGAAATGTTCTTCATTTTGATTTACCTCTTTCTTTTTGATGATACAAGTATAGCACATGGCTATTGGATTGTCAATAGTCATTTTGCACAAATGTGATGGCGTGGTTTCGGGTATTTTGACTATTGTGCGCTTTGACGAAGTTTTGGCGAAAAAATTGTGCAAACTGCTGATTTTTATAAAACTCGGCTCGCCACTACCGCCAGCGAGCCGAGCAACGTTTACCGGGGTGTTTGTGCGGGATGGGGTTGTGCGATCTGCGAGAGAGCGAGAGTAAGGCTGATATACTCTCAGAGAATAAGCGAGTTAGAACCTTATGGATGGGGGGTGTATTTCGGGAAAAAATTTTTTTTGATTTGTGTTTTTTCTTTTGCGTGGTCAAAACGCAATCTAAATCAATTTTCAATTTCAAATTACGAAGAATAATTTAAATTTACTATAATCAATTTTCAATTTCAGAATACGGGAAAAATAACAAATCAATTTTCAACTTTAAATTACGAATTAATTACGATTTCTTTTTTCTACCTCTTTTGGGCTTCTCTCCCCACATAAGAGTGTATAATCCAGAAGTAGCAGAATAAGTGGCTTTCTGCTGATACTTTTTAGCAACTGCCTTCAAGGGACTGAGTGGTTTCCGCATTTAATTTTTCCTCCATATATTTGATTAATTTATCTTTATATTTACAACTATCAATATATCTATTAATAGTATCTATATCATATTTTTCCATTAAGTGTTCTAATACATATTTGTATTTGTTTAATTGATATTCTTCTTGTTCTTTTTTAGTACTTAATTGAGCCTTTTCCGCGTCTGATAAAGGTTTATAAGTAATTGTTCTTGACCCATTATCCTTTTGTTCAATACGTATTGTTTTAAATAATTTCCAATCTCTTACAAAAGGGTCTTTATCTCTTGTTGCGTTAAAATATTCTTGTTCTAATCTAAATATTACCGCATCTATCCCTTTTATTTCAAAAGGCTGGTTCCGCCTCATCTTCAATATCCTCCCATTCAAATGTTCCATCATCTAATTCATATACAAATGCTTGTTTATAAAATGATGAAACAATTCCATCATTTGCAATTCCTTTTGGACTATTTTTCGCGTCATGAAAACAATTATAAACAATTAGTCCTTGCGTTTCATATCGCGAAAAATCTACTGCCCTTCCCTCAAAATCATAATTATAAAATATGTTTAACAATAGCATACACTCATATTGCGCGATTGGCCATTTATTTAATTCTTTTTGCTAATTTGCCATTTTTTGGTATAATACCCAAAAAGCTTTTCTATATAACCATAAAAAAAGGAGTGATGCTACTAATGCACAACTCAATAATACAATAAAAATAATTTCCATAAATACTCCTTTTCTTTTTTCTTATAATAATGATAAAATAAAAATAAAGAAATGTCAAGTCGTAGCGCGTGCTTGGGCAAAAGTTATTTGTTTTGTTAAAAAAATTTTTAAATATAAAAAGAAAAAATTTTAAATGAAACTTGACAGAAAAAATTTTTTCGAGTATAATATAAATATAGACTGGAGGTAAAAAATGATAAAACTTGATTATTCTTTACAAACTCCAGAAGAAAGAAATCAATTAGTCGAACAAATTTTGGCTGATAATCCAGATCCGCCTGAAAAGTATTTAGAAATTTTAGCAGACTATTTGGTTCTTTGTATGGAGAAACAAGAAAAAAAGGAGAAAAAATTATTAACTGACAACCGCATGGCAACAGTTAATAAGCGTGAGACTTCTTTTGAAGGTCTTGTTTCCCAACTCGAAAATGGCGAAGATGGAATTTATAATTTAATTACAGATAATAGAAATACAATATTTCAACCACATATTACAATTACAAAAAAAGATTTAGAAGAGATACCAAGTTTAAATTAGTTAAGAGAAGCCATTAATGTTTGGGAGGCTAAATTAAAAGTAACAGAAGGTAAAGATGCTTTTGTTATTAAAAAGGCTCTTATTGAAATGCGTAAAGATTAGTATGTTATGAAAAATGCTTATCGTCGTCCAATAGTGCCTACAAAATTAACCAGATCAAAGTCTTATATTCCATTAGATGATAAAACATTTATTTTTGATGATGATGGTTTTCCCATTCCTGATGGAATTAGTTTATTAAGACCTGAAATATGTTCTGCGGTTTTATGTAATTATTCCCGATTAAAACAAGATAGTTGGGGCGAATACGATAAAGATTTATGGTATTTAATGGAGGATTTTGATAAGCTTTGTGATAAAGCTTTAGCTAATTATCCTCTTTATGATAGAATCGTTGAATATAAAATTGATGGTTTACAAAATATTGACATTCAAGAGAAAATACAAATGGAATTTGGTATTAAGCACAGCCTTGAATATATTTCAAGTTTATGGCGTAATAAAATTCCAAAATTAATTGCTTCGACTGCGGAAGATGAATATTTAGATAATTATTATTTAAATGTTGAAAAAGGTAAATATAAAAAATGTAGTCGTTGTGGTAAAATAAAATTAGCTCATAATAAATATTTTAGTAAAAATAAAACAAGTAAAGATGGCTTTTATAGTATTTGTAAAAGTTGTCGAAATTCTAAGGCCAAAAAATCTTAATATTGTCCTTTTGTTTATAATAAATAGTTGAAAGGAGAATATTTTATTTATGGCTGAAACATATTATTGCGAAAAATGTAATCGTACAATGAATGGCACGGAATTCTATTCATCTAATAATTTAGAAAAATATCCTAATGATGGTAAATTTCCTGTGTGCAAAAAATGTATGACAATGCACGTCGATAATTGGAATCCAGATACTTATTTATGGATTTTACAAGAAGCGGATGTTCCTTATGTTCCAGATGAATGGAATAAATTAATGGAAAAGTATGGGCGCGATCCGCAGTCTATGACCGGTATGACGATTCTTGGACGTTATTTGTCAAAAATGAAACTCAAATAGTTTAAAGATTATCGCTGGAAAGATACAGAATTTTTATAGTAGATGGCGAATAATAAATTAGAGCAAACTATGAAACGTCAAGGGTATGATGCTCAATAGATTGCAACCGCTATTGAAAAAAGTTCTATTGCTATTCCAGAAGGAGAACTAAAAGAGCCGGTTTATGCTCCACCACCTAATGCCCCTACGGAAGATTATTTCGCACAATAGAGTGGTGAAGTGGAACAAGAATTAGACTTAACTGATGAAGACCGCACTTATTTAAGACTTAAATGGGGCAAGACTTATAAACCTGAAGAATGGGTTAAACTTGAACAGTTGTATGAAGAAATGATGGCTTCTTATGATATTCAAGGCGCCGGACATAAAGATACGCTAAAATTAATATGTAAGACATCTTTAAAGGCAAATCAATTGATCGATATTGGTGATATTGAAGGTTTCCAAAAGATGAGCAAAGTATACGATAGCTTGATGAAGTCTGGTAAATTTACCGCTGCTCAAAACAAAGCAGAATCAGGTGAATTTGTTGATTCAATTGGCGAATTAATTGAATTATGTGAAAAAGAAGGATATATTGAAAGATATTATGTTGAATAGCCACATGATAAAGTGGATTTAACTATTCAAGATATGCAACGTTATACTCGCACTCTTATTGAAGATGAAACTAATATTAGCACAATGGTAGAAAAGGCTTTACGCGAAAATGCTAAAGAAGATGAAGAGAAAGCAAAGAACGCGGAAAGCGATATCGTTGATGATGCTGATTTAAGTATTGAAGAACTTGAAAAAACTATTAAAGATAGTGATTACGCGGATTTTGAGGAATTTAAGGAATAGGAATCTGCGCAAGATAATGAGTTCTTATAGGGTTTGGATAAATAATGGCATTACAAGATTTACTGTAGTTAAGTGATAGCCGTAGAAAAATAGGGTTATCACCGGAGCGAGTAGAAGCGGTAATGCCCACTATCCGCAAATACGTTGCTTTTTGGAGAGAATATCCTGATTTATTTGTAGATTTTATGGTGCGAGGAAGACGCACTGAAATAAAAGATGGAGAATTTAATTTTTATTTTTATTAGAGAGTATTTCTCCGTTCTGTTATGCGTTATTAGTATGTTTACGCGGTTTTCCCTCGTGCTTATTCTAAATCATTCTTGTCTGTTATGGCATTAATGATTAGATGTATTTTATATCCTGGTGCGCATTTGTTCGTTACTTCTGGAGGTAAAGAGCAAGGTGCTAGTATTCTTCATGATAAAGTTCAAGAAATATGTGAACTTATTCCAAGCTTTAACCGAGAAATTGATTGGAGCCGAGGAAAAACTCTTGAAGGAAAAGATAAAGTTAGATATGTGTTTAAAAATGGTTCAGTTTTGGATAACCTCGCAGCCCGTGAAAGTACTCGTGGTCAGCGTCGTCATGGTGGACTAATGGAAGAGTGCGTTGGTATTGATGATGCCATTCTTCGTGAAGTTATTATTCCTGTTATGGCAATTTCTCGTAGAGCTAAAGATGGCACTACCAATGAACAAGAGCCATTAAACAAATCACAAATCTATATTACTACTGCTGGTTATAAGGGCACATTTCCTTATGATAGACTTATTGGTTTCTTAGTTCGTATGGTAACTTAGCCTGATCGTTGTATGGTATTAGGCGGAACATGGCGAACTCCTGTTGCAGTAGGATTACAAAGTAAAACATTTATTACTGACCAAAAGAATGAAGGAACTTATAATGAAGCTTCATTCGAACGTGAATATGAGTCTAAGTGGTCAGGAACTGTTGAGGATGCTTTCTTTAATGGAGAGCATTTTGATAGAAATAGAAAATTGTTATAGCCTGAATATGAAGCTTCTGGACGAGCGGGTGCGCAAGCTTATTATGTGCTTTCTGTAGATGTAGGTCGTAAAGGATGCGATTCAGTAGTTTGTGTATTTAAAGTAACACCACAAGCTCAAGGTCCAGCTATTAAATCATTAGTAAATATGTATACTATGTCAGATGATCATTTTGAAGATTAGGCTATTAAATTAAAGAAATTATTTTATAAATATAAAGCTAAAACTTTGGTTATAGACGGTAATGGTTTAGGTATTGGACTTTTAGATTATATGGTAAAATCTCAAAATGATGAAGATGGTGAATTTTTACCTGATTTCGGTGTTGAGAATGATGATGATGGATATTATAAAAAATATCGCACACCAAATACTCAATTTGATGCTATGTATGTTATTAAAGCAAATGCTCCAATAAATACTGAATGTCATGCTAATGCTTAGACTCAATTACAGGCGGGTAAAGTAAAATTCTTAATAGATGAGAGAACAGCTAAAGAAAAATTATTAGCTACTCAAAAAGGTTCAAAAATGACTCCTGAACAAAGGGCAGATTATTTAAAACCATTTACTTTAACCTCCATATTAAAAGAAGAAATGATGAATTTACGCGAAGAAAATGAAGGTATTAATATTATCCTAAAACAGGCGAATCGCGGAATTCGTAAAGATAAATTTTCGGCTTTTGAATATGGATTATATTATTTAAAACTTGAAGAAGATAAAAAGAAAAAACGTAAAAAGTTTAATGCGGCTGATTGGTGCTTTTTAAATTAAGGAGGGTAGAAAATGCGTGCTTCAAGAGGAGAAATTAAAATTGAAGAAATCTTAGAAGAAGCAGGACTACCTTTTAAAATGGAATATATTTTTCCAGATTTAAAAAGCCCAAGCGGGCGTCCGCTTCGTTTTGATTTTGTTATATTTGATGATGATGGAAAAATTGATTTTATTATTGAGTATTAGGGAAAATAGCATTATGAAGCCAGTTCTAAATTTGGCGGAAAACGCGGTTTATACCAATAGCAATATAATGATAATCAAAAAAGACGTTTTTGCGCTTTACATGATTTTAGATTAATAGAGATTCCATATACCGACGAAAACCTTATTTCTTATGATTATATAATGAAATTAGCAGGTTATTAAAGGAGGTGGAACTTTGGATACGCAAGATCGTAATGATTAGATTCATGCTAAAGGTTTTGATATTTATAATGGTCGTTATGAATATAATTATAATGACACTATGGATTATGCCAATAGAAAAATAAAAGTTGGCACAAAAACTTTAGATGATGCTATTTTAAAACTTGGTGATTATAGTAAGATTAGATACCCAGGTCAAACTCGTATTATCACGAAACCTGATGTGCTTCGCGCGCTCGCAGAAAGAGATCTAAATGCTTTGCGATACATTTCTAATTTTTATTATGATATAAGCGGTGTATATCAACGAGTTTGTAATTATGTTGCTTTTTTATACCGCTATGATTGGTATATTGCAGCCGAAACTTATGATGATAATGTAAAAGAAGAAAAAGTTTTAAAAGATTTTTATAGAATGTTGAATTATTTTGATAATAGTTATATTAAAAAGATTTGCGGAGATATTGCTTTACAAGTCGTTAAAAATGGATGCTATTATGGATATATAGTTCCTTCAGAGAAAAATCTAATTTTACAAGAATTGCCAGTTAGATATTGTAGAACACGTTATAGTGTAAATAATACCCCAGTTGTTGAATTTGATATGCGATTTTTTGATACTTTTAGAGATATGAATTATCGCTTAAAAGTATTAAAATTATTCCCAGAAGAATTTGCCAAAGGTTATGTTTTATATAAGCAAGGAAAACTTGCTTTAGATGATGCGGTCGGATGCTAGCACTTTGGTAGTTGGTATGTTCTTGAACCAGAAAATTGTATTAAATTTAATATTAATAATAGTGATGTTCCTATTTTTGTAAATTCCATTCCTACTATTATGGATTTAGATGCAGCGCAAGACCTTGACCGCAAGAAACAAATGTAGAAGTTGCTTAAAATTTTAGTCCAAAAGCTCCCAATGGATAAAAATGGTGATTTGATATTTGATGTTGATGAAGCTAGAGATATCCATAATAATGCCGTTTAGATGTTATAGAGGGCTATTGGAGTAGATGTTTTAACTACATTTACTGATGTAGATTCTATTGATATGTCTGATAAGAATACTACTACGACGACAGATGATTTAGCTAAAGTTGAACGTAGTGTTTATAATTCATTAGGTATTTCATAGAATTTATTTAATACTGATGGTAATATGGCTTTAGAAAAATCAGTATTAAATGATGAATCTACAATAAGAAGTTTAATTTTATAGTTTAATATATTCTTTAATAGAATTATTGAAAAAAAGAGTAGTAATAAGAAATATAATTTTAGATTTTATTTATTAGAAACTACTCAAAATAATTATCAAACACTTTCTAAAATGTATAAAGAACAAGCGCAAATGGGACAATCAAAACTATTGTCTTAGATTGCTCTTGGACATTCGTAGAGTTTTATTCTTAATGCAGCTCATTTTGAAAATGAGATTTTACATTTAAGTGAAATTATGATTCCTCCTCTTATGAGTTCTACTATGGGTAGTGAAGATATTTTGGGTTTAAAAGGTTCATCATCTAATAATAAAACTCAAAATAATTCAGGAAGTTCAGGTTCTGGAACTGCTAAAGCTTCTAATGGCGAGGCAGGACGTCCAGAAAAACCTGATGATTAGAAAAGTGAAAAAACTATTCAAAATAAAGAAGCAATGAAATAAGGAGGATTTATGAAACATACAAGTATTAAATTAAATACACCTTGTGAGTTTATAAATATAACTCCTGTAAATCCTTTAATTTCTAAATGTCAAATTAAGGTTTGTTATGTAGATGATAAACCTAATCGTAATAAAAGCGTAATTACTAAAGATGTAGCGACTGAGATGGCTAATAGCCTTCCTGGCAGTCCTATTGTTGGCTTTTTTAATGAGAATGCTGAAGATTTTGAAGAACATAATAGGATAATTGAATTATCTAACGGCGAATTTAGAATGAGAGATAATACTCGCCCTTATGGTTTCGTTGATCTTGGAGCTAAAGTTTGGTTTTAGAAATTTTTGGATGATGGTGTTGCTGAACGTGAGTATTTAATGACTGAAGGTTATTTGTGGACTGGTTAGTATCCTGAATGTAAACGTGTAGTTAATAAAGGGAATAATCATTCTATGGAGCTTGATGAAAAAACATTAAATGCTACGTGGGCAAAAGATAGTAATGGAAAGCCTTAGTTTTTTATTATAAATAAGGCAATTATTTCTAAACTTTGTATTTTGGGAGAAGAAAATGAACCTTGTTTCGAAGGCTCCCAAATCAATGTGAATTTTTCATTCGATGATGGTTTTAAGAACACTTTGTTCTCCATGATGAATGAACTCAAAGAATTTATGAAAGAAGGAGGACCCAAAGTGTTTACACAATATGCTGTTGAAATTGGCGATAGTTTGTGGAATTCTCTCTGGTCTTATGTTGAGACTAAATATCCTGGCGAGCCTAGTAGTTATTGTTCTATTTATCGCATTGAAGGCGTTTATGAAGATGCTGGACAAAAGTTTGCCATTCTTCAAAATAGACAAGACCAAAAATATTATCGCATGGACTTTTCTCTTACCGATGTAGAAGGCTTTGTTCCTTCTGACGCTTTAACTGAAGTAACTAAGTCTTATACTCCGGCAACAGAGCCTCAGTTTGCTCTTGCTGATATTGAAGCTTTTGAGACTGATTATGCTTCAAAGAAAAAGGCTGAGGAAGAGGACAAAAATAATAAATCTAACGGCCAAAACCCTGATAATAAATCAGAGGGCAATGATAATAAAAAGAACCCTGATAATGGGGAACCCTCTAATAAGTCTGATAAAGGCGACAATGGCGAGAATGATGATGATAAAAAGAAAAAGAAAAATTATTCTCTTGAGGACGTTGTTGAATATACTGAACTTAAAGCTCAGTATGATGAATTACAGACTAAATTCGCGGCTCTTGAAACTGAAAATAATAGCTTGAAAGAGCAAATTGCTCCACTTGCTGAATTTAAAAATGCTGCTGAAAAGAAAGATAAAGAAGATATGATTGCTAAATTCTATATGCTTTCTGATGAAGATAAAGCTGATGTTGTTGAAAATATTGATAAATATTCTCTTGATGATATTGAAGCTAAATTATCTGTTATTTGTGTTCGCAACAAGGTGAGTTTCGACCTTGACGAAAATAATAAGCCCAATGGTGCTACTACTTTTAATTTGAACAATAATGGTTCAGAAGATGATGATATGCCCGCTTGGGTGAAGGCGGCTTTTGCTACCGCCAACAAAAATTAATAAGGAGGACATACTAAATGTTTAAAGACTTTTTGAATAAGAATCTTCCTATTAAGTCTCAGGCAAAGTATGTTGAGTTTGGTTACGGTCAGGTCGAGCCTAATCACCTTTCCGCACAAAGAAATGCTCAAATTTATGCTCAACTTCCCGCCAATAAAGACATTGAGATTCTTGAAAACGGTCAGTTTGTAAAGTATGACTATGCTGCTAATGGTAATGGCATTGGCGAAGTCAACTTCACTGGCGAAGGTGAATGGATGCTCGTTTATAACGAGATTAAGCTTTATCGTGATCATTATGATGGCAGTAAACAGTGGGATTGCGAATTTGCTATGATTAAAGATGACTATCAGGCTCGTGTTTATAGCCCTTATGATTGGGAGCATACCGAGGTTGAATATGGTGGTCGTTTCTGGAATGGCGTTGATGAAAAGGGTCAAACCTATAAGTTAATCAATCAGACCGTTTCCGCAGATCAAGGTTTAAAGACTGTTACTATTGCTGGTCGTGTTTATGATGTTGATGAAACCGGCAAGTTTACTTATGATGGTAATGAATATACTCTTGATAGTAATCATCAGGTTGCTAATGTTCCTGTAAAGTATTACTATGATAAGCTTCTTACTGATGTTCCTGATATGTATGAAATGAATTGGACTAATGATCCATATCATAAGTTAGGTATCTATCATGAGAAGTTCATGGAATCTGGTACTTCTATGGTTCCTCGTGTATTTAAGACCATGATTGGTGATCTTTATACCACCAATATGATTAATGAAGAAACTCTTGCTGTTGGAGATAAGCTTTCTCCTTCTGCTGCTACAAAGGGTATTCTTAGCAAAACTGGCGACGATTCAATGACCTGGTAGGTTGTTAAGGTTTATACTATGCCTGATGGTCAAAAGGGCGTCAAGGTAATGCGTATTAAGTAAGAAAGGAGAAAAGGATAATGTTAGATAAAAATAATTTAATTGCTCTTATGAAGCAAGTTGCTAAGGCTGATCCTTCTGCTCCTGTTGCTTATAGTTATGAGGGAAAAAATCTTAGTTATGAAGCCTTAAATGAAACTCTTCGTAATGAAATGAATGAGTTGGCTGGTACTTACGCTCTTTATCGTGAAAATAAGAATCTTATTTTCTCTATGATCGAGCAAACTCTTGATGAGGTTCTTCCTAAGAAAGTTATTCAGCAATATGATCAGTTTGCTGAGGTTAAGACTTTCGCTCAGGGTGATAAGCCCATCTTCCGTCGTCCTCTTAATAACCGCGCTCGTGCTAAGCAGTTTGTAACTCGCGTTGGTCTTGCTGGTATTTATGAAGTCTTCAAGCTCGGACCTAAAGAGAATGAAGCCTTCGAGGTACGTACTAGCGCTATCGGCGGAGCTGCTCAGATTGGCTTCGAAGAGTTCCTTGATGGCCGTGTTGATTTCGGTGAAGTAACCAAGATCATCATGGATGGTATGGATGAACTTATTTATAAAGAAGTTGCTGCTGCTCTTAGGTCTTCTATCAATCAGCTTCCTCCTGCTAACCGCGTTGCGGCTGCCGGATTTGATGAAGCTGCTATGGATCGTTTGATCACTATTGCTTCTGCTTATGGTACTCCTACTATTTATTGTACTTATGAGTTCGCTGTTAAGATGATTCCTCATGAGGCTTGGAGATACACTGAAGCTATGAAGAACGAGCTTTGGAATAATGGTCGTCTTGCTACTTATAAGGGCACTAAGGTTATTATTCTTGAGCAGGGCTTTGAAGATGAAACCAATACTCGTAAAGTTATTGATCCTGGTTATGCTTGGGTTATTCCTACGGGCGCTGATGGTAAGCCTGTAAAGATTGCTTTCGAAGGCGGCACTATTGTTGATGAGTTCAATAATTATGACCGTTCTCGTGAGATTCAGGTTTACAAGAAGGTCGGCGTAGTTTGTATGCTTGCTAATAACATCTGTGCTTATGTTGATACTTCACTTCTCGGTCAGATGTATACTTGGAATTATGATGGAGTCACCGGTAAGGTTGTCACTTATGATGGCCGTCTTGATGGCAAGGTCTAATTTAATATAAATTATTCCATGGGGAGAAGGGATTAAACTCCCTCTCCCCATATTTTTGTTTTATGAGTAAAAGGAGAAATTGAATAATGATTAATAATGAAGATATTTATAATGTAAAAAATAGAAGCACTAGTGTAGTTGTTTATACTATTCCTGATACTAATTTGCGCCGTGAGTTTGCGCCCGGCGAGACTAAGCGCATTCCATTTGGTGAGTTAGAGAAATTAACTTATCAGGCAGGCGGCCGCGAATTAATTGCTAATTTTTTACAGATTTTAGAGCCAGAAGTAACTCATACTCTTAACGTTCATACTGAACCTGAATATAATATGTCAGAGCAACAAGTTGCTGATTTAATTCTTAATGGCTCATTAGATGCTTTCTTAGATGCTCTTGATTTTGCTCCTATTGGAATTATTGACTTAATCAAGAATTTGTCTGTTAGCCTTCCTATTACTGATATTAATAAGCGTAGAGCTTTGAAGGAAAAAACTGGGTTTGATGTTGATAAGGCTATTGCTAATGATATCGCTAGTAAAGAAGAAGATACTATTGTAGAGAAAGAACCCGCAGCTAAGCGCCGTGTAGTAAGAGAAGAACCTACTATTCAAGGTCGTCGCACAAGTGGTTCTGGATATAAAGTAATTAATAAAACCGAGGAAACTTCCTCCAAGAAATAATTTATAGGAGGGCGATTAAGTGGGAACATTATTCTCAACTGTTTATAATCGCTTTCTAAACAAGGTTACTGATGATATGTATCTGGAATTAACTCCCGAAGATACTTTAAGAGATTTATAGAATCTTATAATAGATGCTATTCCTGGATTTGAATTTCCGCGAAAAAATCTTTTAGATTATAACTTAGATGTTGCTACTATTAATGAATCTGATGCTATGCCTGATGATTTCATTGTAGGAACAGTATGGGGAGAACTTCCAGAACCGGGTGAAGAACCTCAAGTTTTAGTTGATAGATCCAGTTTTAATTGTGATCTAACTGAAGAAGAAATTAATATTCTAGCTATTTTAATGATGTGCGGTTGGGTGCAAAGACAAGTCACTTCAATTGAGAATACTCGAATGAAATATAGTGGCTCTGACCTTAAATTTACTTCTTAGGCAAATCATTTATCAAAGCTGTTAAGCTCACTAAGTGAATGTCAAAGACAATCTCACCATATGTAGCGTTTATATAAACGCAGACGTCTAAATGACAAAGGTGAATATGAATCTAATTGGGATGTGTTTAAAAGTCGATATGATTACTAAATATAATTTTGATATTCCAATAGAGAGTATAAAAGTAAATTGTTTGCGCTTAACCAATCAATTATGGAAATTAATTCCAATGCGCGAAAATAATGAAGATTGGCATAAATAGCTAGAAACTGTTATAAATGAAATTGTGGGGTTTAGTGTGATTTTTAACGCTGAACCCCTTTATTTATAGTTATTAAACAAACTTGAGGGATTATAGAATCAAGATACTGATTTTAATTTTTATCGTAAGACTGTATTTGAAACTATCAGTCTTTTATAGGAGATAAATTATGGCGTCAGGGTTTGATTATAGTAGTAAGCAACCTTTTAGATTATAGCAAGGTCGCTTAGGGATTTATGATAAACCACCCTTTGAAGGTAGCCCTGTTGAAGGCGTTAATTATATGGCGGTTCGGCTCGGTCAGATGGGCGGAAACCGCCAACAAGAGCGTATGATTTTATCTAAGCGTAGAAGTTTAGATAGGGCAGTATGGAATTCATACCAAGCCGCGGAAATTATTAAATAGGATGCGGAGTATAAAAAACCTATTAGATGTTTGATTAATCCTAATAAATTAAAATAGGATTATGATGATAAGATTTTATCTGTTGGAAATGAATATTAGTTTAAGCCAGGAGATATTCTTGAATGGTGTGGAACTAATACTTATTGGATTTGTTATCTTTAGGATTTAACTGAATTAGCTTATTTTAGAGGGGATATTAGAAAATGCTCTTATAAAATAAATTGGGTAGATAATGGAGAGAAAAAATCTACTTATGCGGCAATTCGTGGTCCAGTAGAAACGAAAATTGATTATATTTAGAAACACGAAATTAGTGTAGATAATCCTAATTATTCATTAAATATTTTAATGCCTAAAAATAAAGATACTTTAAGTTATTTTAGACGTTATACTAAATTTTATTTAGATAGTTAGGATGAAGGGGATAATTTAATTTGTTGGCGTGTTGAAGCTGTAGATTCTATAAGTATGTCTGGCATTTTAGAAATTAATGCGACTGAATATTATATTAATGAGTAGGAAGATAATTTAGATGATAAGACTGTTGGTTCTTTAATTGCGGAACCGGTCGATCCAAATCCTACGACAACTGATATTATAGGGGAAACATTTATTTTTCCAAAGAAAACTTATACTTATTATTTTGATGGTAAAGCTGTTTTAGAATGGGAAATAAAGAATAATAAAAAGTTGCCAGTTTCTTTAAAAGTTATTAAAGAAGCAAAAAAACCAACAGTTGAAATAAGTTGGACTTCTGGATATAGTGGATAGTTTGACTTATGTTATGGAGATTATAAAAAAACGATTGTAGTTCAATCATTGTTTTAAGGAGTAAAAGGTGTTATGAAAATTAATGGTGTAAATTTACCTAAATCAAGTTTTCTTTCTGTTGAAAAAGATTTAGAAATTATTGTAAAACATCTCTGTAAAAATGAGAGATTAAAGCGTTTATTGTATTATACAACAAAAGATGCTATTGATAAGCCAGATTTAAATGACGAACAAATGATTCAATTATTTAATAAAAATATTAAGTTAATTCCTAAACTTTATGTTGATGGAAGTGTATTAAATTATTTAATTATTAATTTTGATAATTTTACACAAAGTGGAAATCCTGAGTTTAGAGATAATATTATTGAATTCGATATTATTTGTCATTTCGATCAATGGCATTTAAAAGATTATCAATTGCGCCCTTATCGCATCGCCGCGGAAATTGATAGTATGATAGATAAAACACATTTAACTGGTATTGGTAAGTTAGAGTTTCTTGGTGCTAATCAAATTATTTTAACTGATGAATATGCTGGTTTGTGTCTTATGTATCAAGCAGTCCATGGTGAAGAAGATAAAAAATTTATGCCGAATCCTAATGACGAGGAAAGATTTATAGAAGATTTTAAAAAAAGAACTGAAGAATAATGGATATTAGACTTGGGTTAATGACAGGTATTGATTTGCCAATACCTGAATTAGAAGTCACTATTCATTAGCCATCTATAAAAGAAATTTCTTTTATAGGTGAAAAAGATCTTTTCTTGGGGATTTAGTGCTTATGTATTGATAAAAACATAATAGAGAATTCGGGCGAAAGTCTTTTAAGAGAAACAAATAATTTTTAGATATTTATGACAATGATGAAAGAAAAAGAGATGGCCGATAAAAAACAAGCATCTATGTAGGTTCTTACATTATTGTTTCCAAAGCAAAATGTTTTATTTACCCCAAGGTCAATTGTTTTACAAGGCGACCCACAAATAATGATTGATGAAAGCAATTTTAATATATTATAGGAATATATTAAAGAAATATTTTGTTTTAAATCTAATGCTTCGCAAGAAATGGGATTTAATCCTGGAAATGCGGCCGCGAAAAAAATAGCCGATAAATTAATGCGAGGTAGACAACGTGTCGCTGAATTAAACGGCACGGCTAACGCTAGTATATTTAGTTAGTATCTTTCAATGCTTACTGTAGGTCTTGATTCAATGTCTTTACAGGATTTAATGGATTTAACAATGTTCCAACTCTATGACCTTGTTGAAAGATATCAACTTTATATTAATTGGGATATTGATATCCGGTCTAGATTGGCAGGCGCAAAGCCTGATAACAAGCCGGATAACTGGATGAAAAATATCCATTAAATTTTTTAAGGAGGAAAAAAACCTATGAAATTTGGTGTACGCGAAATTTGCGATGTCGTTTTAAAGGCAAAGGCTAATCAAAAGATTGGTAATAAGCAATTTTATAAGAATGAGCCAGTTATTTATTTCGACACTTTAAAGACTTCCAGTATGGAAGGCGCTGCTACTACCGTATACGCACAGGGTGGTCGTGGTAATACTAACTTAGTCGCATGGGAAGGCGAGCGTACTGTTACCTTCACGATGGAAGATGCTCTTATTTCTCCTGAAGGTTTCATGATTCTTTCCGGTGCTGGTCTTGTTGAGGCTTCTCCTGATAATAAGATTAAGCAACATGTTACTCAAACTGTTGATAAGAGTAAAGATATTGTCCCTGCCAATGATAAGAAAGAAATTAAGACAGATGGTTTGATTATCCCTGTTTCTTATGCTCCTTATCTTGATGACAAACATAAAGATGACGATTATGTCTATGTTTTCTTTATGAAAGATGGCGAAATTATTTCTGAGCCTTATTTAGCACACGAAGGAGTTGCTGAGGGAGACGCCGGTTTTAGTGTTACTGTAAAAGGATTTGATCGTGCTACTGGAGCGGCTTATACTGCTAATGACTTGGAAGCTGATTATGCTAAATGCGACTCTGTAATGGTTGATTATTACACTGAGCGTGAATCTGGTGCTAAGCAGATCGAAATTACTGCTGATAAATTTGGTGGTAACTATTATCTTGAAGCTTCTACTTTATTCCGTAACCAAGACGGCGTAGATATGCCTGCTGAATTTATTATTCCTAACTGTAAGATTCAGTCCAACTTTAACTTCACAATGGCTTCTTCTGGTGATCCTTCCACTTTCACCTTTACTATGGATGCGTTCCCTGATTACACTCGTTTCGATCATAGTAAGAAAGTTTTGGCTGCTATTCAGATTATTGAAGAAGACGAAACTGTTGACAACGATATTCGTAGAAAGACCGCTGCTAATAGCACCATTGCTGTTGGAGGCTAATTGATATGGTTGTAAAAGGTCCAGTAAAATATACTCCACCAAAACAGCCTAAAAAAGAATCTACTAAAAAGCAGCCAAAAGTAGAAAAGGCTGTAAAGAAAGAGCTTATCGAGCCTATTGAGGAAGTAATTCTTCAAGAGGAAGATGAGGTAAGTAAGATTTTATCTGAATTAGATAAAAAAGATTAATTAATGGGAGAGAATAGAAATATTCTCTCCCATTTTTTCGTTATGTGGAAAAGGAGACAATATGATTATTAAATCAGATGGAAGTATTAAAGGTTCTATTATTAATGAAACTGAAAAATAGATTATTTAGGATATGACTACTGCTACTTAGTAGGATTGGGGACCTTTATTACAAAAATGGTCGATGGATATTTATAAATGGTTAAATAAAGCAAGGGCTTATGTAGCATCTCAAAATTCTGTTATAGAAAAATTATCTTCTTCTTTAGTTATAACTAATAAAACTGGAAAACAAGAAATTAATTTAGTTGAAATTAATACTATGAAAAAAATGAGAATTAGTAAAAAAAATATTAATAATAAAGAAATTTTATGGGAAGGATATAGATTATTAAATGAGATAGGTGAAACTTTACGTGGAGAAGAAATAATGTATTCTATTATTTTTACTAAAACTGGTGAAACTATAAGTAATTCTAATGAAGTATATACTTGGACTGTCCCAATGAGTGAGTTTTTTAATTTAGTTAGATTTAGTGAAACTCGTATAACTTTAAGAGATTCAAGTGCTATATATAAAATGATGTAGAAACAAATTTAGAATGATGAAAAAGATACTATGATTGAAAAATGGACTGAATAGAAAATTTAGGATTATGCTTTATTTAATGACGAAGTTAGAAATAATCCAAATTGGGAAAAATGGCATAAAATTAATGAAGGTAATATGCTTGAAAGTTATTTAAGACTTTTGAGAAATGGTGGAACTGTATAGGATAGGAATAAAGTAAAAAAAGATTCAGAATATTGGCATAAATTAGGAACTGCGGTTTCTTCTACTATGAAGGCTCCTGGTGCATTCTTTAAAGGCGGAGATATTGATAACGAACAAATTAAAGGATTACACGCTTCGGTTACTAATATTAATACTTTAATGTTAAATTTATAGAAAGTTTTTAGTATTTTAAAAAATGCTAAAATTAATGAAGAAGTTTTAGATAAATATTATAAAAAAAGTGGATTAAATTTAGAATAGTAGTAGAAGGAAATGGAACAAGAAGTTATAAATAAATTAACTGATTTCTTTACAAGTAAAATTGATAGAAATATAAATACTATAATTGAATTTTGACTAAATAAAAAATTTTTTGTATAATATAATAAAGAGTAAAAGGAGGCTAATTATGGCTAAAATTTCATATAATAAATTAGGAATTACTAAGGATGAACTTAATAAAGTTCAAACTGTTGAATATAATGATTAGACCATTGAGGTAAAGCAATATCTTCCTATCGCGGAAAAGAGTGAATTGATTACTCGGGTATTGAATAATTCAGTGGATGAAAATACTGGATACTATAATCTTTTAAAATTAGATATGAATCTTGGTTTAGAGATTGTTTATGCTTATAGTAATATTTCATTTACTGAAAAGCAAAAAGAAGATCCAATGAAGCTTTATGATATGCTTAATGCTTCTAAGGTGCTTAATCTTATTATTGGTCTCGTGCCCGATGGAGAGTTTTATTATTTAAATAAAACAACTCACGAAATGGCTAGTAGTATTGTAGCATACCGCAATTCTGCAATGGGTATTATGGAAGCAATTTCCGCGGATTATAGTAATTTAGATTTGGATGCAACAGACATCCAAAAGAAATTAAATGATCCAGATAATATGGCTTTGTTAAAAGATGTGCTTACTAAATTGGGCTAATTAAATTAGTTAATAATATTATTTTTTGAAAAATAATAGAGTGATGGGGATAAGAGTGTAATTGCTCTTATCCCCGTTTTATTTTTATATAAAGATAAAACTTGGAGAGAAAGGAGATTTCTATGGCTAAACAATTAAATAGTTATTAGGTTAATTTACAATTTACTGCTGATTCTAAATAGGCTCAACAGCAATTATAGGATTTACAAAATTAGCTAAATAATCTAATGGCAAATTCTATAAAAACTGATGCTAGTTTAGGAATTTCTAAAGATATATAGGGCGCAATTCAATTAACTGCACAATTAAAAACTTAGTTATAGCAAGCAACTGATGTTAATACAGGTAAATTAGATCTTAGTAAATTTAATTAGACTTTAAAATAGGGCGGAGTTTCCCTTAAAGAATATCAGAAAAGTTTAAGCTTATTAGGTCCAGAAGGTGAAAAAGCATTTGCTAATTTAGCAACTTCTATTACACAGGCGGAATTACCTTTAAGAAGAACTAATTCTTTATTAAAAGAATTTGGGACTACTTTAGCAAATACCGCGCGTTGGCAAATTTCCTCTAGTATTTTACATGGGTTTATGGGGTCTTTATAGACTGCTTATGGATACGCTCAAGATTTAAACGAATCTTTAAATAATATTCGTATTGTTACTGGATAGACTACTGATTAGATGGCTAAATTTGCTAAATAGGCAAATATAGCGGCCAAAGCTTTAAGTACAACTACTACTGAATATACTGACGCTGCTTTAATTTATTATCAGTAGGGTTTAAATGATGAATAGGTAAAAGAACGCACCGATATTACCATTAAAATGGCAAATGTAGCTCGTGAAAGTGCTGAAATAGTTTCAGATCAAATGACTGCTGTTTGGAATAACTTTTATAACGGGAGTTAGTCATTAGAGCATTATGCTGATGCTATGGTACGCTTAGGTGCAGATACCTCATCCAGCTCTGATGAAATTGCTGGCGGTCTCGAAAAGTTTGCTGCTGTTGCCAATACGATTGGTTTAAGTTTTGATAACGCGGCCGCGGCCTTAGCTACTATTACTGCTACTACTCGTCAAAGTGAAGATATTGTAGGTACTGCTTTAAAAACTATTTTTGCTCGTATTCAAGGTTTAAAGCTTGGTGAAACTCTTGAAGATGGCACTACATTAAATCAATATTCACAAGCTCTTGAAAAAGTTGGAATTAATATTAAAGACTCTAATGGCGAATTAAAAGATATGAATAATATCATCGAAGAAATGGGTAATAAATGGTAGAGTATTGATAAAGATTAGCAAGTAGCTTTAGCACAATAGGTTGCGGGTGTTCGTCAATATACTCAATTAATTGCTTTGATGGATCATTTTGATTATTATAAAGAAAATCTTGCCAGAGCATAGGGTGCTGATGGATCTCTTCAAGAACAGGCGGATATTTATGCTGAGTCTTGGGAAGCTGCGGGAGATAGAGTAAAAGCTTCAGCACAAAAAATATATGCTGCTTTATTAGATGATAATTTCTTTATTGATTTAACAAATGGATTTAGCTCTGTTTTAGACATAATAGGTAATGTATCATAGAGCTTAGGTGGAATGCCTGGTATGTTACTTTTAATTGGTTCTACAATGTCAAAAGTTTTTTCAAAAGAATTAACTACTTCTTTTGATAACTGGTTTTATAATTTAGGATTAAAATTTGGGACAATTAAAAATGATATTGAAGAATTAAAAAAGCAAGCTAATGAAAGTCTTATTTTATCAGGAAATAAAAATACTACTTCTGGAAAAGCAATGAATATGGCTTATTCAGAACAATCTACCGCTTAGTTAATGCTTATTGAGAATGCTGATAAGTTAAGTGAAAAAGAAAAACAAATTGCTTCAACCTTATTAGATTAGCATAATTTATTAGTACAAAGCGTTATTAAACGTGGTGAAGAAGTAGAATTAGCTTAGAAAGAAATGGAAACATTAAATAAGCGTTATTCTATTATGGCAGAAATGATGGCTCATAGAACTTATTAGGATGATCCTAATAGTGCCTATAAAACAGAAACTGCAATTACCACTTTTGAAGGAGCTAAAAAAGCAGCTCAAGAATATGCTAATTTAGTTTATAAATTATCTTCTATCCCAATTGTTGATGAAAAACAGTTCTAGATTGAAGGATTAGCTAAAATTAGAGAAATTTTAAATTAGTTATATGAAAAAGAGAAAGATATAAATAAGCAAGATTTAGGATTTGAAACAAATAATTAGAAAATTAGAGATTTAATAACTCTTTTAAACAAAGGAGATGTTACTCTTCAAGATTTTAGAGATGCTTTAACTGGATTAGATGATACTAATTCTATTAAAAGATTAACTACAACATTAGAATAGTGTGGATTTAAAACTCAAGATGCTATGAAAATGGCTATGGCTATGGTTGATTCTTATAATAATTTAGGTAATGCCACTGCAGATTTAACTGAAGATGAATAGAGATTAATTAATGCGACAAAATCGTTAGGAGATTGGTTCAAAACCGCGCAGGGCGAATCCTAGACTCTTGGTTCAGCCTTTTCGGCTTCTATTAATGGAATAGCTAATTTTGGTATGGCATTAACTTCTATTAAAGGATTAATAAATACTTTAAATGATACCGATATATCTTTTGGAGATAAACTATTAGCTACATTTACTTAGTTAGGTTTAATTTTACCAAATTTAGTTTATAGTTTTTAGACTGTAAGTAGTGTTCTTGGTCCGTCTGGTTTTATAGGAAGTATTTTTGCTTCTAAAGCTGCAATGGAAAAATTAAATTAGACTTATGGTGAAAATGTAATTGCAACGGTTACTGACATTATAATGAAAAATAAGGACACTTTAGCAACTGATGAAAATACTAGAGTAAAAGTTCTTAATGAATTAGCTCAAAAAGGTATCACTGATACGGAAGAAGCTGCTATAGTTATTTAGACAATTCTTACTGCTAAGAAAAAAGAAGAAACTCTTGCTGTAGAAAAAAATACTTTAGCAGAAATAAAAAATAGAGCAATTAAATTACTTACTAATAAAACTTTTCTTGCTACTGTTGCTATTAGTGCTGTAGTTATTGGTGCTTTATATGCTGTTTCTAAGGCGGCAAATGCTGAAGCAGAAAGTCTTCAAAGAGCTACTGAAGCTGCTGAGAATTTGAAAGAAAAATCTCAATAGATAAAAACTGAATTAAATAATATTATTTCGGCTTTCGATCAATATTAGACTGCAATAGATACATTGAATGAATGTACTAAAGGAACTGATGAGTGGAAAGAAGCTTTATCAAATGTAAATGAATAGATTTGGGATATTCTTGAGGCTTATCCTGAATTATCTAAAATGGATAATCTTTTTAATGAAGATGGCACATTTAATCAAGAAGCTATTGACTCTTTTATAGCAGATAAGCGAGATAAATCTAATAACGCTTAGGCAGCTGCTTTGGCCAGTTAGGCCGCAGTTAGTTAGATGGAATATTAGTCCAATAGAAAAGAAGCGGTTAATTAGGTTTATTCTGTGGTATCTAAATATAGCACTAATGGCGAATCCAATGCGGAAAATAAAAAAATAGCAGGAGAATTAGTTGATTCTATCGTAAATGCTATAAATTCTCCTGATGGTATTCAAAATATTGATGGAATTTTTGAAGACTATGCTAAGCAATTTGATAATATAAGTCTTGGCACTTCTTTAGATGATTTTACTAACGCTTTAAAGGGATGCTCTGATAATTTAAAAGAATTAGGTAGAAATGCTAAAGAAACAGGAAATTAGGTTGATAATACTGGTAAATTATTATCTAAACAAGTTCTTGGCGATAATATAACAGATGAATAGGCAAATGATTTTACTAATACTTTTAATTCCGCTTATGCCAAACAAAAGAGAATTACTTTAAATGGCTTAAAGACTGATTTTACCAAGTGGGCTGGAAGAAATAATAATACAGTAAAAGATTATTGGCAACAATATTTAGATGCCACTGGATATAATTATAATTTAACAAGTAATGCAGTTCAAGGTAGTGGAGATAATCGCGTTTTTGAGTATTATAATGATGATGGTAATAAAGTACCCATTTCTGTTGAAGAAATGGCTGAAGCAATTGCTAGTGCTTAGGCTAAAAATGATGCCGAAAAATCTACTAGAGAAGATTTAAATAATACTTTAGGTGAAGATATTTCTTCTAATATTAATTCTGATGTAGACATTTCTCTTTTAAATGATTTGGTTCAAACTATGGATTTAGAAGATGAAACTACAAGACAAGCCCTTGAAGCAATGTTTGATGTAAATCAAACAGCGAGCGAGCAAGAAGATATTATAAGAGATTTAGTTAATACTTTAAGTGAAGAAGAAAAAGCTCAGTAGGAAGTCGCTTCTTTAACTGAAAATGCTGTTTAGAAATATGGGTTAGACGCTGATGATATTGAAGATTAGGCTAAACGAATTTAGAAAGCTTATGACTTAACTGAAGTTGAAGCGACTAAACTTGCTATTGCCAATCAGCGAATGAATAATGGTGTTAAGGACTTAAGTGACAATTGGGAAAATTGGAATTCTGTTTTAAAGAAAAGTCAAATCGATGATAAAGAAAAATTAACTAAAGAATATACTGATACAATCCAAGATTTAACTAAAACTATTGCTGATTTAACTGGTGCTTCAGAAGATTTAGAATTACCTGATGAATTTTTCGATTCTGCTGATAACTTAGAATTAATTAATTAGGCTGCTCAAGGTAGTACTGATGCCATTAACCAATTGGGTATCGCTGTAGCAAAGACCACAGTTGATTTAATGGAAATTAATGATGCGGAAAAAAATTTTACCATGACTTATGGTGATAATGAAGATGAAGGTATTTTACCAGAATATATCCGTAATTTTCAAAATAATAAAGAAATTATTCTAAATGGTCTAGATGAAATTTCTGCTAAACTTGCAGAAGGTCAAGACTTAACGGGTAAAGGATTAGAAGAAATTCTATCTGGAGGAACTGACGCTGCTAATAATTGGGTTAATGCATTAAATGAAATGGCTATGGCTACTAATATGTCTGTTGAAGAAATGAATAGTACTCTTAGCCAAATGGGACTAACTGCTGATGTTGATGTAAGTGAAAAGACTATTACAAGCAGAAAGCCAAAAGTATTAACTAAATTAGATGATATTGAATATGATGATTATCATAATATAATCTCCTCAACTTAGACATCTTCTATATCTGGATATACTGATGTCCCAGAAACAATTCAAGTCGCGCAAATTGCTACTAATGGAGCAAAAAATACTCCTCCTAAAGTTAACTTTACAGGCTCAGGACCAGTATCTCCTTCTTCTACTTCATCGGGGAAGAAATCAAGTGGAGGTTCTTCTTCTAAACCTTCTAAAATTAGTAAGTCCAAAAAATCTGATATTGTTGATAGGTATAAAGAAATAACTGATAGTATCAACGATACTACTCGTGCTTTAGATAAAGCTAATAAATCAGCGGATAGACTTTGGGGTAAAGCTCATCTTGATGCGATGGCTAAAAGTAATAAGTTAACTTTAAAAGAAGTTGATTTATTAAAGCAGAAGCAAAAAGAAGCATAGGCTTATTTAAAGACAGATAAAGCTACTTTGTAGCAAGCTGCGAAAAAAGCTGGAATTACTTTCACATTTGATGAAGATGGTGATATTTCTAATTATACTGATTAGATGACTAAACTTTATAATTAGCTTGCGGCTGCTTAGGACAAAGCAAATTCTTTCTCTACAAAAGATGCTCAAGATGCTTATAAAGAAGCAACTTTAGATCCGATTCAAAAGAAAATTGATGAGTTAAAAGATGCCATTAGTCAATATGAGGATACAAGAGATTTAATCGAAGAATTAACTGATGATATTCAAGATAAAATAAACGAGTGGCAAGACAGAAATTATCAAATGCTTGCTTATGAAGTTGAAGTAAAGGTTCAATTAGACGAAAATGATACTAAGAAATTAGAATATTATTTTGACAAATTAAGTGATAATATTTATAAAGCTGCTGAAGCTCTTGGATATTTACAAGGTCAATTTGATCCAGTAATTAGTCAATTAGGAACTTATGAAAATTTCTATGGCCAGTTAAACAATGCTTATTCTAATGGAGAAATTTCTCAAGAAAATTATATTGAAGGTTTACAAGATGTATATGATAACACATTAGATAATTTAAATGCTTTGTAGGATTTAGATAAAGAAATGCTTGAATACTATGGTAATACCATAGATTTGGCAAATGATGAATTGTCTAAATATACAGATCATATGGAGCATTTGACTAGTGTATTGGATCATTATCGTTCTATTATTACTTTGTTAGGTAAAGATAAAGATTATGATAAAGTTTTATCAGTTTTGAATGGAACTGCTTAGACTAAGAAAAATAATTTTGATGCTTCTAAACAATGGTATGAGAGTTTGAAGCGTGAACGTGATGCAGCGGCCGCGGCCTTAGCTAATTCGACTGACGAAGCTGAGCGCGAAGTGCTTCAAAAGAATTACGATGCTATATTAGCTGCGTTCGATGAAGCGGAAGAGGATATGCTTTCTAAAGCTGAAGAATATGGCGAAGCATTAAAAGAAATTCTTACTACGAAAATGGAGCAAGCTGCTGATGAAATGAATAAGCAATTAAGTACCACTAAAGTAAGTATTAATGGTAATAATTTTAATATTTCTGGCTGGGATGCTTTAAATGATGCTTTAGATAGAATGTCTTCTTATCAAGATGAATATTTAACAAAAACTAATTAGATTTATGAAATGAATAAACTACTTAATAATGTTAATTAGGCTATTGATAAGACGAATAATCAAGCGGCTAAAAATAGATATCAGCAATTTACTAAAGAAATTGAGTAGTTAAGAGATAAAGATAAATTAAGTCAATTAGAATTAGAAATTGCTTAGGCTAAATATAAAGTGCTTGAAGCGCAAATCGCATTAGAAGAAGCTCAAAACGCAAAATCTACTGTTAGACTACAACGTGATAATGAGGGTAATTTTGGTTATGTGTATACCGCAGACCAAGAGAAAGTAAATGATGCGCAATAGGCTTTAGCAGACGCGGAAAATGACTTGTATAATATTCGTCTTAATGCGACAAATAAATATGGTCAACAAAAACTTCAATATGAGAAAGAGTTGGCTGAAAAGCTCGCGGAACTCGATTAGAAAGCCGCGGAAGATGCCGTTTACCGCGAGACTACATATCAACAAGAACGCGCATTAGTAATTCAACAATATACTGATTTAATTACTACTGCTGGAAACCTTTATGCGAAAGCGCAAGAAGAAGATAGCAGAGTAGTTCAAGATGCTTGGGTAAATTCTTTTGATATTATTAAAGATAATAGTAATAGTTGGAAAGATACTATTACTAAAAACACTAATATTATCAATGATACATTTAAAGAATGGCAAGACAGTATGGATGAAATTAGTAAAATTGTTGGTGATGATTTAAAAGATACTCAATAGAAAGTTAAAGATGTCACTGATGAAAGTAATAAACTTTATCAAGAAGTATCTAATAGAGTTATTCCTGCTCTTGAAGGTGAGTTAAGTTCTGTCCGTAGTGCTACTGAAGCTTGGGCGCAACATCGTCAATAGTTGCTTGATACTATTAGAGCTTATGAAGAGCTTTTAGATGCTATCCAAGCTACATTACGTGCTTAGAGCGGATTTGGTAGTGGAAGTAGTTCTAGTGGTGGAGATACTGATTGGGCGGCGATGATGGGCACTGTAGCTTATGGCTCCGCTCAATATAATCAGTATAAAAGAAACCGTGAAGAAAAAATTGCTAATGGTGGTAGTATTAATGAAGATACTACGGCTCGAGTTGATGCGTATTATAAATTGTTAAGTGAAGGAAAAATTTCTGGTAGACTTCCTAACGGCAAGTATAGTTTTACTCAGCTTACTGATTAGGAGTGGAGAGATTTAGTTGGATTTAGAAGTGGTGGTTATACTGGCACTTGGAATAATGATGGCAAGTTAGCATTCTTACATCAGAAAGAATTAGTTCTTAATGCTGATGATACTGAAAATATGTTAGCTTCTATCCAATTAGTTAGATAGATTGCTAAACAATTAGATTTCAATAGTCAGCAAATTTCTACTCTTTCATCTTCTGGATTTACTGTTAGTTCTCAAGATGGAACATTAGAATAGAATGTTAGAATTGAAGCTAGTTTCCCGAACGCTACTGATAGATACGAAATTCAAGAAGCATTTAATACATTAGTTAATGTAGCTTCTCAGTATGCCAATAGAAAATAAAATTAAGGGTGAAGTCTTATAGGCTTCACCCTTTTTCTTTTTGGGTAATTATATTGAATAAAACTAATTAATTTTTTAGAAAATTATAGAGTAATGAGTAAAAGGAGGGATTATTTTGGCTGATAACGCACTAAATATTCAAGAAAGTTTATGTCAAGCAATGAGTATTATTGCTAATTCAAGTGTTGATAAAGTTAAATTTGATAGCACTATTGAATGTACTATTACTGATGCGACTGATAAACTTATTGGTAAGTATAAGGTTAAAAACGAATCTTATGCGGAATTTTATGCTTATTCCCAAATAACCACTTACAACAAAGATGATAAAGTGTATGTATAGATTCCAAAAGGAGACTATAATAGTACTAAATTTATTGTTGGTAAAAAGACTGATAAAAATGAAGATAAGCCATATAATTTTGTTAATCCTTTTAATACTTTTATTGATTTAACTGGAAACTTTTTTGTTGCTAAAGATAATAATAAAGAGGTTTGGAGTATTTTAGCCAATGGTAGTGAAAAAGAAATTGAGATTACTCCAAAAGGTGGAATTACTTTTACTGATGAGCAATAGGGATTTACGCGGTTGGGGCTGCGCGCCGATTTTCGTGCCTGGCTTGAAACGCTCGGTATAGTTAGTGGTAATTATGGATTAAAATTAAATATATATGGTATAAAAGACGATACCGCTGATAATATTAAAAAGATAGAAGCAAGTATCAAAAATAATGGAGAAGTTCCTTTGATAGCATCTATTGATTTAGATACTAATGATATGTATGGTAATCCTTATAATTTTGAAGGATATTATTCTCAAGAAATTGTTATTGATACAAGCGCGGTAGCTAAGATATATAATATAAAAATATACCTTTATCAAAAAGGTAATTTTAAAGATAGCAATAATGATTTAATTAGCTATGTTAATGATTTTAATATGTCAGTCCCGCCTAATAATATTTTTGTAAAAGATATATATATGGGATTAGGCATTTCCGCGGATGAAATTGAAAATGAATATGTAAGATTGTATTCATTAGATGGAAGCACTTATGTAATTGATGATAAAGGTTAGATTGATTCTAAAACCATTAGACTAAAATGGGTTCATTTTGATGAAAACGGCAATAGAGTTCAAATAACCGAACATAAAAAAGAGGATACATTTGAAGTTCGCTGGTATATGTATGAATTTGGGGCACCTTCCGCGGACGAATATTCTGGTGTCTATTGGACTGCGATTGAAGATAATAAAAATAATTTTTATTATTAGCTAAAACCGCGCTCTAATAAAAATCAAGAATAGGTTAAAGTAATTATTTTATATAATGGAAAAGTTTATAGAAGTAATATAATTACTTTTAATAATGAAAAACAAGTTCCTAATGATGCGACTATTGATAGTTTAAATGCTTTGTCTATTCATTGTGAAGATTAGACTAATGGTAATTATTTAATTTATAATTAGGCTAATTATTTGATGAACAGATCAGATGGAAAAATTAGTCGTAAATTAACTTTACATTTTGATTCTAAGACTTATGCTATTAATGATGGTATAATTGGTAAAAATTAGAATGGAGAAAGTAAATTAGTTGAAGCATAGAGAGTAATTTGGTAGATTCCTATTAAAAATACTATGCTTAATTTTGGTTTTAATGACGATGGAACTGATGCTACTTATAAAGAAATTGTAATTGATTTAACTAATGAAAATGTTAATGTGTCTCCTGGAGAATTTTCTTTAAATTATACTATTAATACTTTTTATAGTAGCAATAAATCTAATAATACTGTAATTGCTAAAGTAGAAAAGGATGGTATTGTTTATACTGCTATTAAAGATTTCACTTTCGGATAGGCAGGAACTAATGGTACTGACTGCACTTTGGTAATTGACATGATAGCTCACGAGAATTTAAATAATAAAGTATTTACTGCTATAAAAAGTGGGATAAGAGATAATTATACTTTTAGAGCTTAGTTATATGATAATGAAGGTAAAGAAATCACTGATTTTAAAAATTGTAATTGGACTTGGAGTTTTATGACTGGATCAACGGTTAATAATGTTGATTTATAGAATACTAATAATTAGAATTGTGTGTTAAGGGTTAATACTACAAATTCTATAATGAATAATTTAATTATTTTATAGGTAAAGTTATCTGGGTGGGGAGATTATGATTTAACTGCTTATTATCCAGTTCCTATTACGATTTTAGATAATGCTTATATAAATGGTCCAACAGAGGTAATTTATTTAAGTAATGGTGAACCTACATTTTCTAAAGAGCCTTATAAATTATTTATAAATGGTAAAGTGGATGATACTGCAACTTGGAGTATTTATCCTACTGGATCTACAGATAAATTTATTGGTTAGATTAAATATAATGATAAGAAAAAAGAATATAGATTAAGTCCTATGAATTTTTATGTTGATGGTGTAAGTGCTTATGGAGTTCAAGGAAAATAGGAAAGTAATGTAGTTTGGACGTAGCCTATTTTAGTATTGTAGAATAAATATCCATCAGCTATGGTGAATAAATGGGATGGTAAAGCACTTTTAGATTCTGAAAATAATTTTTTAGGAATCGCGCGAATCGCGGCTGGCAGAAAAGATGATAATAATACTTTTACAGGAGTATTAATTGGGGATTATGGCGGAAATGCTGATTTAAGTCTTAGTAAAAATACCGGTGTTTATGGATATCACCAAGGTGAATAGGTTTATGCTTTAAAAGACGATGGAACCGCTACATTTGGTAAATCTGGAAATGGTTAGATTGAAATTAAAGGTGATTCTGGAAAAATAAAATCCGCCGGTTATGATAATGGTAATGGCCTTTTAATTGATCTAAAAAAAAGTCAAATAGATGGAAAGAGTGGTGGAATTAGCGCTTTTCTCTTAGACAAATCTAGTCCGTATTTAACAATTAAAGATCCGGTTTAGAATAAAATTTTAATGAATGTTGGTAATAATGATTATTATTTAAAATCAAAAAATTATGGAGATACAATATAGCTAGAAGATTAGACAGAAAAAATTCTTGGAACTTATTTTGATTTATAGTCAGGAGAAATTATTACTAATAGTATTACAGTAAATCATGGAACATTTAAAGATGATATTACAATTAATTATGTTGGTAATACTGGATCTCATTGGGATGCGGGAAGTTATACTTTGAATCAAATTTTAAATAAAATAGGCACTGCTGCTTATAATGCAGGAGTGGCAGCAGGTAAAGCTGAAACAGCCAGTAATAATGCTATTCATGCGATAAGAGGTATTACAGATACTTTGAGTATGCTAAATAGTTGTTTTTATTTTAGTGCAAGCTTTGATCCTGAGAGTGGCGAAGTTAGCTATGATAAACGTCCTGTGTTCTACTCTAGTGGTGGTAGTGTTGCTGTTGGTGAAAAAGGCGTTTAGATCACTGGAGGAGAAATTAATTTTTATGGCTCTATAAATTTTCATAATAATACAATTTATATTACTGGAGAGACAACTTTAGAGGACTATATTCGTTAGATTGCTGCCACGGTTGTAAAATAAAAAGGAGAAAAAGGAAAATGAATGAAAGAGATATTAATTTTTTAAAGGTTTTATATAATACTCTCTCTTTAGTAACAACTAAAGGAGAAGATACTATTCTTATGGGAGAGTGTTTAAAACAACTAAGAGATTTTACGAATAGATTAGTAGATCTTCAAGAGGAGAAGAATAACGAAAATAATTAGGAGGGATAAAATGGTTAATAAATTATATCCACCTATTATATCTGGAACTTTACCAGCATTTGTTGGATAGGAAATTACTATTCCATTTCAAATGAACCGTGCAGTTAGTATGGTAGAGGTTTCAGGATTGTGTTATATAATTAAAACAGTATCAAGTAATGTAGTAATTGCTTAGGGAACAACCGCGGATTTTACTCCAAGCAAAGTCCGCGGTTGCTTGGAACAAGGGTCTATTACTTTCAATATAAATCTTAAATCAATTACTAATAATGGAAAACCTATTCAATATAAATTGAATCCAGGATAGTCTTATAAAATTCAATTAGCATATATTAATACCAATGGAGTAGTCGGATATTATTCTACAGTTGGTATTGCTAAATGTACGACTAAGCCCGCGGTTTATATAAAAGGTTTTGAAGATAATTTAGTAGGAATAAATAAAACAAATTTTATTGGAGTATATAGCCAAAAAGAAAAAAATGATGATATTACTGAAAAAGTTTATTCATATAGATTTAAAGTATATGATGAAAATGGCAATATTTTTGCTGATAGCGGAGAACAATTACATAATTCAATCAATGATACAGAATTAAATGAAAGTTATGATAGTTTTGAATTAAATAAAGAATTACAAAAAAATAAAAATTATTTTATTCAATATTCTATAACCACTATCAATAACTATGAAGCAGAAAGTATTCGTTATCAAATCATTAATAGAGAAACTATTAATCCAGAATTACAAGCAACACTTTCTGCGATTATGGATGAAAATAATGGATATGTAAAAATTAATTTAAATGGAATCCGCGATAAAAAAACAGGATTAGAAATTCCTGCTACTGGGGCTTTTGCTTTATTAAGAGCCAGTAGTGAAGATGATTTCAACACTTGGAATACGGTATTAAAATTTAAATTAGTTGGCGAAACGCCTTCAAGAGAATTGTATAGAGATTTTACTGTCGAACATGGATTTAGTTATCAATATGCAGTTCAGCAATATAGCGATGAAACCGCGGTTCGCAGTAATAAAATCTTTTCTAATACTGTATATAGCATTTTTGAAGATAGTTTTTTATATAATAATGGATAGTTATTAAAAATAAGATTTAATCCAAAAGTAAGCAGTTTTAAAATTAATACCCTTGAAAGTAAAACTGATACTATTGGAAGCCAATATCCTTATATTTTTAGGAATGGAAATACTTATTATCACGAATTCCCGATAAGTGGTTTAATTTCTTATCTAATGGATGAAGACCATTTATTTATGAATAAATTGGGTGATGATGAAATTAAAGATTTTACATCAACCGATTTAACTGATTATAATATTAATATAGAGCGTCAATTTAAAACTAAAGCTTTAGAATTTTTAACTGATGGAGAACCTAAGTTATTTAAGTCTCCAACCGAAGGAAACTTTATTGTGCGTTTATTAAATGTAAGTCTAAGTCCAGAAGATAAATTAGGGCGTATGCTTCATACATTTAGTGGAACTGCTTATGAGATTGATAAAGTTAGTTTTGATAATCTTACTACTTATGGATTTATTGATGCGGACCCACCCGAAAGTGAAATTCTTAAATGGGATAGTATTTCTTTTGATGGATGGTATAAAATTAATGGATATATTGATGATGTAAATACCTATATTGATAACTTAAAAGATGAAAATTTAACTTAGGCAGAAATTAATAAATTACAAGCAAATAAACAAACTTGTTTAGATAATTTATTACAAACGTTAAGTTTTTATCCTATGTTTGAATTATTATATAATGGAGATCATTATAGTTTATAGACCAAAGATATTTTAGCTAATTCTCCTGCGATAACGATTCGATTTGAAGGTTTTGCTCCTGGAGATAAGTTTAGTATTGATGGAGAAGAAATTGTTATTGGTATTACAGGAGCTTATTTAATAGATCACGTCGCTCCAATCTATAGCGTTAAAGTAGTTGAATTATCTGATGCGGGTTTACAACAAGGAACTATAGTGTATTCTTATTATGGTAAACAGGCAAGTAAGTTTGATACTATTAATGATATTCAAGTAGCGGATTTGCCTTTAGAGCAATATTATGGAACTGAAGGTAATATTTTAAATCTTTATAATGATGATTTTAAGTATAAAGTAACCCAAATTTATTTCTTGCGTTTTACTAAGCGTGATGTATAGAAATTATATACAAGTAATAAAATTAATTTTTATACTACTCCCGGTGGAGCAATTAGTGAAGAAGAGGGAGAAAAAGATCATTCTATAGAAATTAAACGTGTGGATTTTGATCCTACTTTAATTTATCATATTTATTTGGTAAGTCAAACTGAAGAACAAGATTACTATATTGATGGATATACTAAGAAAGAAATTTATGATTCTGGTGTATTAGTTAGTAAAAAAAATTGGGCTTGTAATATTAGAATAAATGAAGATGATAAACAAATTATTGGTATTGATTAGAAGAATGAATATTAGATTAAAGACTTAACTGATATTACTTCTATTGAAATCGATCCAGGTGTTTTATGCGAATTATCAGTTCAACGTCAAGAAGTAGTTTACTCTTTTGAAAATGATAATCAAACTACTTATAGAATTTTTAATGGTTAGAATTATATTACAACTACAATTTATCAATTAAAGCAAAATTGGTTAAGAGCTAAGAAGGCTTTAAAAGATTTTAAAGAATTAGAACAAGATAAAAGTAATCCTGATTTTACTAAAGACGATCCATTCTATAATGTAAATTAGAGTAATATTTAGACTTGTATAAAAAATTATAATAATAAAGTAGCAGGATTACAAAAGATAGTTGATGAAACATATACTTTATTTATTGATACTTTAAGAAAGGCGGTAAAGGATTATGAAGATTCAAAGACAATATGATACCGATTTTCTTAAAAAATTAGATGAATTCAAACATAAAGTAGTTTATGCTCGTATTGAGTTATTAACATTTGATGAATTACCAATAGAGAGCATAGAGGGCAAGATAACCGGCGGATCGATTAATATTGATGGAACATCTGCGGTCCGCAGGTCTTGTTCTCTTACTATGATGACTAATGAGAAATTATATAGGTAGTATTCTTGGGGTTTAAATTCTAAATTTAGTTTAGCTATTGGATTGGAAAACAAAATTGATAATAAATATCCAGATATTATTTGGTTTAATCAAGGCATTTATTTAATTACATCTTTTAATACTTCTCAAAGTGCTAGTTCATATAATATCTCTATTCAAGGCAAAGATAAGATGTGTCTATTAAATGGAGACTTAGGAGGAGATTTACCTGCTTCTGTAGATTTTGGGCAAGAAGAAATAATTACTTATAGCTATAATAAACAAAATAATATAACTAAAGATAATTATATAAAAGGTAAATATTGTTATATTGTTAATAGTGAGGAAGAAGCTAAGAAACATAATGTTTATTATATTTCTACTTAGAATAAACAAACTACTTATTATGTTTTAGATGAAGAAGAATTTAGTAATAAAGAATATTATTTAAGAGAAAGTTATTTAAATTTAATTCAAATTCCTATTTAGACTATTATTAAAAAACTTCTTACAGTTTATGGCAAAGAAAAAGAAAGTAATATAGTTATTAATGATTTAGATCAATACGGCTATGAATTATTGGCTAATAAATGTGATGAAACTATGTATTTTTTTAAAGACGCACAAACTAATAGAATAGTTAATGCTTCAATAGGGACATTACCAGATTTATTAGATGTAAATAATGTAAAAATAACTGATACAAGCAATATTAAATTTGATAATTTAGATAGTAATAAATTATTAGATGACGCTTCTGAACCGACTAAAGTAAGACTGGTAAATAACGGAACTATTTACACTATTGTAAGTCGAACAACTAATGAAACAGTTGGTTATCGTATTTGTGATTTAGTCTATGCAGGAGAACTTATTACTAGTGTCGGTGAAAATATAACTAGCGTATTAGACAAAATTAAAAATATGTTAAGTTGTTTCGAGTATTATTATGATATAGATGGTAGATTTATTTTTTAGCGAAAGAAATTTTATGAATACCAATCTTGGAATAACATAGTAAATAATTCTAATGGAGATAGTTATATTGAACCTGCGGTTTATTCTTCTTCTTCAATTTATTCTTTTAGAGATGGATAGACGGTTATTTCTTTTAATAATACTCCATAGATTGCTAATCTAAGAAATGATTTTTCTATTTGGGGATAGAGAGAAAGCGCGAGTGGTGCTGAAATTCCTATCCATCTAAGATATGCGATAGATCAAAAGCCTATTTAGTATACTACGATTATTGTAAATGATAATGATATAAATAGATATAAATCTACAATGTATAATAATGATATTTTTGATACCATGAATCCGCAATTAGAGCAAAAAACTTATAAAAACAAATGGTATCAAAGTGAAAATGAGCCGGGAGTTATTTATTGCGATTGGCGTGAAGTTTTATATCGTATGGCCGTAGATTATTATCAATATAATTATGCAGATGATTTTACCAGTAAAGTAGCGACCGCCAATCCCGACCTTTATCCTTCTGGAATAACTGGTTATGAGACTTATTACGTAGATTTATTCTCTTTTTGGAGAGATATTTATGATTATGATAAGTTAGATTTCAAGGAAGAAGTAAAAAATAATCCTGAGAATTTAAATTTTTGGTTTGATTTTATTGGGGAAGAAAATGCGGATATTGCTAAATATTCAGTCCAATTGATTGGAGATAGAACAAAAGCAATTAATGATACTAATGTAAAAGTTATATGTTATAGAGATACACCTGATGTATTATTTATGACATAGACTGATTATGATTCTATCGTTTAGAATAATTATCCAACAGAAAGCGGATATATTTGGATTAATATTCCTTCTGGATATGATAATTATTTTAAAATTAGCTCTAAGGGTAAAAGCGCAGTTGATGAGATTGAGGATTTGCTTTACACGACTGCTTACTGTGCGGAAAGCGTTTCAATTTCGACTATTCCAGTTTATTATTTAGAACCTAATAATAGAATTTATATTGAAGATAAAAGAAGTGGCGTTGAAGGAGAATATTTAGTTAATAAAATAACTATTCCATTAACTTATAATGGTTCAATGTCTATTAGTGCCACCAAAGCAATATCAAGAGTATATTAAGGAGGACCACTAAATGGCAAGAAAGATAAGACAAATTCGTTATTATGGTGAAGGTCTTAATTCTAAGAACTATCCAAGTGATGTTAATATGAGTAAATTAATTACAGGAACCGCATTTAAAAATAATAACCAAAATGTATTAATTACTCAATTAGGCATTTAGACTTTGCCAGGAACGAAATTTTATTTAAATGATAGCACTAATGCTATTATTGTTGGAAATACTGGTATTTATGAATTAGACTTAGAAGGTATTTCTACTATTAATTTGATTAAATTCGATAGAAGCTCTATGAATTTGATTAATCAAAATCAAGAAGCATATCTTATTATAGATTATTTATTTGAGGAGGGTTGATAATGGGTTTTTATGGTAATATAACTAATACTTCAAAAACAACCTTTACTTTTGATAAAATTTACAGTAATAGACTTCAAATGGATAATAGCTGTACGAGTGATGGTATATTTTTAGGACGCTATGTTTTAGTTGAATATGGTCTTCCCGCCACTCAATATTTAGTAGGATATCTTGATAATAAAATTATGTATGATGATCCTTCTGATAGAAGTGATTCTCATATTATTTTATGTGAAAATGGAAAATTAGTAAAAGTTAAAAGAAGCAACCAATGGTATTTATATGTGGGAAATGTAACCGCGAGTGGGACTAAAGAGTGGAAATATCTCACTAGAATTACTAATGATAGAGTTGATGATGAATAGTATAATTTAAATTATCAAATAGACTATCCTGTTTATGGTCGCGGTTATGATTCTACAGTTTGGATAAAACAATATATCAATAATCAAGAGACTTATGTTTAGATTGCTGAATTAAATACTGTTGTTCCAAATTTTTCAATTTATCCATTACTTCCTCAAGATCCATATGTAGCAGTTGATGATGCTAGCGTTGTATATTAGCCAGGTAAATATTATTATTATGATGAAACTGATAGTCATTATAAATTAGATAATAGCGATACTAAAACTGAGGGGCGCATTTATTATTTAGAAAGTGAGCTTGGACCTGCGATAACCACAGATCAAAGTAGTACAAATTTACTTTATAAATTAAGAGTTCCTACTAATTTCCAACTTGATTTAGATGATAATAATATTTATTATAATAAAGAAGGATTCAATAAAACAAAACGTTTTTATGATAATACGACAGAAAATACTATTAATTATAAATTAAGTTAGTCAGGATATAGATTTTATTATAATGTAGAATAGGATAATGTTGTTGGTGAGCCGATCGAAGACGGCTACGACCGCAAGTCTCTTGTTGTAAAGCTTCCTGCTCTTGGTAATGCGGTATGTGATACCTATGATTTGCTTTACGGTCAAAACCGCGATGATTCCACGACTAATTTTGATAAAACTAACATTAAAGGTGCTTTAAATACTCTTAATAGAAAAATGAGTTTAGATAAATTAGATACTAATAAACTTATTTATTTTTCTACTGAGACTGATAATGATATTAATGATAATTATATGAAGTCTGCAACTATCGAAGGAGATAATTTGATTTCAGTAGATGCTGATATTGAGAAAAATAATGGAGTTATTAAAGTTACTCACAATAATTTAGATGTGAATAAAGCATCAAAAAGTTATGGTAAAGATGTTGATTTTGGTACTTTTGGTTCTTCTATAAAATTACCTAAATTATTTACTGATAGAGCGGGTCATATTGTAAAAGAAGAAACATTTTCAGTTAGTATTCCAAAAGGTTCTTATATTAATACCAAAGAAGGCAATGTTTTTACCTCTTTAAGTTTCATTGATACTACTGGAGCTTTAAGCAGTGAGAAATCTTATTTAGGAACTTTAGCATTAGGCGAAGGATATACTATTAATAATAAATTAAATACTATCACTAAAGATACCACTCTTAATGATAGTATTAGTAAGTTGATTGATAATAGTGATAGTAAGTATAACACTTTATTGGGTCAATCTAATAATAGTTTTGGCAAAGATACTATTCCAACTCTTTATGGATTAAAATAGGGAATTAATACCGATAGAGATAATATTAGCAATTTAAGTAATAAAATTGATGTTTTAAATGGGGCTGTATCTACAACTAATTCAGTTGCTTATAGTATTAAATAGGCTATTGATAAATTAGACAAAGCTGATAACAAGGTAGATAAACAATTTGTTACGGCGGTAGAAGAAAAAGATGGTTTAATAACTGTTTCAAGAAGCGCTTTACAAGAGAACGATTTACCTATTACTTTTGATGGAACTTATAGTAGTAGCAATAAAGTTGCTACTATGAGTAGTTTAAATACTTTAAAAACTAATCTTTTAGGTGGCTATACTGGCACATTAGCCGATATAAATACTTTAGCAAGTGGCAAATTAAATGAAAGCGCGGTCCGTGGTCTTACATACAATGCGACTTCTGGAGATAATGGAGCTAAAACGGTAGCAGGAATGTTTGATTTAATTGTAGCTTTACAAAATAAAAACGCGGAATTGAATAAAACTATTAAAGCATTATAGGATAAAGATACAGAATTAAATGATTTAATTACTGGATTAAGAACTGATGTTGATGCTTTAAAGAAAAATTCAAACAATACTGATACTCCATCTGAAACAACTTAATTTAAATAAAGGGTTTGGTCTTAATAGGCCAAACCCTTTTAGTATTGATTAAAAAGATTTTATAAATAATAGAAAGGAGTCGATTATCTTGCCTAATACATTAAATAAATATGTAAAATTTGTCAGAGGTTCTAAAACTGCTTTTGAAAGTTTAGGGACTAAAAGGGACAATGATACTTTATATTTTATTTATGAGGAAAATGATTCTTCTGGAGAACTTTATTTAGGTAGTCGTCTAATTTGCGGTGGAATTAGTTCCGCAGGTAAGTTAAGCGATTTAAGTGATATTGTTCTTGATAAAGTTAAAACAAATCAAGTTTTAATTTATGATGAAGAACAAAAAAAATGGGTTAATTAGGGTTTAGAAAATAATGAGACTTTAATTAATTCTATTGTTGAAAAATTATCTACGGAAGAAAATTTAGCTAAGTTAGCTCCTGTTTTTAAGGGTACAGTTCCAGGGCTAGTCCCAGTTTCTTTACATGAAATTAAAGGAAAACATATTCTTACTGATGCTGGTACATGGATTAATATGCCAGTAGGAACATTAACTTAGGGAGATATTGAAACAATCAATATAGCTAATAAATATTTAGTAGATAAAGGTCCTGATAATTTGGTAACTCGTGTTGAAGCAGTCGAACAAACTGTTTCTTGGGCTGATATTTAAAGGAGTGAAAAAGATTGAACGTTAAGTTTTTAAAAGGCTCTCAAGCCGAATTCGAAAATGTGGCAGGTAGATATAAACCTGGTGCGTTTTATTTAGTAATTAATGATAATAAGTCCGCAGAAGATTATAAAAAACCAAGTCGTCTTTATTATGGTGTAGATGAAAATAATTGCGTTCCTGTAAATTAGGGTATTAATATAGTTGATACTACCGCAGGTTTGCCTCAAAGCTTTAGTCAAAATACAGCAGGCGAATTTTATTATGTAAAAGATAAAAATATTTTATGTATTAATAATGGTAAAGGCTGGATTCAAACAAATACTGATACTGTTTTGGATACTGATAAAAAGAATAGTAATGTGTCAGTAAATACTAGTCCCAATAATGCCAATGGAGCTTCTATAACTAATACTATTGCTGATAGTAGTGGTAACGTTATTGCTGAGACTTATGATATTATTGGTAGTGATTATATTCAAGTTGAAGTAATTCCTGCAATTAATGATAAAGGTGTAGACACTATTAAACTTAGTTTAACAGGAGTTAATTATCAATTAAGTTCTTCTTTAAGTAAAAAAACTTTAAATATTAATTTAAAGAACGCTGATGCTGATGCAGGTAATTTTAATATTGTCGCTGGTAGTAATGTTAATATTGCTGAAACTTCTACGGGAAATTATACTTTAAGTGTTGATAAAGCAGTTAATGATTTTACTATTACTAATCATGCTACTGGTACTGGTTTTACCGCTTCTGTTGGTGGTCCTGGTGTTGAAGGAAAAAATAGTACAACTTTATCTACTGACATTGATCCAGAAATTGTTTTAGAAGGTAAAAGTGGTAGTTATAAGTTTAAGGATGGTGTTTTAACTCTTCCTGTTTATAATAAACAAGATATTGATAATCAACTTAGAACTATCAATGCTATGGTATTCCGTGGCGGATTCCAGATCGCTAATGGAGCAATTGTATATGATGATACAAAAATTAATGAAAATCCTAATATTGCTGAGGGTAATACTTTTATTTATACTGGAGCCGATGATGTTCTTTGGGGAGGTCATTATTTACGCACTGGAGATTTAATTATTGCTTCTGGCAAAGAAGTTGATGGAATTATTACTGGCGATATTAAATGGACTTATGTGCCTTCTGCAGATGATCCCGTCACTGAAGTCGAAGGAGCTAATGATAATAGCACTACTGGTTTTATTATTAAACTCGGTTCTACTAAAGAACTTTTAGATTACACCCTTAGCGGTGAAAGTGGTATTGTTTTAGAAACAGAAGTTTTAAAAGATTCAGAAAATAATCCTACTAATTCTAAAGTTGTTACCATTAAGCATAGTAATACTTTAACTGTAAATCCTCCAGTTCCTCAAGCTTATGCTGATGAACAAACTATTACTATTAACGAACCAACTGAGATTGATGCCCAAGGACATGTAGTAAAATCTACTCAAAAGACTTTTACAGTAAAAAATACTCACCAAGAAATTTTGGCGAATGGTTATACAACTAATGGAACTGATACTTTAATTCCTAGACTTAAAATTGCTGGTGCTGATTTTGAAAATGAACCAATTACTTTTACTAGTGATAGTTTAAAAGTAAATGTTTCTGCGACAGCTGAAAAATCTAATGCTAAAGTTAATTTTGAGTTAGAGTGGGGAACATTCTAAGGACAATATTATTTAATAATAAATATAATTTTTTCTATTTTATATAGAAGAATGTTTTTATGGGGAAAGATGAAATATTCTTTCCCCATATTTTTTTTTAGGATAGAAAGGAGTAAATTATGTCTAAGATACATTTTCGTCCCGTTTAGGGTCCAGAAGAAAAGATAAAAGCATATCCACAAACTGATGGATATTTTTATGTGGCAACAGATACCGGACGAGTTTATTTAGATACTGCGACTGAAAATAAAATACCAATAGGTTCAAGTGGCGTTTAGGTAATTTATGGAACTGAAAAAGACGTCGAAATTGATTATGATGCGGATGAGAATCCAATCGGATATTCAATTCGTTTATCTAATTTATCAAGTTCTAATCCTCATGTAAATGATTTAATTTTGAATAGCGATGGAGCATTTTATCGTATTAAAGAATTTAAATTAAATGATGATAAAGAAGAAGTTGCTAGTTGTGAAAAACTATTGGCGGGTGGCGGAAGTCAAGATCAAGAAGTTAAAGTAAATGGTACTGTGTCTTTAATTTTAGATGGACCTACTGATGTGCTTAATGGCGAATCAGTAAGCGTAACTGCTCTTGTAAAATGTAGAACAATAAATGGAGAGCCAGTTCTTGATTCTGTTGAAGGTACTTTAACTATTAGATAGAAAAAGAGCGATGGTTCTTGGGAAGATATTTATAGTGAAGCAAAAACTTATTAGCACAATAAACCGATTACTACTGATATTTCTGCTTATTTAAGAAATTCTTCTACACATGAAATTGAGTTTATTGTTAGTAAAAATAGTGATCCTACCAATAACCATTTTTCTACTACTAAAAAGACTCAATTTGTAACCACTCATGAATTAACTCTTCAATGGCAAGAAAGTGAATTCAGTAATAATTCTCCTTATGATGGAAATTAGATTAATGTTGTTTGGTTAATGACTGATAAAGTAAATAGTGCCATTGAAATTTATTTTGATAACTATTTAGTTTTAGACAGATATTATAATGATACCAATAATAATAATACTGATAGTTTTACTATAACTAAAAATACTATTATTTTAGATAATAGTAATAATTCTGTGGTAACATTAGCCAATTATTTTCTTCATGGAGAACATACTATTAAAGCAAAACTTTATTTAGTAAATGGCAATGAAAAAGGAAACGGTACTGACTTTATTGAAAAAGAAATTGTTATTTTAGATAAAAACAGTAGAACGCCGTTAATTTGGACTGGCAGTTTCAAAGAAGAGTATTATACTTATGAAACTATTCGTATTCCTTTTAGAGTGTATGATCCTAACACATCTATTGCTATAATTAATTTGTATAAGAATGGTGTTTTAGCTGGTACTCGTGAAATCTCAAATTAGAATGAGTGGCAATACTGGGAAATTACTAATCTTTCTGTTAATGATAGTTCCTATTATACAATTAAAGTAGGAACTGAGCCTTATGATTATTCTCGTAATTTTACTTTTATAGTTAAAATTGATCCATTAAGAAACATGGAATTGGTTAGAAGTGGTGATTTAAGAGTTAATTTTGTGGCTACTGGTCGTTCTAATTCTGAAAGTAAATTAAGTCGTGAAACTTTAAAAATTAGAGATAAATATGCAGAATTTAAAAACTTTAATTGGTATAATAATGGTTGGGTTTTTGATGAAAATAATACTACTTGTTTAAGAGTCAGTAATGGCGCTGAAGTTTCTATCCCTATTGGATAGTTATCTTTTGACGATGGAACTTCTAAGCCTACCCACAGTATTGAGATTCAATTTAAAATTAGAAATCCTTAGAATTATTCCAAAGTAATTACTAAATATACTCGTTATAAATCTATTGATGGGTCTTGGAATGATGAAGATAGTGGAGCTTGGGCTGAGTTCTAGAAATAGACTGAATATGTAAATTATGATGAATTTTTAACTAAAAAATATTTACGAGAGCATCCAGAAGCTCCAAGTTATGATAATTTAACTTATGGTGGTTTATCTCAAGTATTTAATTTAAATAATCTTGTTTGTGCTTATGGATCTTTGACAGAGCCTTTAGGTATTTATTTTAGCCCACAAGATGCTACATTTACTGCTGATGGTGGTGAAGAAACAGTTTCAGTAGATTTCGTAGAAGATGAAATGTTATATTTAAGTTTTGTTTATACAAAAGAAAAATCTGGTATTGAAGGTGGAGATTCTAAATTATTAGAAATTTTCTTAAATGGTGTTTTAACTAGTGTAGCTCGTAGAAAAGAAACTGATTCTTGGACTATTAATTCTGATGTTATTAAATTTATGTCTAATGCCTGTGATATTGATATTTATAGTATTAGAGTTTATGATGCTACTTTAACAATTCCTGATATAGTTCAAAATTATGCTTTTGATAAAAAAAGTATTAATTAGTGGGATTAGAAAAATATGTATCAGTATGAGGATACTTTAAATGATTATCTATTTTCTTATCGAAAAATGCTTGATTATAATAGTGAACATAGTGACAAACCATTGATGCCATATATTATTTTAAAAACTACTCAAAATAATAATCAAAGCACTTAGAATAGACTTCCTTACAGTAAAGATGCTGATCCTCAAAAAGGGACTTTAGAATTTGTAAATGTTCCATTAGATAATGCCTATGCTAGAGGAGAACTTGATGAAGTAGCAGAAAAAGAAGGATGGTCTCCTATTATGGAGAAAGATAGTGATGGAAAAGAAAAAGTAAAATATACTGCTGTATAGAATTATTATTTACATCATTGTCCTAGTTTTACCACTCTTTTTAATGGAGCTACATTTTAGGTTTAGGGAACATCTTCGCGTAATTACCCAAGACGTAATTATAAGGCTAAATGTAAAAACGTTATGTTTATGAATAAAGGGCCTTTTGAAAGTATATATAAAGAGGATGAAACCGCGGGAAAATTAGATAAAAAAAGTAAATGTTTTCTTGAATATTTTTATATGGATAATGAGACTGTTGGCACAAATAAATTTACTCTAAAGATTGATTTTATGGAGTCTTCAGGAGATTATAATAGAGGTTTCGCTAATTTTGTTAATGAAACTTATTCTCATCATCCACTTAAAGATTATAATGATAGTAATACTTTTTAGGTTTTTTCTGAACCAGAAGAAGCAAAAGAGTATGTAGAAGGAAAATTATATAAATATTATAATCACAAAGAGAATTTAAAAATAACAGATGGAAAAAATGATAATTTAGTAATAAAAAATAAAGAAGATTTTGATATGGGGCCTTATGCTTTATATCAAAAATTAATGGAAGAAAATCCTACTTTATATACTAAATTAAAAGTAGCTGATTCAAAATCTTCTTATTATAATAAATGGTATGAAAATAAAGAAGCAGGCTATGTAAATTATAATATTACTAACTTAAAAGATTATCGCACTTCAGTAAAAGGATATCCTGTTTTAGCATTCCATTGGCAATCAACTGATTCTAATGAATATAATGATTCCGGTATCTTTTATATTGGAAAATATAATATGTTATTAGATAAAGGTTCTGATGAATGCTTTGGGTTTAAACCAAAGGGAAGCGCTTTGTAGAGTCAAATTAATGGAAAACCTCCTGTTGAAAATATCGCTGAATGTTGGGAATTTTAGAATAACTCAAGAACATATTGTTCTTTCCGAGATCCTTGGAATAGATATAAATTATCATTTAGACCACCTGTAATGGATGATAATTCAAAAGAATATTTGACTTCTGGAAAAGCTCCTATAGTGGCAGATTCTTTTGAGGTTAGATATAATGCAAATGATGATTTAATTTCTAAGGGATTGTTTAATTGTGAAGAACTTTCTTAGGGTTCATACAGTGATGATTTAGTGAAATGGATTGATGGAATATCTAATGTCGCTCCTAGTAGAATAAAAGTACAAAAAGTAACAGATGATATTACTGGTCAAGAATCTACTGAATTAACTATTACAAATCCGGGGTAGGAACCTATTAAATTTGATAAAAGTATGAAATCTTCTCGTGAATTATTACTTGCTTTAATGTCTAACTGGGAAGATGCTGTAAGTTGGGTTTGGAGTACTTGCTTAGATTGCACTATTGATTTTGATGGCATATCATATGAAATTCCTTCCATGGGACAATATGAAGTAGTAGAAGATTTGGCTGAAGCAAAATATGAATTAAGTAAGTATTATGTATTTGATAAAATTGATGAATAGGGTAATGATATTTATAAAATATCAGAAGATAAATTTGATAAAGAACAAAAATATTATACTTATGATGTAAATAATAAAATTTATAATGTAATCACGTTAACTGATAATGATGATAAAGTTTATCAAATAAATAAATATTATACTTTAGAAAATAATATCTATATTTTAAATTCAGAAAAATTTAATCCTTATATTATTTATTATTCTTTTACTGAAAATGAAAATGATATTAATAATAGATGGTTATTACCAAGTCCAATTACTTATGGTGGAATTACTTACACAAAAGATAGTAAAGAATATCGTCAAGCAAAATTTAAGAATGAATTAAGTAATTATTTCAATATTGAATATTTAGCGACTTATTTCTTAATGACTGAAATTTTTGAATGTTATGATTCTCGTGGTAAAAATGCAATGTTTGCTTCTTGGGGTCCTCAAAAAGGAAATATTGAAAAAACTACAGGGACTTAGCATTATATTTGGTATCCTATTTTTTATGATATTGATACTTAGTTAGGTATTAATAATACTGGTATTCCATCATTTGAATATTATGTTGATGCAACTGAAGAAGGAAGTTTTTCAACTAATGATAGTGTTTTGTGGAATAATTTTTATTCATTTTTTAGAACTAAGATTATTGATAAATATAAATAGTTAATGGGTCAGACCAATGGATCTTATAAACCTAGTGATGTAAAACAAATTTTTGTGAGAGGGACAGATACTTCTTCTAAAAAGAGTGATATTGTTGATAAATGGTATAAAACAGATCCTAGCTTATTCCCTGGCAGTTATGCAGTTTAGGGAGAACGTCCTATTATTGCTTTGAGCTTAGATGAAGAATATAAATATATTATTCCAACTAACTCAAAAGCTGAGAATACTAAATTTGGACGTATTACTGAAACAGGATTATATTCTGTTGAAAGTGATTAGTATTTTTATGCTTTATAGGGCGACCGCAATCTTTATCGTTCTCAATTTTTGGCTAATCGTCTTAACTATATTGACTCTTGGCTAACGCTTGATGAATACTCTGCCAATGGTGGTAGTAGTAAAATTAGGAGCCGTATTTCAGCGAATAATCCTGATACAACTTCAGATAAATGGATTGAAGGAGCTGAAAGTTCGGGCTTTACTACATCAGAATATTGGAAAGATGGAAAAGAATTTGGAACTAAAAATCATCTATTTGATGGTGAATATTGGATTAAGATGGAGCCTGCTCGTCGTTCTTATGTCACTGTTGGAACTGATACATCTAATTTCCCATCTTTAAAATATAATGGTTTAACTCCGGTTAGGTTTGAAGCTACAGATTTAAAAAAGGGTGTTAAATCTAGTCCTAGATACCGCGAACAATTATATTATATTTATGGCTTAGAGTAGATGAAATCTCTTGGAGATTTAAGTAAATTGTATTTCCAAGAATTTTCTCTTAGTGGAAAAGCTAGTAAATTAGTTGATTTATTGCTTGGATATGACGGTATTTCTGAAGAAGGTCCTGATTATCCATACCGTAATGTTAAAGTAAATAACTGGAGTTTTCCAAGTGGTGGTATGCCATTATTAAAAGAGATGAATCTTTGTGGCATTCAATTTACTAAACCAATGTCATTAGATTTAAGTAAAAGTGAAAAACTTGAGAATTTTAGAGATACTGATTCTAATATTACTAAAGTTCAATTTGCTGAAGGTGTTGCTTTAAATACATTATATTTAACTGATTCTACAAATTATTTAAGCTTAATCGAAGCAAATCTTTTAACTAAATTAATTACTAGTTATGTTCGTCCAACTCTTAATGATCTTACTAATCGTCTTGAAGTGGCAAAAGAAAACAAAGGACTATATATTAAAGGTTTAACCGATGCTAGTAATGATAATTCTATTAAAACAAATATAAAAACTCTTGATATTCGTGGCGGTAATTTAGATTATTATTCTTATGAATTATTAAGACGTTATTATTTTGGATGCCAAAATAGTGAATTAATGAATTGTAGCATCAATTTAACTAATGTTCAATGGAGTCCTTATAGATTATTAAATGACGATAAAGTTGAATTAGATAGTGTTAATATTGAATACTATAAAGATAATGGACATTTCCAATTAGAAAAAATTAGTGCGGAAGATGTAAGTAAAATTACTCCAAGCGAAATAAAAAATAATTTAATTTATTATTATGATAATAGTGTAAATGGATATGAGGATATTCACAATAAAGTTATTGATTATACTTTATTACGTAGTTTATACGATAAAGCTCCTATTTATTTTAAAGGTGTTAATTAGACTTATCCTAATATAACTGGTATTATTTATATTGAAAATACCCAAGAGATAGAAGAGCACGTAATTCAAGAAGAATTATAGAGTATTTATCCTAATCTAACTATTTTTGTAAAAAATGTTAAGAAAGAATATTCTGCTAAGTTTGTTCTCGAACAAGAAGACGCAAATGGAGTATTAACTCAAGAAATTTTAAAGACTTAGAAATTACCTTTATTAAGCTCTAAGTTTTTTGATAATCCTACGGATTCTTCAGGTGAAACTTATATTTCTTTTGGTAGTTTACAAGAAAAAATGCCAACCTATAATTTTAAAGGTTGGGAAGACGATACTGGTGAATTAGTAATTACAGTTGGAAAAGATGTAAATGAAAAAGATGTTGTTTTAAAAGATAATTGGGGGTCTTTATCCTTACAATCTAATAAAATAGATTATATCTTTAAAGCAAGATTTAAACGTAAATCTTATACAATTACTTTTGTTAATGGTGATCGCGTCGTCAATGATTCAACCGTAAAGAAAGTATTTAATTATGGTGAAAGAATTACTGTTCCAGATGAATTTTATTATTTTAATAATACAGAAGTGACAGATTTGCCAAACGGAGAGGATTCTTTAGAATGGACTTGGAGATAGACAGGATGGGCTGACAAAGAAGGAGTTAAAATTGATTTAACAAGATAGTTAGCTTATGCCGACCGTGAATTCTATGCTATTGGAGAACCAGTTAGTGTTTATGATAATATCTTAGTTAATGATTCTACTCATAAATATTATGATATTATAAATTTTGACGGAGAATTATCATTTATAATGACTGATTTAGCTAAGAATTTAAAAGGTAAAATCACTTTACCTACAACCTATAATGGTTAGCCAATTACAAGAATTAGATACAGTCAAGTTAATCCATCCGCAGCAGTTGGTATTCAAGTAAATCCTAATATTACTGCAATATTTTTTGCTCCAAAAGATAGCAATAAAATTTCTGTAATAGATGATTATGCTTTTATTTTAGACAGCGGATTAGAATATTTCCAATTCAGTGATTGTTTAAAGAAAATTGGTATTAAAGCATTTTATAGATGTCCTTTAAATTATAATAATATAATTCCTTATTCTTCTTCAACTGAAGGATTAAGTTTTGGATCTCAAGCATTTTATCAAAGTAAGATGGGGTCTTATTCTCCTTATAATTTAATTATAGAAGGATGTAAAGATGGTATTCTTAATTTTGATTTAAATGCATTTTCTGGTTAGACAATTTTAAATATGTCTGGTAATCAATTTAAAGGATATACAGGAGCTATTTAGGTATAGATTGGTACAAATAAACATCCAATTAAACAAATTACTGCTGATAGTTCTGGTAATATTTTTACTCCTAGTCGTACTGGTATGCCTACTATTGTTAATGGATATACTGGTCGTTTTAGATATTATTATGTTGGTAGCTATGGTGAAAATGTTAAAAATACTTTACACAATATTTATAAGGCAATGATATCTAATAGAGCGAACTTTGAAGAAGAACCTATTGTGAAGTGAGGATAAATTATGGAAAAAGAAATTGTTTATAGATATATGGGTTCTAATGGCATTATTGAATCTTCTATATAGTTAGCAGGAGCGCCTGCGACTAAATTATATAGATTAATCGCGGATTATAATAAAAAATTAACGAGAGATGGAAAAGAATTCTTTTCCATCTCTCCTTTAGTTCCCGAGGATGAATTAGAAGAATGGTATGAGGTTTAAATAGGCCAGAATACATTGATTTAAATATAAAAAAAATTAGGTTAAATAGGAAAAGAAACTATTTAACCTAATTTTTTTAGAAAGGAAGAGATAGATTTGATAGTTAAAAATGATAGCGTTATCGAACAAGCTAAATGGGAAGAACTTCAAAAGAAAATCAATACTTTAGCTAAAGATAACTCAATAAAAAACATTAATGGAAAAATCGTTGAAATAAAATCTATTGAAGACTATTATAGTAATATCACTGGTATCGTTCAAATGAAGAAATTAGATCCATCTGTTCTTCGTATACCTTTAGATGAACCTATTATAAATATAAATGCTGATACTCGTCAAATTGAATTAACTAAAGAATTTGGAAAAACACAATTACTTACTGTTGAAAACGATCATTTGGCGGAAACAATTTATTTTCAAATTGATAGATATTTTGATTTACAAGATTTGGCGGCTGATGATATTAAGATTTATATTCAGTATTATTTAAACGATCAAGTTCAAGGTTATTCTGAAGCTATTTGTCCTGATATCGGGACTGCTGGAAAATTGATTTTTGGATGGCAAATTAGTGATGAAGTGACTAGTGAATCTGGTACTTTATAGTTTTCTATTATTTTCTTTAAAAAGAATCCAAAAGATAATAATAATTTAATGTATGTATTTAATACATTACCTGCGCAAATGGTTATTAATAAGACTTTAGACATTGATGAAGATTTAGTTACTGCGCAACCTGTTGATTATTTAACTGGATATTTAGAAAGTTTAATTGATTCAAAGAAATCCGCCGGTTTTGGAGTTCCTGATAATGTGGCTTTCTTGACAAGCATTTTAAATAACAAATCAGTTTATTTAACTGGTGATAAATTATATGCTTTAGCTTATAATGATACTTTAAATAATCCAGATAATACTACTATTGAGTATAAATGGATTTGTAATTATAGAGGAACTAATACTGAATTAAAAAATGGTATTGGCTATGAATATAAAAAAATTGTTGATGATAATAGTATTTTTAGCGGAGATATGGCTTATAATGAAAAATTAACTTATTTCACTAAAAATGGAGACTCTTATATTAATAGTAGCAGTGATATTAATCTTGAGAACTATACTGCTAAGAAAAACGATCTCTACCTAAAAGTTCAATACTGCGAAATTGATGGATGTGGAAGTTATAGTGTTACCGCATTTGGTACAACTGCCAATCAAGTAAGTAAAGAAGTTAAATGGGCTGGATTAGCTATTTCTGTTGAAGGAATTAGTGAAGATTTTAGAATTGTTCTTGATCCTTCCCCTGATAATGGATGTTATTATGGTTCTTCTAATACTATTACTGCTGTTGGATAGAATGATAAAGGCGTTCAGTGTACTTATCTTTGGAAAAAGAATGGCTCTGATTTTAGCACTGAAAAAACTGTAACTTTAACTGAAGAGGATAATTATACTTTATCAGTTCATGGTTATAAAAATAAAGATAATATAGATTATCCTACAATTAGTTTCACCAATTATTTTGACCCAACTAATTTAAAACCTGTCATTGACGAAAAAGTTAAAATTGAGAATGGAAAATATATTGTTACAGTCACTAATACTAGTGAGTTAGGCAATGGTATTTATGAATATCAATGGAAAAATGCGTAGGGTGCTACTCTAAAGACAACTTCTGATAATTCAACAGAAGTAGATGAAAATATTACTCAAGGAGCTGTAATTATCCAGAAGGGTGAAAGAAAATCGCAACCAGGAACCTTTAAGATTGAGGGGTAAGATAAATGATAACTAATCCAACTGATTATTACAGTGTTTTACATCAAATACAAGATGAAAATTTTCCAGTTAAGTATCCTGCTCTTCCAGCTCCAGAAGATGAAAAGTTGGTTTAGATAGATTTAAACTCAAGAACTATTAATAATGAAAATAGTTATATTACAGTTGAAGGCGATCACGCTGCTGAAATTATTTATTTTGAAATAAATAGATATTTTGACACTATGGATTTAACCAATATGATGTGTATTATTTAGTATATTAATGCTGATAATGAAAAACGTATTTATCCAGTCCCATATTATGATACTTTAACTCATAAAGATAAAATTATTTTTCCTTGGGTTTTAAATTATAGTGCTACTAAGAAATCTGGCACTTTGAATTATATGATAACTTTTTATAAAATAGAAAAAGATTCTAATAATTTATTATATAATTTAAACACATTACCAGCAAGTCTTTAGGTTTATTCTAAACTTAATTTAGATTCTATTGTAAAAGAAGAAGATTATTACGTAATTGATGATAGCCAAGTAGTACAACAAATTTGGGAGCGTTTAGCGCGTTTAGAAGGATTTGTTGGTGGTAATGGGTTGGATGTTTATTGGATTGTTCTCGAATAAATAAACTAAATGGTATAGAATTATTAATTTAATTCTATACCATTAATTTATAGAAAGGAGTTATTGAAGATCGATGGCTCTATTTAAAATTTTAAAAGGTGATTCAGATAGATTAGTCACCTATGATGCGAAAGCGGTTAATGGAAAAATACCCTTTCCATCTTTAGATTCTGGAAAAACTTTATTTACACCAGTAAAAGATACCACTCCTATCAAAGAAGGTTATGCTTATTTTACAGAAGATACTCATAAATTCTATATTGATACTGCGGATAAAAGATTAAATTTATATACTGATCACGCGGATTATGCCACTTATGATGAAAATGGTCGTAATTTAGCAGAATTATCAGAAGTATCTTATGAAAATATTGATGATACTGGAGGACAAATTGGAGTAATAAATATTAATGGTATTGGATATCCTGTTACTTGTCCTGCTGATATTGCTGGAAAAATCATAAACAAATATACTTTTGATGTTAGTGCCGATTAGACGGTTTTTAATATTCCTTTTAATTTTAGTGATAGTAGTACTCTTACTCTTTATTATAATGGTATTATGATTTAGGAAACAGAAAATTATACTATAAATGGTAATACTATTACTTTAAATGGTTGGAAAGGTGAGTAGGGAGATTTTCTAACTGTAATGGGTATTGAAGGAGCAGCAGGAGTTAATGTTGATGAAGATATTGTTCGTATCCAAACTGAATTAAATAAAGCTTTAGAAAAAATTAATTCTTCTACCGAGAATTTGATTTATAAAAATAAATCTAATATATTAACTAAAGATGGCAAAATTACTATGGATAGTACATATACTCCAACACAGGATATGGATTTAGTAACTAAAAAATACGTTGACAATGCCATTCCTCCTACAGTTGGAACTACTACTGATTATTCTATTTATATTGGATCAACACAACCTGCGTCTGGAACTGCTCCTTTAGTATGGATAGATACAACTGCTAAAACTGGCACTTTTAAATATAGAACTTCTACCACAGGTACTTGGACACCTGTCCCCGTGGCTTGGATTTAATATAAATTTATTGTAAGAAAAAGGAGATAATATTATGGATCAAAATTTAATTAATCAATTATTCCAAGTATGTTTGATTCCTATGCTTGGTGCTTTAACTACTTTTATAGTTATTTGGATTAAAGCAAAAAGTGCAGAACTACAAAAGAAAACTAATAATGATATTTTAAATAAATATGTGCAAATGGCTACTGACACAATTACTAACTGTGTTATTGCTACTAATCAAACTTATGTAAATTCTCTTAAAGAACAAGGTAAGTTTGATGAAGCTGCTCAAAAAGAAGCATTTTAGAGAACTTATCAAGCAGTATTACTTATTTTAAGTGATGATGCTAAAGAGTATTTAAATAATGCTTTTGGTGATTTGAATAAATATTTACAAGAGAAGATTGAATCTACAGTAAATAATTATCGTACTCCAAGCAATGATTTAAAGCAATAAAAATAAGGGAGACATTCAGTTAAGAATGTCTCCCTTATTTTTTTTTATCTAAATGGATTTTTCCATCGTCGATTAATTTCTTCATAGCCTTTTTTAGGAAAGTATAAAACTTCACCATTTTTAAAAGTTAAATTATCTTTATTCATTATTTTAATTTGATTTAAATTAATAATTAAGCTCGGTGGAATAAATACAAAATCTGGATGATAAACTAAAGTTCCTATATAATTTTCAAAAGAAGTTTTTAGAGTTTTACTATTCAAAACTTCATCTTCTAAATGACAACATAAATTTCGTTTTTGAATATCAGCGTATAACACTTTATTTAAATTAATTTTTATTTCTCCTTCTGGAGTATCTAAATATTTATATTCACGTCTTTTTTCTTCTCTAACTTCATGTAAAATAGAAAAAATTTTTTCTTCACTAACTGGTTTCTTGACAAAGTTAAATGCTTTTACTTCATAAGAAGCTACTCCATAACTTGTTTGAGAGGAAACAAAAATTATTTTTCCAATATACCCGCTTGTTCTTAAGAGATGAGCTATTTCAATACCATCCATTTTTTTGAATGTAATCCCTAAAAAGATTGCATCATAATCAATATTAGAATCAATTAATTTTCCAGGATCAGTAAATTTATATACATATCCCGGCAAATTAAATTCTTTAAAATACTGATTTATTATTTCTTCCAATGAGTCATTTTGCTAATCGCTATTGTCGCAAACACCTACGATAAAAATTTTAATCACCTTCATTTTGTTTATTTTAGAAAAAATTTTTCTATCTTTATATTCTTTCTATATTATAATTATACAAAAATTTTTAAATATTGTAAAATAAAAAATTATAAAGTGTCAAATTTATTTAATTTTAAGTAAGTGAAATTTTTATCCAAAAAGTGTCAGTAATTATAATATATTTACACAAAATAAAAGTCATATAATAATGAAAGGAAAAGATAAAACCTTTCATTATTATATTTCTCCGGAGGTAATAACATGAATACTTATGGTTATCCATAGCAGTAGTATCCAATAGGTAATAATAGACCTATTTATGGAACAACTGCTACACCTGTGATTCAAAACAATACTGCATAGCGAATTAGACCCGTTGCTTCTTTAGAAGAGGTTCGAGCTATGAATATAGATTTTGATGGTTCAGTTTTTTATTTTCCTGACTATGCTAATCGTAGAATTTATACAAAACAAATAAATATGGATGGAACAGCTTCTATTAATATGTATGAATTAAAAGAAATCCCAAATTCTTCTTAGCCTAATAATGACTATATAACACGAGAAGAATTTAATACTACCTTAACTTCTATTAAAGAAGTATTTGCATAGATCATGGGATCCAATAACGCGGTTGCGCCGTCTTAGGAATCGGGTTAGCCAGCTCAATAGCAACCAACAGAGAGCAAACCGCAGTTTAATTTTTAAGGAGAGTTTCAAATGACACAATCAATGAATCCAATGCAAATTATTGCTATGATTAAAAACGGTCAAAATCCATAGCAATTAGTTTTATCTATGCTTGAAAATCAAATGGGTGGAACGCCAATGGGCAATAATTTATTACAAATGGCACGGAACGGTCAATCCGATGACATTGAAAAATTTGCTCGTAATTTGTTTGAATCAAGAGGTTTAAATTTCGATAAAGAGTTTAATAGTTTTAAGTCCCAAATGGGGTTTAAATAAATAAAATTATAGAAAGAGGTTTTGTTATGTTTAATTACAATTATCCAATGAACACGCCGAATTATTCATTATCTGATATTGCTGCGGCTTCTGGAAATGGCTATCGTAATAATGATGGCGGAATGTGGGGAGACGGAGCATGGTGGATTATTATCCTGTTCTTATTCTGCTTCAATGGTTGGGGCGGTAATGGCTGGGGTAATAATGGTGCTAATGGTTCTGGTTTCCAAGGCACTACAACTCGAGAAGAAATCGGTTATGGTTTTAACATGAGCGATCTTAAATCTGGGGTTAATGGCTTAGCTTCTAGTCTTTGCAATGGTTTTAGTGGAGTAAACACTAATCTTTTAAGTGGTTTTGCTAATCTTGCTGAAACTAATAATGCTAATACTCGCACTTTACAGAGTGATATCTGTAATATGGGTATGAATAATATGCAGAATACTTTTAGTATCACTCAGGCTATTAATGCTGATACTGTAGCAAGTATGCAGAATACTAATAATTTAACTCAGCAATTAAGCAATATGGCAGCTACTAATGCTCAATGTTGCTGCGAGAATAAATAGTTAATTCAATCTAGCTTTGCTGATCTTAATTACAATCTTGCTAGTATTGCTTGCCAGAATCGTCAGGCTACCGTTGATGGTGTTCGCGATATTATTGATAATAATAATGCTAATATGCGTTCTATTCTTGACTTCCTTGTTCAAGATAAAATTGAGACTCTTACCAGTGAAAATAGCACTCTTAAAAATTAGATTTCTCAAAATCTTCAAAATGCTTATCTTATTGATCAGTTGTCTCCAAAAGCAACTCCTGCTTATATTGTTGCTAATCCTTATACCGGTGTTAGTTATACTAGCTATGGATGCGGATATGGTTCAGGATGCGGTTGCAATTCTTGATTGAAGAAAGAAGGTTAAATTATGGAAATAACGGCTAATGCTTTACAATCAGTTGCTACTGGTTCTAATGTAGTATTCACTAATACAGCTGTTGCTGGAAACTGTTCCATAATGTATCGCGAGGGTAGCGGTTTAGTTACCCTCCGCGGTCTTACGAATGGTCAACGCAGAGCTCGTTTCCGCATTTCATTTGGAGGTAATATAGGACTTCCAACCACTGGAACTGCGGGTGCTATTTCTTTGGCTATAGCTATTAATGGAGAGCCAGTTACTACTTCTACAATGATTTCTACTCCTACGGCTACTGGACAGTTTAATAATGTTTCACGTGCTTTATTCCTTGATGTGTTAGGCGGTTGTTGCACTCAAATTAGTATTGAAAACACGAGTTCATAGGCTATTGATGTTGAAAACGCCAGCTTAATTATTGAGAGAGTGGCATAAGGAGGTTTTTTAAATGTGTGATAAATTCCAAGAAATTAAAAAGCAATTATTAACTCAAGTAGAAAGCCAAATGGCTCATTTAGAATGTGTTGATACAAAGGAAATGGGTGAAGTAATAGATATGATAAAAGACCTTGAAGAGGCCATTTATTATTGTACTATTACTGAAGCTATGAATGAATTACCTGAAACCACACATTATTATACTGAAAAATATAAATCTCCTCATAAAAAAAGAATCTATAAACCTATGACATATGATTATGATTGGGAAGATTATGATTATGATGAGCATGAATATGAGATGCCCACAAATGGAAAATCTCGTGAAACCCATGATAGCAGAGAAGGCCGTAGTGGTGTCCACAGAAAGATGTATATAGAAGCCAAAGAACTTCATAAAGATAAGAGTGTTTAGATAAAAGAGTTAGACAAGTATCTTCAAGAATTAAGTTCTGATATAGTAGAAATGATTGAAGATGCTTCTAATGATGAACGTTCTTATATGGAGAAGAAAATCTAGGCTTTAGCATCTAAAATTGGATCTATGAATGGTTAATATTAATAATAGGAATTGGAGGATACTATTAGTATCTTCCAATCATCCTATGTTAATGCGACCTTCTGGAATATATACTTTAGGTTCTTGTGATGATCCTACTTCAACAATTTACATTAATGAAAATATTAGTAATAAAAAATTAAAAAAAGTATTAGCACATGAACTAACTCATGCTGCTATTTTTAGCTATGACATTTCATTAAAACCAGAAGAAGAAGAATTGATTGCGGATTTGGTGGGAACTTATGGTGAAGAAATTATAAATAATACTAATCTTTTATTTAAATAGATAAAAAAAATAAGGGAATGAAACTATTTTTGTTTCATTCCCTTATTTTTTTTTATTAGTCTTTAAGCGGTAATTTTAAAGTCCTTTCATAGTACTCTTTAGCCTATCCATTTCCACCTAAACCTGCATATACTTTAAAGAATTCGACTAACTATTCATACTGTCCTGAAGTCATATATCCTTGTTTTAAGAAACTTTGACATAATTGAATTAATCTAAATCTATAAGAAGCAAGAATTATTTCAATATATCTCTCACTAATTTTCTTTTCTTCCAATACGAAAGATCTTAAATTATTTAGATCTTCTTTGATTGGGGCTATATGTTCTTCAATTAATTCTTCTAATTGTTCATCTTTCTTTTCTTCTGCCAATTTTTGATACATTTTCATTTGAGTATAAATATATCTACAAAAGGCTAAGAGGCCAGCAGAAATAAGACCAAAAAATATTTCTATAAAATGCTAGGCAATAAAAGTAGACATAAAAAAATACCTCCTTCCATTAACTTCTAATATATTTTAAAAGAAAGGAAGGAGGATTATTTATTTAAGGCCTATCTATTATTCCCAATTAAAATCATTATTGGAACTTTCTTTCGTGAAATATGCAGTATATAAACATATAGCATCACATACATCATCATTGGCTTTTATATTATATTTTTGCTATACAAAATCAATATCGGCTTGTTTAAGAGTTTCACGTTTAATACTGCGACCAGTTTTAATTCCGAGTTTTTTGCGCCATTCACTTGCCTACATCAGCTCTAATGTTTTGGAAGTAAATGAAGAATTAACTCCATGTGCGCCCAACATTACTGCACCTTGAAGCCACATTAATAAACGTGAAGTATCAGAATATCCATAAGTTTCAGGATGAACATCTTCCGCTACTATCTTCTCTATATTATATTTTTTTACTAATTCAATAATCTAATCTTGTATTTTTTGTATTCTATCTAAATTATTAGAGGAAATCGCGGTTAACAGTCCATAATCTAACATTTCTCCCTCACTATTAGATACACAATAACCAGTAGATTTAGTAGATAAATCTAAAAAGAGGATATTCAAGTAATTACCTCCTTTCTTTAGGTTTGAGGTAATTACTTTGAAGTTGAGCCAAATCCTCCAAGACGGTCACCAGAAGCATTATCGTCTTCGGTGATTAAATAAGGTTTAATAATACCTTGACCAATAACATCACCTTTATGAAGTTGAATATCAAATGGAGATAAATTAATCATCTGAAAATAAATATGTCCTTCATTATCAGGATTATTATAGTAATCTGCGTCAATAATCCCAACGCCATTAGCAAGAATAAGCCAATATTTTAAAGGACAAGAACTGCGAACTGATAATTCAAGATATGTATTATCATTTAATTCACATTTAATTCCAGTAGGCACAAGAGTTGGTTTTGCTTTAAGATTTTTTGTCATATTACCCATATCTTCAAGAGAAATTGAATCAAAATAACGTGTTGGAAATCTATTTAGCAAATTCTTATATGCTGGAATTACAATATCTTCTGCTACTGTAAAATCATAGCCTGCGGATTTCGCTGTTTTTCTTACAGGCAAAACCGCGTCGGGGTATTTGCTTACTCGTTCAAACTTCATTAAAAGCTTACCTCATAATTTACATCAATATTACTAATAGGATCTTTTTCATCATTGAATTTCTTAACAAGAGTGACTTGATACCATTCATCGACAATTTCACCCTTAGCCTTTTTTTCTTTCTTTACTGAACTATACTTAGCTAAAATATATTTAGTTTCAGCCTTAACCTCGTCAATAAGCGCGGCCGCGCTTTCCTCATTATCTACACGATAAACTTCTGTAGCACTTACAAGATACTTATTCATTAACCTACCTCAACTTTAATTTCTTTTCTATTGGAATAATTTAAACTATTACTTTCATAAATTTTTGGAATTAATTCATTAATAAAATCTTCAATACCATATAAACGTATAGTATCAGTATCATTTTTATAACAAGATGCTACTAAAACATTTGGAAGATCAGGAATACTACAAGTTCCAATACTTACTGCCATTCCATCATCATAGGTTTTAAAAACATTTTGTTCCATTGAAAATAAATTAATATTACAAACAATCATTTAATTACACTCCACAATACCAGCATCATATTGGAATAAATAAAAACAATAAGATTCATTATCAATATTTATCCAAATTTCAATAGCATTATCATTATTTTTTTCCCAACCAACAATACTTCCTAATTCTTGACAAAGTATAATTACCATACTCGCTACAGAACCAGTTGAAATAATTGGAGGAATATTTTTGTGAAAAATGGTATAATAATTATAATCTTTACATAATAACATATAATACATTCCATATTCACTCATTTCATTAATACTACCCATTAATTTATTTAATTCTTCTTCATTAATTGGATCCATTTGTATCATAATATTTTTATTAAAATCATATAAATTCATTCCAGTTTGAAATGTAGTAGAATTATCTGACAAATTATTAGTAGTAGTTCCTACCATTACCCATTCATTTCCAGTATAACAATATTGTTTCTGATCTTCACCAGAAATGGCAATAGTTCCTTCTTCGAATTTACGAGGAGAATTATATAATTCTCCCATCGTATTAGTATAAAAAACATTCATTGTTATATAATCTCCTATCTATTTCATAGAAAAATTATATCACAAATTTTCTTTTTTGTCAAGTTTTAAATTAATAATGTTCTAATTGCGGGAACCGCGTAAAGGTAAAGTGATATCTCTTTCCTTTTGGATATATGGTCCATCAATTAGGTAATCGGCGGTTTTTAATATATTTTTAATTCTAATATTATTGCTATTCTTTAAATCATCATAAACATATCCAGTCCACACATATATTTTAATATTTGGATATACTTTTTTGATTTCAGTAATAATTAAATTAGTTAAAAACTCATTCTCAGGGCAAAGAGGCTCTCCACCCATAATACAAAGATTACGTTCAATATTATTTGCGCTAATAGCGGTAATTAATTCATCTAATACTTTATTAGTAAATTCTTTACCACCATCAAAATCCCACGTTTCAGGATTTTGGCATCCTTCACAGCGGTGCGGACACCCTTGTGTAAAAAATGATACACACACCCCGGGCGCCGCAGCCAAATCATTCTTTATAATTCCCGCGTATTTCATTCTAATACTCCCGTATGTTTTACTCTTGCTTCAACTTCTTTTTGTTTACCCCAGTTAAAAGCAGTTTTATAATTACCAGTAAGATAACCAGTCACGCGACGTAATTGCTGAATATTATGACTTCCACATACAGGACAGGAATCATTAAATTCATCACAATAACCACATTCAAGGCAAGTATCATTAGGAACATTTACTGCGAAATAAGGAATATCGTGATCCATCGCATAATTGACGATAGTTTCAAGAGCATCAATATTATGTTTTACAGTAGAATCAAGTTCGACGTAAGTGATACATCCTGCGGATGAATAACCAGTTAACTCAGATTCGATATCAATTTTTTCAAATGGACTCATTTCTTTCCATACGGGAACGTGAATACTATTGGTAAAAAACTCTTTATCACTAACATTAGGAATTTCGCCGTATCTTTCTTTAAATTTCGTCATAGCTGTATAACAAAGATTTTCTGCGGGCGTATAATAAACTCCAAAATTTAATTTATATTTTTCTTTGTATTCAGCGCATCTTTCTTTAAATAATTGTTCAATTCGTTTAGCTAATTCTATTCCTTCTGAAGTGGTGTGGTCTTTACCAATAAGAATTTGAAGAGTTTCAGCCAAACCTAACTGACCAATAGCAAGAGTTCCGTGTTTAAGAGCGGAACGAATTCCTTCTTCTGGAACATAACCTGCCATAACATTATTTTCATACATAAATCTCGCGGATCCAGGATCTTGAGAGCAAATCCATTCAAAACGTTCCATTAATTGAATACGTGCTTCATTGATTTTTCTATCGAGTAAAGACATAAATCGTTCTACACCAATTTTAGTTCGTTCTTCTTGGGATAATGACTTATAGTCATCCCAATTATCATTTTCATTTAGAGTAACGGCCATCATCGCGAGAGTTGGAAGAATAATAGTAACTGGACAAATATTTCCACGTCCATCTTTAAGCTGACCGAATCCATTGATATCCCAGCCGTTTGCGGTTCTACATCCCATTGTAGAAAAATAAGTGCGAGGATCATTAATATCATATCCTGCATTACCAGACCAATCAACATTTGCATAATTAGGATAAAGGCGTCTCGCGGTGCTTTCTAAGGCTAATCTATATAAATCATAGTTAGGATCACCTGATTTGCGGTTAACACCTTTCATACATTGGAAAATTCCACAAGGAAAAATTGAAGTTTTATGTAATTTACCAAGACCTTCAATAGAAACATCTAATAACGCCTTAGTTACCATTCTGCCTTCAGGTTTAGTGCAAGTACCATAGTTAATACTTGTAAATGGTAATTGATTGCCACTACGAGATTGTAAAGTATTAAGATTATGATAAAGGCCTTCTGCAGCTTGATGAGTTTCACGAGTGGTCATTTTCATAGCATATTTATATGCTTTTGGAAATGATTTATAAAAATCATCATCAATAGGAGTTTCTTTACTATAACAACCATCATATTTACTCATATCTAATCCTTCATATAAAAATTCAATACCATCATTGAAATGTTTAAAGAAAGATTTTCTTACATAAGGAACCATAGTCCAATCTAAGTGAGTAGCACTAACTCCACCAAACTAACAAAGACTTTGGATTTGAAAAATAACAGCAATTAATTGAAATGCTGTATTAATTGAACCCGCAGGACGAACATCTGCTTGACGAGTATTAAATCCATTAGCAAGCAAATTATCAAAAGGAATACTTAAACAGTTATGAGAGCCGACATAATAAGAATCAAGATCGTGAGTATATATCATATTATCAATATGATTCTTACGAGCCATAGGGGAAAGCAAGTAATCAAGTGCAAGTTGTTTGGTGACAACACTACTTGCTTCACCTATGCGGCCACCGAATGAATGTTCATCAACATTAGCATTTTGATTTTTTACATTATTACCATCGAGCTTTTCACGAATTGCTTTAATAAAATCATCTTTTTTATTACGAGCAACTTCTTTTTTATATCTATATCTGATATAAGCACGAGCAACATCACGTCGCTCAGAACGCATTAAATAATCTTCAATCCAATCTTGAAGATCTTCTACTCCAACACTTCCATCAGGGAAATGATTTATTTGTCTTTCAATGTCTTCCGCGATATCTTTCGCAGTATCATCTTCATATAGTTTACCATCAACTTCAATAAATGCTTTATTTATTGCGTTAATAATTTTCTTTTTATTAAATTGAGTTATACTTCCATCACGTTTAATAATATACAATTTTTTTGCCTCCAAACTAAATATAGTAGTTCTTTTAGAATATTCTACTATATTTAGATTTTGTTAGTAAATAATTATTTATCTTAGTCCATTTCCGCCCATTGTTTAACTTTTTGAGTTAAAAGATTAACAATATTATTATAATCTTCTAATGTTTCATTTGTTACAATATTGCATTTAATATCATTCATTAGCTGAAATTGAATTTCATCAGCAGTATATCTTCTAATAATTTCATCTACATCAGGATTTTCTTCTCTGTTTAATTGCCTAATTAAGCGAGTTTTTCCTTTCGCAGTGATATAATATATTTCTAATTCAATTCGATTATCTTTAAGAAGACTTATAATTCCTTCAGGATTAAAAACACCAATATTAACTTTACTATCAGACAAACTATCAATACTTGTGCCATAATACCAATTATTAAAAGAAGTAGTTTCTAACATTTTATTTTCATCAATTAAAGTTAAAAACTGATCATCTGAAACAAAATGATAATTTTTGTCTACTATTTCTTTTTCACGCTTCGGACGCGTAGTGTGGCTTATAATAGGATTTAAATATTCCTCTAAGTGGGAAAAGGTAGCCATCATTAGGCTATCTTTTCCTGCACCAGATTTTCCACATAATGCAATAATTTTATACATCTTCTTCAATTCCTCCTTGATAACGAGCATCTTTTAAAACTAAATCGCCATTGGATAAAATTTCATCAATTTTATATAATTGATGTCCTCCAGAAGAAGCATATTTTTTTGACATGAAATTATCTCCATTACGAATTCCAGAGACTACAATCATATTTCCACGATTAAACCAAGATTTTTCAACAATATGTTTAGTTCCGTCCGCTCCGCGCTCTGAAATTTGTTTATCAAATAAACTAAAATATTCTTTTCTAAACTTTACTTCTACAGGACCAGTAGTAGTAAGGATAGTTACGGTGCTTTTAGTTTTATTTTTGGCAATACAAGTCCCGCAAATCTTAAATAATTTATAAATATGAATAGTATGATTTCCTTTAGTAAAACTTTTATCAACTATTGGATCTTCTGGAAGCTTAAAGAAATCTATGAATCCATATTTATCATTGTTAATATTGTTTAATTCATGAGTATGATAATAATAACAAAGAACTTCCATTTCCCAAGCGGATAAATTATTTTTATTAGCGTATTTATCCCAATCATCTTTAAATATTTTTATATTTAGATTATTCAAAATTTCATCTTTGTTATTAGCAATCCAAGTGCGAAATATATCCATCCACTTTTGGTATATACCATTCCAAATATTTTCACTTAAAGAATAATTAGTTCCATCAAATTGAATATTATTATCTTCTCCAATTTCTACTAAGAAATTAATAGCTCGTTCATCAAGTTGATATAGACCGTTATTTTTTGTAGTTTTACAAATTGCTTTTAAATATCTATTAAATTCATAAATGCGGCGAGCCATAATTTGATTTTCATTTTCTTCTGGAAGAAGATCATACTTCATAAGTCCGCCCATATTTTGAAGAGTAATTCTTTTCTTTTTATCGCAAGTTTCCCAAATATACCAAATCATTAATTCTTTTCTATCCATCATATTATCAAAAGCTCCGCCTTTAATAAGAGAAATCATAGCTTGTTTACCTGGCTTAATACGATATAAAAATTCTTTAGGATTTGAGTAAGGACGATTGGCAATGATTGTATTAACTAATTCATCACCAACATTCAACATACCTTTTAATCCGAAAAGAATTTTATTATTTTCAATATCAGGAGCAAATCCAAATTTAGATTTGTTAATATCAGGAAGACCTACTTCAATTCCTGCCTTTTGAATATCACTAATAGCCTTAGCAATTTTTCCATAATCAGTAGCCGCGGTTTTGCGGATTTTGCCATTTTTGTCAGGAAGATCTTCAAATGTTACTCCATTAGCTAAATCATCACCTTCAGGAGCATAAATATCTACAATCTCTTCTTCACTATTATCTTCAAGGGAACCACTATTAACAATTAAGCAAGCAGTATCCCAATAGATAGGATTAAAATGAATTACTAAGTAAATCATTTGAATTGCTACAAATGAATAAGGAAGGGAGTGATTAAGGCTAAATGCATATCCTAATTGAGGAGCAACTGCAATTTCCCAAAAGTATTCAGCAGATTTTTCATTATCAAATTTATTAAATACTTGTTCTTTTAATTGTGGAATTTTAGCCATTTGCTTTTTAGCAACAATCTTACGCGCAGTATTAGCTTCACCAAGAGTAAAATGAGCTACATCCATAAGAATTTCCATCATTTGCTCTTGAATAGGACAACATCCATAATATTTATCACAATGCTTATGCATCTTATCAACTAATTCTTGCGGAAGATGCTGAGCCTTCATTTCATCATCAAATACTTTAATACCCGAATGTTGAATGCGATAATATCTATCTTGCTGTGATTCTTTACCTTTTTCAGACATAAGACGCATCATAGCATTTGCCGCAGTCATTTCCATAGGGTCTTGGGGCTTAAGACGTTTCGCAATTGCCAAACCAACTCCTGTAGAAAATTGGAATACATCTAATACGTCACCGGCTGCAAGATGGTCCCAAATTGCTTGGTCAGTTGTATCTATCACTTCTGGATGAATATATTTATTATAAAATTCTCGTAAAGATAATTCTGGAATTTGCTTATCTTTTAGAAGTAATTGATAACAAGTAATAATTTTGTCAGAAGCTTCAGTTACAAGGAAGTCATATTTTGTATCTCCCGCGGCTTCTGCTTTATGAAGATCCCAACAAGTAATCATATCTCCACTAGGAGTTCTCATAAATGATGCGGTATCAAATGGATCATCGCCATACAAAATAACGCCAGAAGCATGAGAAGAACGTTTATTAACCATTCCTTCAATATATATAATAATATCCAAAAGACCAGGATATTGGTTTACTTCTCGAATAAATGCTTGAACGGGTTTACGGTCTTTTTCTTCATTACCATAAATAACATCATGAATAGGCCATAAAAATCCACGTTCTTGGGGAATTAATGAAGACATATATTGAGCGTTATCAACATCAATTCCTTCTGGAAATTCTTCGCTTCTATATCCGCGACAAGCGGTTAAAATACTTTGTTTAGTGCCTTCCGTTCCAAAAGTAGCAACTTGAACCAATCCCAATTCTCCGCGTTCTTTTCTAATTGCTTTGAAAATTGCTGGACGTTTACTTGGAGCAAGGTCAATATCAATATCAGGCAATTCTGCACGCTCCTTATTTAAAAATCTCCAATAAGGAAGTCCCCAACGAATTGGGTCTAATTGAGTAATGCCTAAAAGATAATTAGATAAAAAGCCAGTCGCTGAACCACGTCCAGGACCTACAATACTTCCACATTCCCAAAATAAATTAATATAATGTTGGAAAGTATTAAAATAAGCAAAAAGACAATCATCTAATTTTTCGCCAATGTCTTTTATAATATCAGCTTCAATTTCAAGTCGCTCTAAATAATTTTTATTATCATAAAGTTGCTTTTCTTGTAAAGCTTTAATACATTCATTTACCCAATATCGTTCTTGAATATTGTCGCTATTAATTAAAGAACAGATAATTGGATATTTATCGAACCAGTTTGAAGGAATGAATCCTTTCTTATAATCCTTTACTTCAACTTTTGGAATAATTTGTTTTCTTTCTAATGAATAAAAAGAAATTTTATTTTGGATCTCTTGAGTGTTATCAAGAATCCAATTTATCAATTCTTTTCCTGTTTTATTATCTTTATCCCAATCATTAGCATAAGGTTCCATTAATTCAAAAATTTCATCACTTGTCATTAAGTAAGTAAATTTATAGAAATCATCAACTTCTCTTTCTCCTGGTTTAGAAGTAAGATATGCTTTATGAATGGGCCTATCTTCTTTAGTCAAATAATGCGCGTCTATTCCAACTACCATTTTTAAATCAAATGCTTTAGCAATTTGATAAATCTTATGATTTACCACTATTTGTTCGGCATCTGTAGAAGGCGCACATTCAAGATAAAAATCATCTTTTCCAAATACTTTAATACAAAAATTGATATAATCAATTATTTGATTATAATATTTAGTTTGAGTTTCAATATCTTTATTTAATTCAGCTTGAAACATTGGTAAAATACAACTACCAAGTTCTCCACCAATACAAGCAGTTGTAGCTATGACATGCCCTTTATATTGCTCCATTACCATTTCAAGTTCACTTTTTAAAGTAGGAACTCGTTCCATACGTCTATCAACATAACTATGAATCCAAGCAATAGAACTTAATTCTCTTAATGCTTTATGTCCGATAGCATCTTTAGCAATAAGAATAAAGTGGTAATATTTTTGTCCGTTATCTCTTGTATCAGTGAGATAAATTTCATTACCAAGAGCAATAGTAAAATCAGGATTTTTTTCTCTTATTTTTTTTGCATATTGATTTACTTCCATATGTGCAGAAAGACATTCATGGTCTGTAATGGCAATGCCTGATAATCCTAATTCTATTGCTTTATCAATTAGTGCTGTTGGTCGATTAATACAGTCAAAGTAAACGGAGATTCGAATACATAGTATGTGAATGGCAATTAAAATATGATCTCATTCTAACTCCGACCCTCCTTTTATTTTAATTTATATTTATATAATATCATATTATTTAATAATAATCAAATCGAGAGATATAATTATCGCATATACTACGAATATCTTTTAAAAAATCAGCAAATTCTCTTGACCGAGATGATATCTTATGCATATTATCACGAACCATAGAATTTAACGTATCTAATTCTACATTTAAGTCATGGGTAAAAAGTTCTAAATTAGAATTTAAATCCTAAGCTAAATCCGCGTCCTTAAGAAACATATTATTTTCAAGTATAGCATTAATACTTGAATTTAAATTAGATGTATTTACCATTATCTTCTTCGTCTCCTTGAACTTTAAATTCAGTATCATAAATACTATTAAATATATCTACAATAATATAAAAAAGACATCTTAAATGAGGTGGAATCCATTGAGGTGATAAACAAATAAATAGTTCATCAGGAGTATCAATCGTTCCTAAATTACACTCTATAATAGGAGTAGACGAAAAATTAAATTTTCTATCTTCTGGATAATTAGTTGAATCTTCATTTCTAATCCAAACATAATTTTCTAATTTGCCTTTTTCAGATAGATATTTTACCCAATTTCCACAATTTAAATCTTCAATTTTATTTTCAATGTCTTTATCGGTGTAAGCAATATCATGATGATGATCTATATTAATTAAAGATATAGTATCATCTATATTCTTATCAACATAAGTAGCAATCATTTCATGTGAAACAATAAAATGAATATTTTCTTTTTTCATACTTTTACTTAATTTTAATAAAAGTTGTAAAAGCCTTTTAAAATGGATATAATCAGGTTTAGCAAATTTTAAAATTTCAAAATGAGAACATAATGCTTCCCAATCATCAGTTGAATAATTATTGTAAAGTTGAATACAAGGAGACATTATAATATCAAAATCTATTGATAATATTTTTTTCATTTATTACTTCCTTATAATTACTAATTTATCGCTAGCCCTAGTAGCCATAGTATATAAATACTTTTTATGCTCTTCTCGATCAAAAGGATGATTTTCTTCAAATCCTAATACTTTTCCGTATTCACTACCTTGCGCTTTCCAACAGGTAATAGCATAAGCATAGGAAAAATCAAGCGGAGGATCAAGACATTGTTTATTATTTCTTAATTGATAGCATTGGCTACCCGTAAGAGTCCCTTCACCGGTGATAAGTTGTTTATAATCAATTGGAGTCCCACAAAATTTATCTCCATCGCTTAAAACAATTTGAGTAAACATATAAGTAATAGGAACTTCTGAAATATAATAAGGAACTCGAATATCCTCTGTATAAAAATCTTCAATAGTTCCAACAGTGCCATTAGTTAAAGCCCATACTCGATTTTCAGACATAAAATCCCAGTTATTATGTAATCCAATAATTTTATCTCCGATTTGAGGAATATCAGGATTAAAACCTTTTCTTTCTCGAACAAGATTATTTATCTTAGTTCTTGTAGCGTTTTTAGCACAAATAATCTAATCAGCCCAATCATACATTTCAGGTATAACTTGACTTTTATCATATACTCTTACTTGTTTTCCTTCAGGACGATAAGAAATTAAAGATTTACCTTCTCTAATCCACATTGAAAAACGAATAATTTCGCTGTCTTGCGCTTGGCGCATAATTTCATCAAGAAAAATGTGTGGTTTATCTAATACATGATTATTTTCATTAGGATCTACGGGTGGTAATTGACCGGGATCGCCTGCCGCGATAATATAAATACCATGAGTTAGCATTAAGTCCCATAATTTTTTAGGAAGCATTGATACTTCATCGACAACAATTACTTTATATTGTGCTAATTCACTATTATCTTTTGGAAAGAATTTAAAAGTTCCGTTAGCCATCATTTTGGCTTTATATAAGAGTTTGTGCGCGGTCGTAGCATTAGGGCATCCTTTCTGTTGGAGCACGGTTGCGGCTTTACCTGTAAATGCGACATAGCAAACTTCTTCTTCTGGATCAACATCAAGGGCAGAAATAATAAATTTAATTAAAGTGCTCTTTCCACTTCCTGCATACCCCGCTATACAAGTCCAACGTTCTCGAGCATAATAGCGCTCAACCGCAATTTTTAATCCTTCTTCTTGTTTACGAGTTAATTCCATTATAACACTCTCCAGGATTTAATCTATAATATTTATCTTTATCTACAATAAAATAATCACAAGCCCATTTTAATGTTCCATAAACACCAGTAGTATGTCTATCTATATTATCTAATTTAGAAATTAATTCTTGGGCTTTATTATAATAAGAACAATTTTCATAATTAGAACAATAATTACATTGCTCTTTCCAGTAAATCCACATTAATCATGTTCTCCAATTGCTTCATCGAGAATTTGGTAAAAACGCATACAATCTCTTTCATATAAACCTTTTGCTTTCCTTTCGGCTTCTTTTAAGCCTAAATCAATTGCAAATGTATCTATATCCATTTCCATCGCTTTATAACGAGCTAATTGGTATCTATAACAAAGACTATCATACATATAGCCTTTAGTATGCTTTTCTCTTTCATTAAAAAATTCTAAACTATTATCGTATTTATGAGCTTTATCTATCATTTCTTTTAAATCCATAATATTTCCTCTTTTTTCATTTATATTTATATAATACCATATTTTAATTATTTAGTCAAATTTAGTATATAATAAATTCTTTGTCTGTATTATCTGCTTCAATTGTTATAGGAGACCCAAAAGAGATAGTTTCTGTATGCGGATTAGATTCAGAAAAAATTTCAGATTTAAGTTTTTCCCCAAAAATTTCTAAATCACTTTTTTCATTTGACTTGTCGGTTTCTTCGTCTGTCCCCGGTTCA